AAGCAATACAATCATCATTTGGATTACTGATAATCTTTACTATTCCATCACATAAGCCTTTAAAAATCATCTCTTTAAATTCCATATCTGCTCCTCCATTTTCCTTGTGAAATATCCATTTATTCCTTATTAAAAATCTCTGCAATCATTTCATCTGGAATCACATCTACAAATAACTCCTGTGCGATCCAATTTACTTTGCTATTATTGTTACTCTGTGAATAAGCAACTGCATTACGCACAAGATTTTCAAGACCCTCTTGATCTGTCTTTTCTAATATTTCTCTTATGTCGCAACTGTATCTCGAAAACTGCATGTCATCCATAATATTTCCTCCAATCTTCACAGTAAATCATCGTTTCTTTTGTCTTATCAAATTTGCATAGTATCTACCTATACCACGCCCATTATCAAATTTCTGATATTTAGGAAACTTAATCGGATTATCTTTAATCAAATCAATTATATCGTCAGGGAAATTATGTCTATTGGCAATTTCTATCATCTTTTCATTCGCAAAGTCCTCTGTACATGAACCAAAAGGACAACCAATAGAATTCACTCCCCATGATTTTTCTATAATATTGATAATTTCTGTAATATTCTGCATCCTTATTACCTCCATTCTTTCTAGTAAATCCTCATTTCATTGTGGTTTCTTTAAAGTCTCCTAATTGTTTCGCAAGCAATCAAAATCTCTAATTCTGTGTCGCAATAAATACAACCTTCAATTGCTCCATATTGATTCAATAAAACCCAGTCAAAATATCCATTATAATCACACATCGCAACTGAATACTTTTTGTCGGATTTATATTCTTTGATATGTTTTCCGTTTGGATGATAAACATCAATGCCATCATTTTTTACAATGGAAGCAACCCACCCATTAGAGAATACAATACTATTTTCTTTTGTTTGTCTATAATCGTTATAGTCATTTACAACTTCTTTTAATCCATATTTTTCTGAATATTCCTTTAATAATTCCATTTTATTCCTCCAATCTTACCATTCACCTTAATACAATTAACTCTGCTTCTTCTGCATATTTTCTTGCAGCATCATATCCATTTCTATTAAGTTCACCTTCAATACTAAACCAAAGTGAATTTAAAAAATTTGGAATAGATGCAAAATCTTTGTTTGGATATTTTTCTCTATATCGTTTATATGCCGTTTTATATAATTCATCTACTAAATCACGTTTCATCATATTTCCTCCAATCTTTACAGTAAATTATCGTTTCATTAACTGTGTAGCCACCCATCTTTTTGCACTTATAAGTGACTTACATTCAACTAGTTCTGTAAAACCTCCATAATCAACTTCTACTCCAAAATAATCACCCATATCATTAATCCAACAATATTTTCCGTATTTTGGATGATTAATTTCTGAAGACCACTGAGTTGGATTTCCATCTTCATCATCACATTCATGAACTATATTCCAATTTAATTTTGACATTTTTATACCTCCCGTTGAAAATCTTGTTTCATGCTAACTTAATTTCTCCTTTATATAATCAAATGGTTTCTTTTTGTATGCTGTTTTCCATTTCCGTATATCTGCTTCGATTCTATCAATTCTGTCCTCTATAATATAAGCTTCACCTTTAATAAGATATCCACCGTCTACTTTTTCATAATAAACAATTCCTTTATCACATCCCTCCAATGGCTCAATTATCATTACGAAATTTCCATCAGGATTACTTTCACTTTTATAACACTTATCCCAATCAACTTCAGAAATATACAGACCTGACTTATTTAATTTATTTACTTTCATCGTACCTTTCATATATCATCACTCCTTTCCGCACTACAGGAAAAAATCATCTTCTGTAAAACTATATCCATCATAGTGTTCATAAATAAATTCGTCACTAACATATTCATCAATACTTGTAATCATTTTATATGACGGCTCATTAATATTAACTCCCATCACTTCTGCAAAAGTGCCATCATTTACAAGTTCTGAATAATATGCTTGTTTCAGTTCGTGTAACTGATCTCTATTTAATTCTCTTACTGTCATAATTTATCACTCCATTTCTGTTTTGAATGATTTAACATATTTAATTCCATCATCAACAGTATCAAAATACTTTGCATTCTTTTCATCTAATCCATGAAACGCTTTATATTTTCCATTGGACTGTTTTATCACATATCCCAAAATTACTTGTGTGAATTCATCTTCCTGATAGTTCACGTATGTATAACTACCTCTTGTCTCAATAAGACATTTGTTGTTATCATTCGGATTAAAACCGACATACGTTACTTGACCATTTTGTATTGTTGCATTCATTAATTACCATCTCCAATTTTTTATTTCTTCTCAATCTCAATAAATGTATCATGTGTACGTACATTATCTATTTCTATCAATTTATATTTCTTTCTGTTATATACTCTTAATGGATGACAAAGTAGTAACGTTATAGTTCCAGTAATTCCGTTATCACCTGTAAAAGTTGCATTAATACAAGCTCCGCATGATCCATCTGACTTAGACCATCCACGTCCTCTTGTGATGCAATATGTGTTAAAATCAACATCATAACCTAAATCATACTTTATTTTCTCTTTAAATTTCCGTTGTTCTTCTGTCATAAATTATTCCTCTTCTATTTCATTATCACTTATCTTTTCTGACTTCTGAATAAGTGTTTCCAAATTCCATCCAGTAAAGGTTATAAGCATTTCATCAATAATCTCTTTATCGTGCTCAGATTTATATTTATCTAACACATGTTTCATTCCTTTTCTAATTTCTTTCCTGCCAGATTCTGCACGATCTGATTCATACTCATTGATAATTGCCATAGCTAACTTAGCATAATCTATATTTTTCATTTCCATCAACTATCCTTTCTATAACAAATTCCCTAATTCTTCCATCCGTTCATGCTTAAAACCAATACATACAAGTGTTTGATTAATTCCTTTTGCATATCCTAAATGATTCTGACCTCTTTCACGTAAGATTTTCTGTTGTAATCGATCATCTTCTTTCCATGCATATATAAAATCTTTCTGTGCGTCTTTTGCTTTTCTAATAGCTTCTTCCATGAGTTTTTCACACTTTGCATATTCTACTTTTGTCATAATTCATCACTCCATCTCTAACACGCTATAAATTCCAATTTACTCAAACATTCGTTTTTCTTTTGCATTTTCAATGCCTGTTCCATAGCATATAAATAACATTCTTTTTCAGTATCAAAGAAATTATCTCCGTCAAATTCTATTCTCCGTCTTACTGAATCAATAGAACTATCACAATCCATATTTACGTATTCTGCTTCAAAAAACCACATAATTTTCCTCCCATGAAATTGCTATTTCTTTGTTTTAGAAAAATGGTTTTTCTTTCTTATCTTCTGTCGCCCTCCATCTAATAGATCCGTTAAAACCCACTCCAGTTAAAAATCCGGCATAGATAGTAAATAACCACTGTTCTCTTGCATCTTTATTTCCTTTGATTTCATTAAAAACATCAAGATTGACAAATCTTTGTTTCTCTTCTTCTGTCAAACGCTGCCATGTCCATGAATTTTTAATGACATTCTGAAAGTATTTATTTGTTACTTCATCTAATTTTTCCGTCCATTCGCCCGTCCACTGGTCTACCATATCAATAACACCTCCTCAATCTCAATACAGAAATCATCAGAATCATATTCACTGCCTTCAATATCCCAATCTCTCATATATTCTTCCTTTGCATTATTAGCTTCTTCTTCTGCTTCATCATAGGAATTAAATAATCCCCCATTCAAAATCGGAGCTGTCTCTTAAAAATCCACCGTCATAACTGATAATATATTTAAACATCTTAATCACTCCTTTACACTTTTTTTAAATAATCATCTTTTTGTTTTTTATATTCTGCTTCAATTTTATCTAGTCTTTTCTGTTCTTCATCGCACTCTTCTTGTGATTCAAATACATCATAGTAATGTGTATCTCCATCCCAATGACATCGCACAATTTTATCTTTCTCTTCATCCGTTAATTTATATACTCTGTACATTTAAATCACTCTCCCTTCAGGTTAGGACATAAACCAAGTCCACCATCAATTTTAGGTATTCTTCTATATGCATTTCTATGGATACAATCTGTTTTATTACATTCACCACAGTAGCATTTCAGGTACTCTTCATAACTCATTTTATAATTTGTCTTTTCAAAGCTCTCTTTTGTCATCATATTAATCACTCCTTTAAACAATCATTATCAACAACAGCGAATAACTTAATTTCATTTCCCACTTCCAAAAGCAATGTGGATTATGCCACCTCGCCTCTAATTCTCTTTGTAAAGTTTGTAATGTAATTTTTATTTCCAATACTTACAGGTAATATTAAAAAACTATATTCATTGCCTGTAATAATCAATGGAGAAACACGATCTTTCCCTATACATACTGGCTCATCTGAATCAATGATATTAAATACATCTACTAAGAACTTTGGATTATATGCTATATACAATTCATCATTCATAGTATTTTCTTTAACTTCCAATTCATCTAATGCTTCATATTTACCTGTATTTATATATGAATACATAATATTATTTTCTGTATGCATAATTACATAATCTCTGTCACATTTAGAAGTTTTAATCAAGTCATCATTATACTTCATTACTTCCAAAAAGTTTTCTCTATTGGCTATATATCTGAATCGTTCTGAAATATTCAAAACACTTTCAACATTGAAATATTCCCCATCAATTCTTCTGATGATATACGTAAAATCATCTCCCTCCACTTTCACATATTTTTTATCCTGAGATATAATAACTTCTCTTTCAGATTTTTTACCTAATAACTTCTTAAATACCGGAACACACATTCTATGAAGCTTTACTGTATCAAAACGATTATCAGATACAGTATAGACTGTTTGGCTTTCAAGAGATCTCATACCAATCATTCGACCATCCAAAGCCTCTACTCGTTTATCTTTTATATTAAAATTGAATACCATTAGCATCTTATTACGACCATCATCAGAAGTAAATGTAGATAACTTCGTGATTGTATCAAGTAACCAATTTTCTTTTACACCTAAAATCTTCATTTCGGTATCATCCATATCTGGTAAAAAGATATCTGTATTTCCATATCCTGGAATTGAAACTGTTTTCTTTCCACAGATTATATTAATTTTCCTTTCGTTTTCTGTTGATACATCTTCAATTGTAACTTCACCAGTCATTTTCGTGATGATTTTAATATCATCAATATCAATCCCTACAATTCCTGGACTTGTTAAATATACAGAATTATTCCTAATTTCTACATAGTGATTGAGATCAGAACTCCAAATTCTCAAAGTTTCATTTTCATCAATTTGCATATATAATCTCTTTAAACTCTCTAATACAGATTTCTTATCAATTGTAGTAGCGGCTTTTTCAATCATTTCCTTTAAAACTTTTGCATATATTGTAAATTTCATCATAATTCATACATCCTCTCTAAATAAATTCAATTTCTATTGTATCTGTTAGATTACACACTTTTTCATTGTTTGCATCTTCAATCGCTGCAGCTTTCTTTTCTTCGGATAAATGTAATTCGTGAATTGTATTTATCACTTCATCCATGATTTCAGTCTCGCAAGACACCGGCAAACATGCTACATATTCATTTGCATATTGTTTTAAAATTTTAATCATAACTCACCATTTACTTTTATCTAGTTACATTCCTGATGATATTAAAAAAAATAGACGTTAACATCATTAAAAAAGATGCAATGACAAAAACATAATAAGCGAAAGTATATACATCTTTATTTATATATCTACGTCTTACATACAAATAAAATAAACAGCTGATTAAATAAAATAAACCGATGATTAAATAAAATAAATCTTTCATTTTCGCCTCCATAATCATTTTTACTACTGTTAAAAATTAATTTCTATAAATATTCAAGCTTTAAACTATTAGTATTAATAATTCTGCCTTTAGAGATATAATCAGATTTCTCTAATCCACTCTTACAATTCCTATAATAATTAAGTAACATAACTATTTCGCCTTCTGGGATTATATAGCTATAATTAATTCCAATGTTTGAATCTAAACTAACAACTTCTAACCCTTTTTCATTTGGATCAGCGTTTAATACGATGCTATCACCATTGTTTACAAATATTCTTTTCATGATTATCATTCCTTTCAATATTCTCTAATGAACTGTTCAACTTGCCTTCTACCATTACCATGATCATCATCATAGAATGCATAACAATACTCTTGATTAGATACTTGATATTCAAATGAATCAGTATCATACATTACTTCCAAATTTTTATTTTTCGCTTCTGGAAACTGATTTGTAACATTTTCAATAATCCTTGTAGTATCTGTATACATTTATATCACCTACCATTCATACTGAACTAAGTCATCAATCACCGGTGCATCTGCATCGAAGATAATCCAATTACAGTTATATTTATATGCACACCATAAACAGTATCTAAGATCATCAGGTACTTTCCATTCCTCTGTCATATCTGGTGGAACACATACAAACAATCCAGCATCTTTTCTGTATACAATTGCTGATGGAGTTTTCTTATCAATCTGTTCTTCCAGCCATTTATACGTTTTCTCTTTAATATGAGCTGTTGATAAATCCAGATAATTGTAAATAGGCATTCGTCTTGTTTTGAACATTTTGTATTTCCTTTCGCATTTGTTTTAATAGGTTTTGTATATACTCAAAAATATTGTAAACATATCTTTAGTTTTTGTAACTCTAATCGCATAATATTTCATTTGTTTTACCTATCGTAATTATATTGATTAGTCTACTCTTATAATAGCATATGTATCATATTCATTCAATATAAATAATTATATTGATTAGTTTATATGCATACGTTTATTTCATCAATTAAATTGTATACATATTCGGTATGGTTTTTCATATAAATTGCAAAATCATCCAAGTTGTCTTTACCAGGCTCACATTCTTCACAATATTCTTCATACATTGCATCTTCAATAATATGTGAATTAATCTGTTTACCTTTGTACTCAATGTAAGGATCTGACCATTCACCATGATTGATAAATCCAATTTCAGGAATATCATACCAATTTGGATATTGAACAGGAACTATACAAGCATATCCATTGATCACACTTAATGTCGTATCTACTGTACTAATCATAATTTCACTTCCTTATGCAGCTGCTTTTAAGATATTTTTAACTTCTTCTTCCGTAAGTGTTCTGAGAATTTTCATTCTCTGAGCAAGAATCCATTTACCGCCTTGTGATTCTGGCCGGTCGTATGTATTCCAGTCTTCAATCTCACATTCACACCAGATCCGCTGCTCTCCATTCGAAAGTCTCATAGAAAGGTGTGGGGCATATGGTGTGAATGTACAATGATATCCTTTACGAATTGCAAATCCCTTTGTCGGATAACATTCTGCCTGCAACCATTCATTCAATGGTGTGGTATATGTTTTATGAATAAACAATGGGTAAAGATTTCCATCTGATAAAACTCTTAATAACTTATATGCTTTCATAATTTCCTCTCTTTTTTTCTAGCAAACTTCCTGCCAATCAATAATCTCCTTGTATCCATCTGCCTTATAGATTTTGACATCTTCATCATCCGAGATGTCAAATCTTTCTCTTAACAATTTACCTAAAGTTCCATTTCTTTCTGCTTCCCATAAATCATCATCGGTAATGAATCCACTAATATTATCATTACCATCGAATACAGTTACATCTGAAATTTTATTAAAATATAATGCCTCAAGTAGTTCTGTATCAACATCTCCCTTTACAATGTAATACTCCCAATCTCCCTGGGAATATCCTGTAAGTGTACCACTTTTAAACTTATCATTTGGATATAAAAGTTTAATAACGTCTACCACAATGTTATTAATATTCCGACAGCCATCGTACAGCTCTTTTAACTTTGCGTTTGTTTCGTCTGGTAAATCTTCTGGGTACTCATCCCAATCATCAATATCATTCAGAATTTCCATAGTTCTTTCATACCATGAAGCTTCTTTACATCCATTGTAACTTCTGTTACCATATAAAACCACATGTTCATCAAAATCTTCATGAATATAATTTTTCCACAATTTATCTTCTCCATATAACCAATAGCAGCCATCACCAGTATTATTAATTCTAATTTCAATCATAATTTTATTCCTCTCTCTTTCAGCATATTTACAACATTTTCAATATATCCAGATGCAATTAATTCAACATCCGTATTGTCTGGATGTTCCTTTGCAAAATCAGCAAAACTTTTAATTCTATTAGATTTATCTGCCGCAATTGCATCTAAGATATATTCTTTTGCACGTTTGGCTTTAAAAATATAACAGTCACAATATGGATAATCACCATGCTGATAGAGTAACCATTTCTTTTTGTCACATATAGACTGCAACTGATGAAACAGTTCTTTCATCTGGATTTTTCGCTTTTCGGCACGTTCATTTTCTCTATATTTTTCAAGCATTTTCTGCTTTCGGTTTTCTATCCGATAGTTGAATAATGAGCTATTTTCACATAAACTCTTAAAAATCATCCTCTCTACATCGTATGGATCAGGTTTGTCTTGATCAAGCCACCATAAAAAGTTATCAATCGTTCTTTCAAAAACTTCTTTAAAGATACATCTATTGCCAAGCTTTTCATTTACAATATCTTCTCCATCTTTTTCGATTCTAATGGATGTATATACTTCTTCATCTGGTCTATCTGGATAGATTGTCCAGGTATATTTGTTTACGTTTCCGTATACTACCATACCGTAAGATTCATATAACTTCTCTTCTTTTGTTTCGCTAAAACTATAAACTAAGCCCATTCTAGCTCTCCTTCTTTTTAGTTCAGTGTGGGAATAATACCACATTATGTATGCTTATACATTAATTGTGTATATTAATTACAAATCCTCTTTATTGATAATAAATGCTCTTGATGCAAGCTGATCAACCGGATCAACAGTTGATGCATTGACTTCCATTACCATTTTAGAAAACTCATCAATGCTTATCCCTAAAGATTCATCATATGGCTGAATCAAAAACTCATGAATTGAACTTGGAATTGCTACAAGTTTTGTTGTATTGTTTTTGTCACAGATTTCTTTTAATGCTTTCTTATTGAGAAATGCTGATGCACCTCTATATTTACTTTTGTTAGTAAGAATATAAACAGGTGGATTCATTGCAAACATCTCTTCTGTCTCATTAGTATATTTCATACCAGTTAATTCGCACATATACTTTACCATAGGAATAATTTCTGTTTCAGCAAAAGTATTCTTTCTTGCTCTATCCCATGCTTCATTTTTATCAATAGATGCTTCACGAAGTAATCCAGGCTTTACCATTACTGTACATAAATTATCATCCGTATCAGTTATCCGAATAAATAGATATGCTTCAATATCAAACTCATTAGGGATTTTTACAATGTCTTTATTACTCTTTTTCTGTAAACCAATGTAAATATTTTCAAGAATAAAATCTTTATTAGAAAATTTCTTAAAACCTATATTTTTAGATTTTACATTTTCATACAATTCAATAATTCCATTTACAACATCATCAAATGTGATTTCGTTATTGTTTGCAGCCTCAATTCGTTCGTCTGGATAGATCAAAGGTGAAATGTTTCCATCCATTTCAATCGTAATTGCGTTAAATTCAACGCTATTTTTATTTACTTTTTGTTCTTTTGTGTTGTAGCCTCTGTTGTTAAGTTCGTTGACAACCATTTCTCTTGTAATCTTTTTCATGATAAATTCTCCTTTCGCTTAGATGATGTAAATGTGAAATTCATTAACGTAACAATCAATACGATCAACAAAATGATGATTGAAATGTTCCGAGATAGAATCTCTGCCATCATATCTGGCTACCAACTGACCATTCAGCCATACATTTACATTTTTGTTTTCGCTTAACATCTCTAATAATTCTCCAAGTGTCATTTTAAATTTCTCCTTTCACTTTATGTCTTAATGACATAACTAAACACCAATTTTAAGAAAGGAGGGGAACCTATAGTTCCCATGTATTTGATGCTTAGTTATGCCACTAAGATTTCTCTCAGTGGCATTTTTACAATGCTATTTTAAGTTTCGGTTTATGCTGAAATTTTTGACTTACTAAGAATTTTCTTTGTACTTGTGCTTCTTTCAATATCTAAATGCTCACAAACAACATCTTCAAGATATACCGTAAGTCTTTCGCTCTGTGTTAATGTTCGCTTTGAATACTTAACTGAAGCTTCTGCAAAAAAGTTTTCTGGTTCAATCTCTTTAAAGTAATCAATCATTACTGTTTTAATTTCATTTCTATAATCAGGATGATATGAAAGTACATGATAAACAGATGTAATAGTTAATGCACCTAATCCTTTGGATGCAATATTCCATCTACTTTCACAGAGAATATAAAAAATATCATCCATCATGGATTCTCCATCTTTCTTAATAATATACAATGATTTTGTAAACCCAGCGAGTGCTCCGACTGGTACACGACCATGGGAAGGATTCTTTTTAATTGGAATATTGTATTTTCTAACTAATTTATCTAAAATACAATTTTCTCTTACTCCACACAATACATATGCCTTATGTTTCTCAACAGGAGTTAATACGTCTTTCTCATTATCCTGTGTTGAGAATAATTTTGCTTCTTCAACACGCCTTTTTTCTGGGTCATCTGGTAATCCAAAAACAATCTCACATTCAAGACCAGGTATTCCAAGTTCGATAGCTACTTCATCGCGATGACTTCCGTCAATAATAGAAAATTTATATTCTTCTGGATGAGGTACGACTCTTAATGCATCCATTTTGTTAATATCCCATTTTTCTTTAAGAATTTTTACTTTCCTCTGGAATTTAGCAGAATTAGAATCTCTCTGAAATTCTGGATCTACAAATAATAATTCCGTTGGAATATATGCGTATACTTTTGATCCAACCTGTTTAGTTGAGTTCATAACTAAATCATACATTTTTGCGTTGTTGTTTGTAGCTGCTGTTGTATTGTTCATTTTCACGATGTTCTTCATAATAAATATCTCCTTTATATCTCTTTTTATTTACTGTTCAAGTGCTAATATTTCGTTTCCATCATCATCTTCCAGATAATAACTAAGGCCAAGGTAATCATCTGCGAACATTTCTATCATGATTCCCTCAGCCTCTCGCCGCTGTATATTCGGTTTTAATTTCGCTTTTTTGTGTTACAATTCCATCTGTTGCGTAAATCACCATACACATCCTCCTTTCAATAAAAAAAGCAGATATCACAATTGATATCTGCTTATGTCTGGTATATTAAATTATGATTATAATACATATGCAATATAATATGTATTATTTTCCGTCTGGACAATACCCCAATTTACAATCGGTTCCTTTGTCTCAATCATCTGTCTGTACTTATCTTTCTCATCCTCATCAATACACCATTCTGTCATATAGTCTTCAAAATGTTCTTCAAGATCATCAATAACCTGAGTACCTTTTTTCAGATGATTTTCGGCTTCTGCCTTTGTACAACCATCTTTCATCAATACTTCAATATCTGTCATAATTCATACCTCCTGTATTTATTTTACCTTAGATAATTATGATTTACAACTGTTAATCATACAATCTATCACCTCACATTTCCAGGCTCCATTCACCTGTTTTATTTCCATTGATGTCAATGCAACTACCACTTGTTACTCCGTCTTCCAACTTAACGCAAATGTCTTCAAGTATACGTTTTAACTCGACAGCCTCCCAATATTCGCTTTCATTTCCATCACAAGGATCACAAAATGCTGCACCATCTGTTTTAATTTCAATTTTCAGCATATCAATATTCCTCCTCTTTCCCGTTTATCTTTCTTATTTTCACTTCAATTTGTTCCTTTAAACTTTTAATACTATAAGTTGCTTCTTCTATGTTACGGAAATTATTTTGCGTAACCTTTGTTTCAAAATTCTCTATATTCCTCACCATCCATGTAAAACGATAATCAAATATGTTCTCAATATTTTTATAATCTTCGCTAGTTTTTGCCTCGCTTAACTTAACAACAAGCTTTTCTTTTAATGTCTGAAACATTTCCTTAATTTCTTTCAGATCTGCTGCATAACTAATCGAATCAACTTCTCTTTTCCGCTTATCTGCTTTGTATTTGCGAAGACGACAGCGTAATTCTTCTCTTGTTTCTGTTAAGTTGCATCCACTTTTATCAAATATTTCATTACTGCTACAACTATAAAGGTAAGAATAAGAATAAGTAGAAGTTCTTTTCACTTTTCTTTTATATTCATTACTCTGTTGAATAATGAATACTCCAAGTTTTCCACTTTTTCTGTCCGCTTCAAAATCATATTTTGCATAATAATAATCAATCGAATATGAATATGCTTGTTCTACATCTACATTAAACTTCCCTGTGTTTAATTCAACACAAAGAACTTCCGTTCCTTTGCAGACTAATAATATTCCACTATTGTTTCCTGTTATTTTTTCAATGCTCTTAGCTGTAAACTTTCCAAGTAATCCAGTTACCTTGAATGGCTTTTGAAAATCGTAACCATAACAACAAGCAAGGAATTGTAATGCCTTTCTTCTGCACTGCAATAGTTCTTTCAAAGCATTATCAAAAACAATATTAAGTTCATTTATATGCTCTTTATTGCCACTATGCAGCAAATTCTCTTTCATTGCCCTTGTCAGTAAAGTTCCCTTACTAATTTGATTTCTATCATTAAAAAGTTTGATTACTTTTTTAGCATGAAAATCAAGAACACAAAGATTATCACGATCAGTATTCACATAATATCTTCCGTTGTCTGCAAATCTTACTCCGTTTTTACTATCAAGAACAAAGTTGCCAAAATACACATTTTCAACTTCTGTGACATATTTTAGATAAACTCCGTTTATTTTAGCAATGTTTCTATAATAGGTTTTATTCTTATTAAGAGAAGCTATGTTATAATATCCAAGCACCTTTGCCTGTAATCCAGGAACTAACAAATCCAGATTATTATTAAGTGTACTATCGCATTCGCTTACGGTGTGATTATAGCGATTTTTAATAGACATATGGCTTCCGTTTTTTGCTATCTGAATATTAAGAATAGATGTACCATATTCATCTTCCCTTTTTGGTGTTTTACTTCTCTGTATTTTATCAATATCTTTCTTAATTGCAACCAACATATGATACTGACTCATACGACCAGAAAGATTATTATAAGTGCAAATTACTTCTCCTGCTGCATAATACTTTTTGCATTCTGCTATTTTCTCTTCGTCATCAAAAATTACAGTGTCATATCCAGCTTTCTTAAAATCTTCAATGATTTCTTCCTGCGTAGTTTCCCTTATTGTTCCAAAGGTATCATTTGTACTTATTTCAGCACAGATGGACTTTATCTGAAACTCGTCCAATTCAGAAAACACATTCCTTGCGTTCTGTGGAGTTACTAATGCATGTCTTAATTTATCCTGGTCAACTGCAATATTTTTAATATAAGAATAGGCATAATCACCTACAAATTTTTTCAAGCTGCTCATATTCATCACACCTTTCTAATTTCTTTCAGCATATTTGCCTTACACAGCATTAAATTCTCTTTCATCTCTTCAATTCGCATATCAAGAAAATCACTTAACTCTTTGTCAAATTGTGCTTCCGTTACATCGTGACCACAATTTGCAATCACTAAATCCATTATTTCTCTATAAGTAAATCCATTGAATAACATATCATTCTCATGTATAGGCAAATTATATGTAAACTCTTTTCCATTCCGTGAATCCTTTTCAGGATCATATAACCATGCACTCATAGTCAGTCCTCCATTTCTACAATTTTGTTGTTTGCGTTGCTCCAATAATATTTCTTTCCATTCTCTACATTCTCGAAAATGACACTATACGAAAATGTTTCAAATGGTGTAAATACTTCACCATTACAAGTTGTTGGAGATTTATCTGTATTCCAATCAATACCAATCTTTCCGTTTTCCTCACGAACTATGAATATAGTTCCATAGTTCCGTGTCTTAATTTCTCTGCTACATGTGTCATACATATGCACTTTTACTTTGTCATTTACCTTCAACATTTTGTATTTCTCCTTGTAATAAAATAGGCAGCTAGGTATTTATTCTCCCAACTGCCTTATAATAGGGCTAATAAAGATTTTTCACTGCTACAATACATTCCATCATCAAGCCAAAATCATTTAATCTATCAATATCTTTGATAATAGACGTATTGTTGCATACACTGACAAGAATACATTTTGCGTTCTCGCAGTAGTATACCGTAACGCGTCCTGCGTTTGTATATGCGTTCTCCTCAAACATCTCATTCATTTTCTTAATCCAGTCATTCATGGTATTTCCCTCCTTACTTTCTTGTAATAAAACAGATAGTTAGGTTTTTATTCTCCAGCTGCCTTTGATTTGCGTTCAATTTTGTTTAACAGATATTCTGCAAAAATCTGAGTAAATCATTCGTCTACACCAAGACCACAACATACTCTGCACATTTCGCACTCATAGCCTGTATATGCATCTGCATATGGACAGTGGTAATGTAATTCCATTTTTCCTGTTTCTTCGTTATACTCTGCAATCTGGTCATCACAAGGCGTCCACATAATCATTTCTCCTTAATATACTTTATTCCCAATATACAAACCACTTTTCTCTTAGGAAACCTTAGTTTCAAAGTATAAGTTTGTTTGTCCCTTTTATTTTAGGAACTAATTGAGCATATTCAGAATGTTCTACAAATTCAACATAATCCTTTAACACGACCTCGGCTTCTTCTAGTTCTTTCTCATCCATCTTATTTGCATCTTTTAAATTGAGATGCAATTTTCTTGATACATTGTTTATTGCGTCTTCAATACTATAATATTTTTTCATGTCGATTCCTCCAATCTTCAAATGAAACACGTATTTCTAAATACTATCTTCCCCACTTTTCACTCTATTTTTGAAGTCATCTAATGCTTTGTATACTCGTGAATTATCATTAATTTCTGCAATTTCACTTTTTACAAAATTCCAATTGCTCTTTGCATTTTCAGCCAATTCATATACTCTTGCAGCTTTTTCATATGTGAATTTTTCCTTTAAATCATCCAATGCAGAAAACAATTCGTTGATATTATAAATCGTACTACCTGCCTGACATTCATTTGCGAATGTTCTGTCTGAACATTCAATTTCTTTCATTTGCTTTATTCCTCCCACTCATCTTCATCAATATACAACTCATCTTCGTCATCTTCGTTTGCGTTAAGAATTTCATCATAATCAATACCGAAAAATTCTTTCTCTTCTTCGGTTAAATCACAATCTTCATCGAAGCATTCAACCGCTGCCTCTGGATCAGCAGTGACTAAACTGTCTTTGAATCGTGTTGCCAACTCAATAATTCGATTACGAGAAATATAATCTGGCTCTGTAAAATATCTGAATATTTCCAGACAGGTACATAACGCATCTACCTGTGAATGACCCCATTTAGAACCAAATCCACAGTAACCTACCGTGTGATTCCATTCTCTGTTTGCATTGTCCAAATCTTTCACAACTGCATACTCTGACATGCTTTCACCTCTGAGAATTAAGGCATATTTACCTTTCTCGAACAAAATTTCATATTTCATGTTAAAATCTCCTTTCTTTTGTGCAATTTAAAGACACTACAAGAGGCACAAACTTTTGTTTATGCCCTATGTACTTTCTTTAAATTATATTGATTAGTTTGGTTGTTCCTTCCCGTCTTCAAAAAGATTTACTTTTATATACTCCCAAACTAATTTCACACCACCAAGAAATACTGGGAAAACAAAGAATCCCATGATTACAATTGGTGTAAAATCACAATATGTGATTCCATATGCAATCGCACCAATAATAACTGCACTGAGTAACAACGCAATTTTAGCAATAAATAAAAACATATCACTATCTGAAATTTCCCTATCTGAAATTTCTTCAATCTCTTCGTAAACTTCTTCTTTCATTTTTCTATCTCCTTTTCTTTTATGGTGTGGCAAAATTAAATTGATTAGTTTAATTCTATCACATTGAATATCTACAATCAACTATTACGTCATCATAGACTTCTGGTGTTCCGCAAGTATCCATTATCATATTACAAATGTCATCAAGTTCCCAGTCATCGCAACCATAGAAACTCCACATGGTTCCGTTGGCCTGTTCAACGGTCACTTTATCTGTTGTATAGTCAATACTGACAACTTTTGTGCTGATCGGATAAAGATTGTCTGCACTAGTCTGATTTCCGTATGCACAACCGGAAACAAATCCTATGATGAATGTTGAAATTACTGCAAATAATAAATTTTTCATAATATCCTCACTTTCTGTTTGAAACGTGTGTTTCATTTGCATGATGTATTGTGTTTGCTTTTTTATTCTAGCTATTCTGATTACTCTAATTTTTTCCACAAAAATAACACCTATTAAAAAAAATAATAGGTGCTATTTAAAGATACTACACTTTTAAATTTCTACATACTTCCCTTTTTTACAATCCTCAATTCATAACCTAATGCGTCAAGTATTTTCGTAAACATCCGAATTGTAGGGACACTCTCTTTTCGCTCAATTCTGGAAATAGTCTGCTGTTTATTTCCAGTAATTGCAGCTAATTGTTTTTGGGTTATATTTTCTTTTTTTCGAAGACTTATCATTTCTCCAATTAATTCATACTCGGCACGGGATTCATCCCATGCCTTTCTGAAATCAGGATCATTTTGCCTTCTCTTTTCAATTTCTTCCTTAACATTTACTGTTCCAAATGGCATACAAACACCTCCTAAATAAATGTTTTATTTAATTCTTTGCCTAGTTCTTTTGCTCGCTTTTTGACAATATCTGCATCTTGCTTTTCTGTTTTATTTTTCTGTTTTCGGCAAGCGTGAAGCAAATATATATTAGCTTTATCTACTGTTACATAAAATATACGGTTATGCTTTTGAAAATATACTTCATATACTTTCTTTTGCCATCGTTTGAAATTGATTTTATCAAATTCTCCGTTTTCCATATGTTCTATAACTGACAAGCCATCAATACGTTCGTTGTTTGGCAGAGAATCTAAATATTCAAAAATTAAATCCCGTCCAGAATTTGATTTATAAGGGTGTAGTATCATGTAATTTCCTCTCTTTCTCTTTTGTACTTACATAATACATCATATATGTTGTTTTTGTCAAGAATGATTTTTGTTGTCTCGGATATATCTTTCTGATACAGATGGATTATTATAATTTAATGCGTTTGCCTTTATTTTATCGTTAATGGCTGCATACTCTTCCTGTGTACCGTCCCATTCTTTCTTAAATTCAGGATCTTGTAACTGTTCTTTTAAATAATTATCAAATTTCATTCTCATGTCCTCTTCAATAAAAATAGCACCCATTCGCTTTACTTTGCGTTTACGTTGTAAAACGCGTTTGGGTGCTTAATTACCATTTTCCCGACATCACGAAAATGGTTTAGTGTGTTTAATTGTTTTTGAGTGCGTCTAATTTTTTTTGAAGTTCTGCCATTTGAGCTTCAAGTTTTGCTTTTTCTATATCTTTTTCATCAACGCATTCCATAATATCGCCAGGCTGCACACCAAGATACATACATACTTTGTCTATATTTGTTGTATTCATGGATTTATTTTGTGAAAAACTTTGTGGAGCATTTATTCCAATACCGGCAGCTGATAAATCTTTCCAATTCATATTTCTCTCTTTTAAGAGACTTGCTAATTTATAATATACAATCATATTAATATTATTCCTCCATTTCTCACCTCAATTCTATCACACATACATGTGATTTGCAATGATTTTTCAAGTAAAATTATAGCCTCTATTGAAGTCATGCAAAGGCCGTTTCCGTGTCTCATAGTCGGTTATACTTCCGTTGAAAATTCGGGAACCGCCGGAACCGTGTTTATGCACTCTGTCATGCTTCATCATGTTTTGAACATTTGAAGCAGACATTTTGCTTTTCCCGCTTTTCCGTGTTTGTCTATAACATCTATACATGGCATCTGTAAATTTATTATTGGCATAAACAGACACCCATTTTCTATTACCTGGCAACCATGCAAGGAGCTTATATTCTCCCTGTTTATTTACTTTAAATCCATTTGTACATACAAATACAACATGGTTATCTAATTCTAAAATTGTAGAATTCATTAAGAAAATTCTACCATGAATAATTTCCGTATTAACTGCTGTAAATAATCTATTTTTTGTCATAATAATACCCCCGTTAGTCTGCTTTATAGATAAATAAAGCAGACACATTTTCCGCTTTTTTCAAAGCTGAGATATCCATTCGCTGCCATCCGCTATCATAATAGCTTCTGACAGTTTTTAATCTATCTCTAAATTCTCTTTTAAAAAAGAATTTAGAGACTTTCCTTGTTTTTGGTGAACAGGTGTTACTATAAAACAATCTAATGTAATATTTTTTCATAAATATATCCCCTCTCTATTTTGCTTTATTTTCTCTGTATTCTTCAACTATACCGTATACAGCGCCGTATGATGTTATACATAAGATGATCCAAAGACCACCGGCCATGACATCACACGTCATGAATACCCAACCAATGAGCAGGGCGAAAATTAATAAGACTGTTTTAATTATAGTTACTAATATTTTCATATTTTCCTCTCTTTCCTTTTATATTTGCAGTTTGCCTATGTAGGTGAATTAATCACCTACATAATCCCACATGATATCATAATATTTTTTTGCGGCATTAAATATACCTCTCGTAATTTTTCCGTCATTTAAAGCACGGGAATACAATGATTCCGTACTACAATAATCATATTCTATTGGGTACAATTTTCCCAATTCTCTTGTAAGTTCAGAAAATTTTGTTTTCATATTTACTCCAATCCCCTATTTTACGCATAGGTGCGTAATATTTTTAGTTTGCATTTACAGTTCCAAAACAGACGTATGAGAATCGAACTCATATTACAGCACCAGCCGTCCTTACATTATGCATACTTCCGTTGTCGTGCCATTTTTATAGCTGCCGGAAAATTCAGTTCACCCGTTTCCAGATAGTTGACAAAAAGCCATTTAATCTCTTCATGGTCAATGTCAGCGTGTTTGAGATATACATGCATTAATATGTCAATGATGACATATTCATCATCTTTCCAAGGCCGACCCTTTACAATATAATCGGTTTTGATGTCCTGAAGCATTTTTTGAATCTGGACGTAATTCATCTCGTTTCCCTCTCTTTCTACAGACTTTCCGCTTAATAGCACCGGCACACAAGTCCACCACGAGTACGTGTGCGTTTTAAAGTTTCCAGTTCTTTCTCAAGAGACTCAGCACGAGCCACCAGAGACTCAGGAACGCTGTTTTCGTTCCAAAAGTCATACATAGCGTCAATTTGATTATTGACCTCTGTAAGTTCAGCCTCAAGAAGAATAATATCTGCATAACTACCGTAATATCTAGTCATAAAAATACCCCTTTCATAGGTGCGGATTTATAGAAATGGGACGTCATGGAATCGAACCATGATAAAAGCTCACCAGAGCCATCCCTTTGCAAACTTAATTAACAATTAAGTCTGCAATTATTTTGAAAACAGTTTAGCAAAAACAATTTTTGCTAATGTTTCTTTGAAACGGATACCATTATATTCAACAGTACCGTCTCTTTTTGTCTTTTTGTTGATGGCATATCTGAATGATAAACCGTCAACAGACTTAGTTTTACCCTCTTTATCCTTAGTGATGTCAACGGAAACACCGCTAACAAAACACTCATGGATAATGTTCATGTCCTGTTTGTTGATTTTGACTACACATTTTTTTGTATAGTCATTTTCAACAGGGATAGACAACATGCCCCTAAGTGTTTTCTGGACATTAAGCATCAATTCAGATGCCACTTTATTATCAGCATCTGAATAAGTCCTAAGCCCATTGTCAGCGATGGATTCAGAGCATGTATCATGCAATTGAACCATGCCGTCATAGAAACTTTCAAAAGTTTCTGAAGTGATGATAGCAAGCTTGAAAAAATTCTTGTTATCATCACAACTTGACAGCCTAAGAATGTTGCGGGCTGCCGTCTCATCGTTAGAGATATATTCATTTTTAGCCCCAGCAATAGCAGCCAAAACAGATTTATAAACGTCTGCTACTTCCGACTGCTCTTTGACAAGTTTATCTTTCTCAGCGGTCAACTTGTCAACTTTGGCCTGAGCGGCTTTTTTATCCTCTTCGCTGGATTCTTTGCTTGACAGGATTTTCTCCTGTTTTGCTAATGACTCAGCATTAAGAGTTAACAGCATGTCGCATTTTTCCCATGTGATAGCATCTGTTAAAGTTGCTCTTACTTCCTGGTTCTCCACGTTCTTAATATAGTTACACAGCATAATATGCCCCTTTCTATCCCTATTCTAGCCGGGGACATCGGCAGAAAATAAAATTAAAATGTCATCTGTTTTTCTCATACGGACTTTGAACCGTCAACGGTAACATTACATTTAATGTTATTCGTTTTTAAGCGCCCATAGCTTCTCAAAAAAAGAGCTATTAGAAAGATGTATTGACCTATCACCGATAGTCAATGTTATTATTTACAAAAGTTTCTACTACTTTTCACGGATTATTTTTATCACTTTTTGCGGGGCTTGCAATATTACAAGACTACAACCGCCCATTTACCACCGTGAATTTTGCAGACTTTTTGTGTATAACATTGCCCTAATTGCTATCACCTATTACCAGCGAATTGCATTGGCCAGCTTGTCGGCTACACCACGCCCACTATTTCTAGTGTCCGAGACATACTACACCCGTAAGCATAACATTCCCGTACCATTTTCGTTTATCCCTACTCATGGAATTCCTTGTCTTTTGTCATACCGAGACAAGTATTATCATCTTAAAAAAGATGAAACGGCTATTAAGTTGTCAAAGAACAACACCTTTATTGCGGTAGATGTTTTACGACCTACCAAGCAGAAAGTATACCAGTGTTTCATGGCAGAGGCTTACCGCCTACCATCGGATAGGATTTTATCCAATGGTTGTCAAGTACTGGTCAGATGTGATATAATGACGTAAGAACTATTGACCAGTTCTTAACTTGTTTTGATTGTATCACGGTTTTCCGTGATTGTCAACAACTTTTTGTAATTTTTCTTTAGCTACTATTTATTGTTGACTGCAATCAAAAGCAATATAAAATTGTTATCCAGTTTGGGATGTCTATATATTATCACGGTTTTCCGTGATTGTCAACAATAAATTTAAAAATATTTTTAATAGACATTTTATCTATAAATAGATATCATGTTGATTAATGTTGTATCTGGTGTTCTGGTCTTATCAATATTGATTGATTTGAATAAATTAATATGACCAGATACATAATTGTACGATATTGTGTGAAAAATTAAAACAATATATCATTCAAAAAAGGAATTGACTAAAAAATTTCATTTATATAGTCAATTTGAAAAGTAATTTAAAAATTTTAATATCTATTGTATTCAAAACAAAAACATATTAAACAATATATAGCAAATTGTATTGAATTGAATTAGAATTGGGAAAAACTATAATTTTTACCAGTTTTAATAGAACATATGTTCTTTTATGGATAGGGGGTAGTAAAAACCAGAACGTGTGTTTGCTTTTGATCCAAATGCTGTAGCTGGTCAATTTACACACTGACTCAAAATTCTTCATATAATTCCTATAACATTTTAATAATTCCTATTAAAAACCAATTTATCGGATTAAATATCGAAAAATTACATATTATCTATACAATATCTCATTCTTCCAGCTTGCAAATTAAATATCTAAAATTGAAATAATTTTCTTTATCATTCCACCCAATTACTATAATTATCTAAATTTTAAACGACTCATTTTGATCAGTTAAAAATATTCATACTAAAAATTTTTTTGATTAGAGTAAATTTCATAAGAATACTCATATTTTTTAATATCTTTATCATTTCATTAATGCAATCATTGATTTAAATATCTAATTTTGCATGAGATTTATATGGATTTTTAATGTATTACATCTTATCAAACCAACTTATCCGTCTAAACTAATCAATTTAATTTTGATTGACAAATAAGGTAAATAGTAGTATTATATAAATAGATTTACAATTTTCAAACTAATCAATATAATTTTAGAAAGACATTTGATAAGACAAGCATTATTCTTCGCTACGCTCAGAAATAATACTTGTTTGGCTAAAAAATTTGTCACTTCGTTCCAAATGTTTTTATCCGGGAATTTTATTAAATTACTTTATTCAAACAGAATACAATAAATACTATGTAAATAAAGGAGGAAATTGATCTAAAAAATGACAAAATCAAAGAGAAAAATTCAAAAAATACTTATAATCAAAAGATAATCTTAATTATGTGCCCAACGAAAATTCAATTTCTGAAATTTCTGATGCTTCTAAGTTGATTTTCTAATTTTAAGAGAGTTATACTTAATACTCTTTAATGGGTATATCAAAAAAACGTTGAAAATAAAGGAGTAAATTTTTAATTTAAGAGGAATTGAGATTAAAAACCTATTAAGTTGATTTTTGTTAGATGAAATACATTAATGTCGAGATGATTCAAAAAATCTCTTAAAATAAAGGTGGTAATAATATATGAATGAAATAACTGTCAATGTAGTAGATAGTATTATGGGATCTGGTAAAACAAGTGCAGCAATTAATTATATTAAAGAATCTCCTGATGATTTAAAGATTATATATGTAACACCATATATTACTGAGGTAGAAAGAATTAAACAAGCATGTGCAAATAAAAAATTCATAGAACCGATTAAATATACTAATCAAACTCCTAAAATTGTTCATTTGAAAGAACTATTAAATAAAGGAAAGAATATAGTAACGACACATGCACTCTTCCATCATTTTGATGACGAAGTAATTGATTTATGTTATTCTCAAAATTATGTATTATTTATGGATGAGGTCACAGACGTTATAGAGCAATATCAAATTGAAAAAGTGGATTTAGATATTTTATTAGATAAATTTGTTGATATTAATAGAAATACGGGTCTATTAGAATGGCGTGATGGAGCTGATGACTATAAGGGACGTTTTCGAGAAGAAAAACGATTATGTGAAATGGGATGTCTGGCTATGTATGGCGGATCGGTAATGCTTTGGATGTTTCCAGTAAAAATATTTAATGCTTTTAGAGAAAGTTACATATTAACTTATATGTTCAATGCTCAAATGCAAAAATATTATTATGATTATTATGGTATTATATATAAGTATTTATATACAGTTGGAGATAATAAAGATAATTATTGTTTTACAGAGGAAGAACATACATATAAAGCAAAATATAATTACAAAAATCTTATAAATATTATTGATGATAAAAAGTTAAATATGATTGGCGATTCTCCAAATGCTTTATCTAAAACATGGTATGAACGAAATAAAGATAATATACTTGTAAAGCAGTTAAAGAATAATACATTTAATTTTTATAATAACAAACTAATTGCTTTTAATGAAGAAACTCAAAACTATGAGAAATCTAAATCTAATAATAACATGTGGACAACATTTAAAGACTATAAAACGCTTGTTTCTGGAAATGGTTACGCAAAAGGGTTCATTCCATCTAATATGAGAGCTACAAATGAATATGCTGATCGCACTGCCATTGCTTATTTGGTTAATAAATATTTTAATCCATTCATTAAAAAATTCTTTACATCTCATGGTGTGATTGTTGATGAAGATGGTTATGCGGTATCAGAGATGCTTCAATTTTTATGGAGAAGCGCTATAAGAAATGGTAAACATATTACAGTATACATACCTAGTAGTCGTATGAGAGAACTTTTAGAAAATTGGATTGCTGCTCAAAATTATGGAGATTAAAAGGAACTGCTTATGGATAAATTCATGAAACAATTAAAATCAAACAGATTGCCACCAATGGTTAATCCGAAAGAATTCAATAAAAAAAAGTATCAAATGAATACCTAAAATTATGCAAAAAAGCCGGCAAACTATTCAAGCATCACGAATGCATAATATTCGTACCGGAAGAAACGAACACTACTAATCAATGTGGCCAGAATAATAAAGAGAAGGATAATGTGGAAAATTTATGACAGATTTCGTTAATCAAGATCTCCATGTCGGAGATATTGTTGCATATATAAAGAGTGTTAAAATTGAGGATAAACCAAAGACATGTAAATTCGTTGGAATTATAGATAAAGTAATGCCAAAAACAGTTAAGATCACTCCTATTACTAAACCAGACAAATATATATCTGATGACATGCTTGAAGAAATAGATATTATTGCGAGATATTTAATAAATAATGAAATTACTAAATACGATGAAATTAGACTTAATATAAAAGATGTAATCACAGTAATATATTCAAATGAAGAACTAGAAGAATGTAAGAAAGAATATGATTCTAAAAATAAAAGTGTTTAAACTAATCAATATAATTTTTATATTAATACAAATAGAAAGAAGGAAAGATTGTGTCAAAAGGAATGTTGATTGTAGATATGCCGAACAATTGTAAAGAATGTGATTTTTATAATGCTACATTTTTAATGTGTGAATGTAATCATAAAAATAAAATAATGAAAGATACATATCCAACCAAACCAGAATGGTGTCCTATTCTACCATTATTTAAAGAATCTGGAGGTATTGAAGAAAACCATAATGGTATTTGAAGTAAGGGATTCACGCATTATCGTGACTTCAGGAGTAATTCACTCCCAGATAGACAAGATAACATAATCTAATGCTACCAAAGGTTTTCAAAATCGTAAGGAAAATATCCAAGATATTCCTACTTATTTATTAATTTTTATCACTCTTCTGCATCAAAGAGTAAAAATATTGATGCTTCATATGGTATGTAATACCGGAAGTTCTAGCGTGTAAAATATAAGAGATACGATGACTCTTATGCAGAATATCCGGTATTATACCATATCGTCAACATAAATGAAAGATATATAAAGGATTTAAATGTATGACTTGTGAATTATGTAAAAAGATATGGAATACGAAAAAAGAATACATTAAACAGTTCCAGAATAAATGGGATGAGAATATAGCTATTGTAAAAGATAACGATGATGAAATTGGGTTATATGTACCGTGTGAAGATTGGTACTATTCTGATGTTGTCATGAATATAAACTACTGTCCTATTTGTGGCAGAAAATTATAATATACATTTTAGGTGGATTTGGGATGAAGAATATAAAATTTGTAAAAATATATGATTTCATACTAATAGATGCTGGTAAAACACAGAACGAATTTACTATTACGGAAGATATGATTGAGGAAGCCATTGTAGAAGGGTTATTCGACTATACACCTATTGTATATAATAAAAATGGCAAGTTCACTAATTATACGAATGATGATATTACATGTGATTATGTATGTAGTAATGTTGTAGGGTCTGTATTGCCAGGGACTGCAGAGAAACGAATCGCATCAGATGGGCATTATTATGTACAAGCTGATGTACTTATATTGGATAAGTTTTCTGATAAAGAAAAATATGATAACTGGATGATTGATTACAATAAAGATACTTATCCATATCTTATAAATTATTGTCATTGTGAAATATTTTAGTTAAGAAAGAGGAATCAAAATAATGAAATTAAAATGGAATGTATTATATTATGACTTTAATGCCAGGAAGATTACAACTTCCAATGTATTTGATCATGGCAGATTTAGAGAGGAAGTAATCAAACTCTTCTCTCCTACTATTAGTAGAAACGAATTCTCAAAAAAGTTACGATCTACTACAATGTATTATTTCTGGAGTAAAGCAGAATATGAAGTGATTGTATCTCCATGGATCGGGGATGAGAAAGCTGCTGTTAAAATAGACATATATACTCAACTTATGAATAATTGGGAACAGTTTGTTAATTATACCGGAAATGAGTTATTAAAACTATATTCATAATTTAATGATTAAAGAAATAAGGATGCAAAAATGGTAAAAGTATATACAGATGAATGGGATGGATTTCAATTTAGAGCACCTACATATTTAGATGGTCATTTTGAACCATATAAATTTGACCTAGTTAAGTGGAAAGATCGTGATCCTTATGAAGTAATAGACGGCTTTACAGGAAAGAAAAAGATAATTACTAGGTATTGTTTTTCTATAGGTTTTCTTGAATGGAACGAACGAGGACAAAGATTTAAGTTTGAAAGTGTAGGGACACGATTATTTGAATATTGGACAGATGGATTAAATAAATTTATTTTACAATTTTGTGAAATGATGTCAAAAGAATTAGGCGAAGATAATGATGAATGGACTTATGATGATGAAGAGTACTCTTCTATTTAGAGGTGATTGGTATGATGTGTAAAGACTGCAAGTATAGACAAACATATGTTGATCTTAAAGGAATCGAATTTAATGTGTGTAGTATAACCAATATTGGTCATACAGTCTCATGTAGATTAGAAAATGATAAATTAATAAAAGATATGGATATTTGTTTTAACTGTAAATATTGGATTGGTGGCGGTGATTGGGGCTTGAGTTGTCAGAAGAATTATTATAACTGTAGTACTAATGGATTTGATAAAACATGTGAAGAGTTTTGTAGGAAGGATAAATTATGGATTTAAAAGAAGAGGCATTAAAAAACTTAATGAATGAATATAGAGATAAATTAAATAGATGTGCTGAAGAATTGGCTGCTAATATTCCACTTCTCAATGACATTCAAGATGGAAGTTATGTTATAAGTTTTGATTCTGATGTATGGGATATAGAAACAGCTGTTCAATTTTGTAAATGTCTGAATGAACAATTTCCAAAGTGTTGTTTTGCACTATTACCATATGGGATGAACATAATCAGTGCTGAAGATGTGGAGACATACAATGTATAAATATAGTATTATTTGCGATTGTTGTAATAGATTATTTCAATATCTTGATACTGATGTGGTGCACGAAAAACATGATAAGCCTCTTTATTATGAGAGAAAAATAATTAAATGCCCATTTTGTGGTAAAGGTAATTATATTTTGTATAAAATTGAATAAAACGGGAGTGTTTATGACTGATATAGATATACTTAAACAAGAAGATAAAATATTTACTGAATTATGGCGTAATAGAGAACATGATAGTCTTGATCATATGCATGTATGTGATTTTGAGTTATTAAATTTTTTGTATTGTAAGAATTGGAAAAAGTTAAATAAGATTGTAAAACATGAATGCGAAAAGTACTTATCTTCTATTGGGAAAGAACGTGATGAATTTATGAGCTGTTGCGATCATTGTATTCATGAAAGATATGTGACAATAAGTCGAGATAATCCAGGATTAATTCTAAATATCTGTAGCATTTTGAATAGTCCATCGGACGAATCTTGGTATGGTAAAAATTATGAGAAATTAGCTAAAGGGGACGAATTTTCGTGTTAATTGGTAAATATACAGCTACTTATACCGGAAGATCCATGTGTGGATTTGTATCTGGTCATGAGTACATAATTAATATAGACAAAGATAGACATGGTTATATTATATCAGGTAAACATGATATTACAGATAATGATTCTGCTACTGGTTGTATGACTTATGCTAGTGAAATAAGTATTAATAGAAATTGGACTATTAAAGAAGATGTCTCTCAGTTAGGTGATGAGTAAATGTCATCAGGATTAAAAGGTTCTTTGAAAGAATATAGGACTCAATACAAAAATTGTAGTTTAAAATATAAAATCGAAAATATATTTAGAGATATTTATTATGCATGGCAGCGTGCCTGGTTAGGATACGATTATAGAGAACTGTGGAATTATGATTCAATATTTCGAATACGAACAATAGAAATATTTAAGCGACTCAAAAATGATCGTTTTACTTTATTTAATGTGCCGGAAGAATATATATATAGTTTTAATAGCTTATTTCTAACAAGTGAACAAACAAATATGGTTTTAGATACTATGATTTATCATCTACAAATGATGGATGAAGATTATGTTGAAAAAGTTCTATATGGTAAGAATATATATGATGATGACTATGATTTTAATTGCAGAACTATGGATGATTATAAACGGATTTGTAATGTGATGAATCAAAATAAAAATGCTTTTATGAAACTGTTTAATTTATTCTTTTGGGATTTATGGGATTAAAGGAGAAACAAATGAGACTTATACCAGATATTCAACTTAATGGACATATAATTAGTATGCAGGATCCTTATACTATCGACGGTGCGTTAATTATACATACAGAAAGACTTGGTAATAATATACGTATTGTAACTAGAACTAATGATTATCAACTTGATAAAGTATACTCGTTCAATATAGAAAGTTTTAACAATTTTATACGGAGAAGTTACAATTTTCATATAAATGAAACATTTTTTGATGAAAATGGATGTATAAGTGAGCATCCTCGTAATTTTGATAGTTATTTAAGTGCCATAAGAATCTATAATCTTTCCAATTTAAGTACAACTAGTTTGAATAGAGTTTATCAACGTTTAATTAGACAAAGAAGATTACCATTAGGAGAATGTGTTGTGCCAAGTTCTTCATTAGAACCAAATATGAATAATGGAAATATAACTGGCAGACAGAATTATTTTAGTAGTGCAGGTACATTATTTAGTAATAATTCTTATTTTAATGTTGATTTATTATACGAATGTTTTGGTCATTCTAACATAAAAAAATATATTCATCCATATAATTATAAACCGAAATATGTTCATCATAAGTTAGATACTGAAGACACTCCTCTTCTACTCGGTGCTGAGATCGAGGTTGCTGAAAACACGAATGAGAATGAGAAAGATAATCGTGAAAGTGTTGTAAAGAAATGTATTCAAATCATGAATGGATCGGATACTGATGATGAGAATTTAATTTATAGTACAAGTGACAGTACAGTTCAAATCGAATTAGATACAATGCCATGCAGCTTAGAATATCATAAGACTTTAAATTACAAACAGATGTTTGAATATTTGGATAAACAAGGATACAAAGGTCATGATGCAAATAGTGCCGGTTTACATATACACGCTGATAGAAAGTATCTTGGTAAAACAGAGTTAATGCAGCAGCTTACTATCTCTAAGATTTTATATATCCTTGAAAAATTTAATGATGAAATTTGTGTTATTGCCAGGAGAAATAATTTCTATAGTCAATTTGTTGGGAATGGTAAGAATGAAACAAGTATTGTTGATTTATATGGTAAATACAAAAATAATGGTAAACGAGTTGCTTTAAATTTACAACACTCAGAAACAATTGAGTTTAGATGTTTTCGTAGCACGTTGAAGTATGAGACGTTTATTCTTACATTGGAATTCGTTCAGGATATTATTGACTATGTTAAGTCTATTAATATAGAAGAAATAGAGTTGATTCAATGGAATGATTTAATGAAAACATTCTCTGATGAATTAAGAGAATATTATAATGAACGATTGACGAAAATCAAAAAGGATCAAATGAGTATGGTTGAATTTAAACAAAATGTTACCTCATTTGAAGAAAACATTAGTCGGATGCTAAATAATTATGTAAATATACCGGTACAATCAACAAATGAATATATTAATGGAAGAAATCTTGATTTCAATCCTGAATTAGCATTCACCGTAAACGAAGAATATCAACGACTTGTAGATACGGGATTAGCTGCAGAATTAACTGAATCAGAACATGAAGTTGATACGACTGAAGAGGATACAAAAAAGTATATTCGAAAATTAAAGATACAGATTAAAAACTGTCGTAATTATTTAGAGAAGAAAAAATTAGAAAAAGAATTAACAGAGTATCAAAAGAAATTGAAGAAGTTGAAAAAACAGAAGAAGCCGAAGAAAAGACAATTGAATAGCATATATGGTTATCAAGTACAAATGAGTTAGAAGGTGATAAGGTAGATGTCAAAATATGGATTAAAAATAAAAAATATAAAGGCTGGTACGTTATTTGGATATAATCAAGGTGTTAGAGATAGATATGAATACACAGATGCAATGTTTAGTAAAAGTTTGTTTTATGATTATATAAAAGATAATGGACTAAATGATTGGAATAAAAAAAGCACTAGAGATATTATTTGTTTAGATTTTGATTTTGGATCAAGAACATATGATGAGGAAATCAAACACTTAAATAAACAATTTGGTGATTATGAAAATGACGAAAAACTTGATGAAGAATCTAAAAATAGAATCCGTAATTTATACGCTAAAATAGAGTCTAATAGAGATAATTATATTAAAAAGTCAAGAGATGAAATTCGTGAAGATTTTTATGAAAATGGTGTGTCTATAAAATATAACACAAAGAAAGATGAAAAAATAACAGAACAAACAATTCATTATAAAATGTTATATCGTAATTCTTCAAAAGCTAAAGTTGGTCAGGCAATGTTTATAAATAGCAAATTGTATAAAAAAGCATACGATTGGCTGACAATGGGACTTGGTAAGAAACTTCCTAAAAATGATGCTAAAATTGTTGAAATGTCAGCTTATGCACCATTAACAACAAGTACAATTGTCGAAAAGTTTTATCTTCCTGTTGAAGATATACTTATTCTTAAAGATCAAGATAGTTTTTTTCAAACTGCTGCCAAAATTGTTCAAGCAGAAGAATATACTGTTAATGAGAAAACTCAAAAAAAATGTGTTGTTAATAATGATACAATTAAAGTCAAAAATACTTTATGGGATGGTATGGCGTTAATTGAAGCATCTACACTTCCAAAATTTGTTAATGGCATGGCACTTTTAAGAAATCATTTTTTCAAAGCATGTGCTTTCAAAACTTATATTCAAAAATTTCTTAGAGATTGGTGTATAAAAAACCAATATGATTATAATACCTATCAAATTCAAGATATGTTTGGTAAATGGCATTATGTAAAAGATATTAAAATGATTACAACTGATAATGCTATTAAATGGAAGAAATTCATGTCGTTGATGGGTGAAACTCCTAGAGATGCATATGAATATTGGTGTCAAAGAGTAAATGCCGATGGGTCATTTTTTGGTATTGTAAAAACTGATCATCCTAGTAAATTAGATGATGTACAGCAAATGAGTTATCAAATGGTTAATACTCTTCCATGTAGCAAAGAAGATATTGATGAATTAGCTAATACGAGCATTCAATATGTGAATAAATTAAAAACTGATAATGATTATTTTGAAAAGTTTTTACGAAAAAATAAGAATACAATAAATCATTATGAAATGCTTGCTGATTTATATGACCACAACAATGATTTTGCTAATAGCACATGGTTTAGATACGAAAAGAGACAAATTATTAAAACGTATGTGGATAAATTGAGAACCGGTAAAATAACTGTTAACGCTGATAATTTAACGATTTGTGGAAATCCATATGCACTACTACTCTATACTGTTGACGAAAATTGGGAGAATGATCCAACATTGAATGTTGAACCTGGAACAATTCAATGCTATACTACACGCTTTAACGATGACGAATACTTATGTGGTATAAGAAATCCCCACAATAGTCCTAATAACATTTGTTATTTACATAATCATCATAGCGATTTAATGAAAAAATATTTTGAATTTAGCCCTAATATATTAGCTGTAAATTGTATCCATACAGATATCCAAGATCGTGCTAACGGATGTGATTTTGATAGTGATTTTTTCTTTGTAACAAATCATCCGGTGATGGTTCGAAATGCTAAAAAAGCATATGAAGAATTCCCAACAATTGTTAATAAGTTAAAAGAAAGTGGTATTACTTATAATAATACTTTGAAAGAATATGCTCGTATGGATAATAAATTTGCTAAATCCAGAATTGGTATTGGCGAATCTAGTAATCTTGCTCAATTGGCCATGACATATTATTGGACTGAGAAACAAAAAGATAATCCAGACGAAGAGGAACTGAATGAGTTATACGATAATTTTGTTATTTTATCAGTTATTGCTCAAATTATAATAGATGGTTGTAAACGAGAATATGAAGTTGATGGTATTCAAGAAATAAAACGTATAAAAAAGCTTCCATCTATGAAAAACAACAAAGTTATAAAATACATAGAATATGAGGATGAAAATGGCGAGGTTATAAAAAAGGAAATTGTTACAAAAGAAGACTTTCCAGAATTCATGAAGTATACAAAAAAGATTAAGCATACGAAAAATGGTAAAGAGATTCCGTATGAACAAATTCAAAAAGAAAAAGATCAATTATCATTACGTATTAATAGTGATTTGATTTGCCCAATGAATGATTTACAAAATTCCTTAAAAAAAATAAAAAATATTTCTAGTTCCAATACTATTCCGACAGAGAAATTTTTTATTAAAATAAATGGAACTGCGAATCATAAACAAATGACGAAAATACGTCAATTGGCTGAAGAATATAATGAAAATATCTATGATATTACACATAACACAAAAAGTTCAGAAGATAGAATGATAAGAGTTGAGGCCGAAAATGATCGTATAATTGAAAAATTAAGAGCCATTAAAATAAAAAATCTAAAAACTATTAATCGATTAATCGAAACATCTTTAGGTATGAGTTCAGGTGTTGGTGTAAATTTAAAAGAGTTTAAACAATATACGAAATATACAAGAAATGTTCTGAAACTTCTATATAAAATGAATAAAGATTTGTTTTTGTCTAATTTTTCAAAAAAAGTTCAATAATTTTCCGTAAATATTTTATTTCATCACAATAAATCCAATATAAAATAAGGAATTTTTTAATATTAAAATTCGTGTGTAGTATGAGGGAAATACTTTTCACTACGTTAATCCTTTAGGTAAAAAATATTACACATGTGATTAAATAGTTGTTTGAAGAAAAGTTGTCCATCCACGCTATTTCCAATGCGTGAATAAGTACGGAATTGCAATATTGTTTTATGCCCTTGCCACAGGCATTATATGTGGCTTTTTTATTATGTAAAAGTACTCTTCTGTCATGAAGAGACAATAAAAATATTTTGAGAAAAAGGAGAAAATTTAAAATGACAAAATCAGAATTTATTAAGGCAGTAGCCGCAGAAGCAAAAATTACACAGAAGGATGCAAGAGAAGTTTTAGACGCTGTTCAGTCAGTTGTTTATGAAGCAATGAAGAATGGTGAGTCCGTAAAGATTATTGACTCAGTAACACTTAGTGGTAAGGAAGTTGCAGAAAGAACAGCAAGAAATCCTCAGACAGGTGAAGCTGTTGTTGTACCAGCTCATATGGCACCAAAGTGTAAGTTCGGTACTATTGTTAAGGAATATATTAAAGGTTAATCAATAAAATTCTAAATAAATTCTTTTATGTTTATCATCTAGTGGGATTAACTGTCATAGGTTAATTCCACATTTCTATTTTATATTATTATTATTATTATAAGGAGGCAGCTATGAGCAAGACATTTACTCAATCTCAATGGGGAACAGTATGTGGTGTTTCTATGCCAATTTCTGGATGTGGCCCATGTTCTTTAGCTTCTATTGTATATAATAGAGATACAAACATTACTCCAAAGAAAACTGCCACTTGGTTATATGATCAGGGATACTTCTCTTCTTCAGGTACAACACGAGCGGGTATGACAGATGCTATTCGACATTATGGATTTAATTCAATATATTATAAACCGGAACATAAAGGTGGTTCAATTTGGAATGAAGCTATGGATCAAATTAAAAATGCAACTGGTGACTGGTGGGCTATTTTTTTAGTTGTTGGTACTAAAAATGGCGGAAAAGATAATTTCTGGACATCAGGTGGTCATTTCATTGCTATTACAGATTATAAAGATGGCAAGTTATATGTAAGAGATTCTGGTGCTAGAGGACGTACAGGTTATTACAGTCCAGAAACATTACGTTATGATACTAATTGTATTTGGTTTATTCGCAAAAATAAGACAATTACAAGCAATATTTCTAAGAAGAGATCATATAATGGTACATTTCCAACTTTACCTTCCAAGGGATGTTTAAAGTTAGGTGATACTGGTGATCGGGTTAAATATTTGCAATTATTTTTACAGTGGTATGGTGTTTACAAAGACAAGGTTGATAAATCTTTCGGAGCTAAGACAAAAGCAGCAGTTGAAGCTTTTCAAAAGGCAGAAGGATTATCAGTTGATGGTAGTTTTGGCCCAGCTAGTTTAAAGCAGGCTAAAACAGTTAAGAAATAGGCAATACGTTTTCAAGAATAATGGGGGTACTATAGAAATATAGTATCCCTCAACCTCCAACATGACTAATTCATCATACTATGTAATATTAAGCATTTCTATATGAGATATAGAAAACACAGCTCTAAACGGGCAGTATAGAAGACATAAAATCCAGGACAATGATTGTGTTGTTATGGAAATAAGAAGAGATGACGGAGTTTGGTTTATCGTATCTGACTGCTAATCAGACGTACAAATTAAGTTTATGTACCGCAGGTTCAAATCCTGCTCTCTTCGTTTGCGAGATAGAGTATTTGGTAACTCGGCAGATTCATTCTCTGTGTCATATGTTGGTTCAAATCCAACTCTCGCTACTCTCCTACTTTGTAGGCTGGGACGGTTTCGGTTCCAGAGTCTATATTAGACTGAAAATAAGCGTGGTGACACGTATAAAGCATTCTTAGTGTTCGTGCTAAAGTGCCTCTCGAAAGAGGGTGACGGAAAACCAATACTTACTAACGTTCCAACCTAAAATCTTGGGGCATCCGCTGAGGATGATGGTTGGTCGGGTATTATGTAAAAAGTACTATAAATAAACTCAGAAATGGGTGGACGGTAAGATTGTTTTATGGTGCAAACTCCGCAAGAGCAAGTGCTGTATTAATTGGACATTTCTGACTCAAATCGAAAGATAGTTGGAATAGTCTAAAGGAAACTCGCAAAGTGACCAGGATGGTGATGATTGGGTCGTGATCAAAAGTCACGAATGGTCGAATGTACACCTCATCATCCATAATACGTACATACTTTCTTATGATTGAAAAATTAAATAAAGATTTAAAAGCATTAATTTCAAATAATTTTATATTAACAAGCAAAAGTGTGTGCAACTTTGAGGAAATAAACGACTTATTGTTCTGTAATATGAACATGCATGAAGCTCGCAAAGCGACATGTAAGGAAGTACGAATATGTGCAACCGTAAAAGACTGCAATCTTTGAATCTCGCAAGGAACGATGTGCAAAAAGGAAATCTATAATACCTCATTGTAAGATTTTTGCTGATTTTCACAAAATCAGTGTCGTTGTTACCTACAGTTTAATCGGCTGTGTGATGAACTGTCTCCAACGGCAGCAGATGGTAACGTGTTAGGTCAAATATCTCAGCCTAATAGGAATGAAAGTCTCATGTGTAATGCATGGGATTTTTTATTTTGGGTATGTAACTCAGTTGGATAGAGTAACGGTCTTTTAAATCGTGAGTCGGTGGTTCAAGTCCACTTATACCCATTTACAGCTATAATTAATTTGGCGATTAGTTGGTATGTAATATTTATAAAATTGAATCGGTGATAGGTATCTCTCGGTTAGATGAATATCGAAGAGATTATAACGATGGTGTAAAGAACTGTATCTAAATGATATGGTTCTTTTAATTTTTAAAATAAATCATTGTTTTATGTGGGGTGATCACCCATAGTTCATAAAATAAACTTTTTTATGGAACGATTGTTACCGCAGTCGCTCCACATAAAGCAATGATAAATATTTTATAAAGGAGGATTCTTTCATGAAAAATATGAAAAATCAAAATGACAAAGAACTAATTTATACGGAAAGTAAAACGTTAAGAAATGAAACATTAAATAATATATCCTATGATTTTCTTGACAAAATAAAGGTTATACCTTATTTGACAGATGACATGATTGTAACTGTACAACAAGCTGCTAATTATTATGAATGCAGTATGGATACTGTGAAGACTCTAATTAAGAGAAATAGAGATGAATTCGAAGAAGATGGTATGGTTGTACTTAAAGGGCAAGAATTGAAGAAATTTAAGGAAGAATTGGGGTCAGGTTCAAATGAACCTAGCCTATCTTATGCATCAAGTCTTACCATTTTAACTAAACGATCTTTGCTTAGAATAGGTATGTTGATGACAAGTAATTTATTGGCAACCAAAATCAGAAATTATCTTCTTAATATAGAAGAAAAGACTGAAATTGATAGAAAATCATGGGCTATTCAAAGAGAAGTTGGAATTATTGAAAGAAAACGAATGACATCTGCTATTTCAAGATATATTCCTGAAAGTAAGAATAAAAAATTTGCTTACCCTAATTATACTAATATGATTTATGACATTATTTTTGGGTGTGATGCAAAATCTCTTAGATTAGAAAGAAACGTTAAAACAAATGACGCTTTAAGAGATAGTTTTACAGAATCTGAATTAAAAAAAGTTGAAGAGGTGGAAACTATCGTTACAGGTCTTATTAGTATGGATTTTACTTATAAACAAATCGAAGAAATGTTAAAAAATAGATATGTAAAGAAACTTTCTAACGCAGCTCATCAGTAGTTGCTATTTTAGTCGCTAACAGCAAATTTAACATTGATCAAATTATTAATAAAAACGTTATATTAATTCTACAGTAAGTGAACAAATATAGTTTAGGATCTTCAGTGTATCCTTATTAAATCAAACAGCGACTAGTTATTGCACCACTAGTATAGTGGTTAGTATACTTGGCTTCCAACCAGGTGAGATGGGTTCGAATCCCATGTGGTGCTATCCTTTCGTTTTTATTTTTTGGCATGATTAATTGGTTTTGTACTTTTCCAATAAAAAGTACAGTTATGGCTTCATAGTATATTGGTTAGTACGCCAGACTGTCACTTTGGAAAGACGGGTTCGATTCCCGTTGAGGCCGTTTCTAATCTCCTATTCTGGAGAAATTTATAAATGAAATGAGGAAAGATTTTTGATCAAGATATCAAAAGAAATTGCAAAAAAATTAAATGAAAAATATGGTGTGAGATACAAGGAAAATGGTATCAGTAAGACTCACACTAAACATGCCACCTATTATCTTTGTGAATCAGAGTATAATCTGAGATCACTATTAGAGATTTCTTCTGATGAAGATGCAAGAAAAGCATTAGATGTGATTGAACGTAGAAACAAGAGAAGAAAATAATGAAAGGTGGTTTTCATATTGGAATATACCTTATTCCTAGATACTAATGCTCTATTAACTTTACAAAAGGAAGCGTTTAAAGAGCCATTTGTAATATCACAAAAAACACTTGAAGAAATTGAGAATATTAAAACTTCTGCCAGAAAAGATGGCGAAGTAAAATATCAAGCACGAGCTATTGCTAGATTGTTGAAAGAACATGTTGGATTGTATACAGTTGTTCCTACAACAAAAGCTATTAAGGATATTGTTGAAAATTTATATTTAGATGAAACACCAGATAATATTATTTTGGCAGCAGCATCTTATTATAATGAAAACACATCTCCTATTATTGTTTGTACAGACGATTTGAATTGTTCTTTTATTTCTAGCAACGTTTTTAATTTACCAACCAAAAGTGTAACTGAGATTAACTTAGTAAAAAATATAGATGAATATAAAGGCTATAAGGACGTAACTCTTTCTGATGAAGAAATGAGTTATTTTTATTTGCATACTAAAGAAAATATTTATGATTCTATTCTCAATGAGTATTTAATTATCCGCAAATTCGATGGTGAAGTTGTTGATTATAGAAAATGGAATGGAGAAGAGTATGTAGTTGTATCATACAAAACTATTAATAGTCATTATATGGGTAAGATTAAACCTAGAAATCCACATCAAGTATTAGCGTTTAACATGCTTCAAGATAAAGATGTGACAATCAAAGTAATTTCAGGAAAATTTGGAAGTGGTAAAGACTATTTAATGATTGCCAATGCGTTGAAATTAATCGATGAAGGAAAATTTGATAAACTCCTTTATATTCGTAATGCTATTGGTGTAAAAGATGCCAATGAATTAGGATTTTTACCTGGGTCAAAACTTGAAAAACTGTTGCCTTATGCTATGCCGTTAGCTGATCATCTTGGTGGAGAAACTGGTCTTGAGATGCAAATGATGGCAGGAACAATTGAAGTTGAACACTTAGGATATATCCGTGGTAGAGATATTAAAAATACAATTATTTATGTTAGCGAGGCAGAAAATCTTACAAAAGAACATGTTCAATTATTAATTGGTAGAGTTGGTGAAGGTTCTGCGTTATGGATTAACGGAGATTTTAAGCAGACTGACTCTGCTCTCTTTAGAATGAATAATGGATTGATGTCAACTGTTCAGAAATTAGCTGGACATGAGAAGTTTGGGTATGTTCAATTACAGAAAACAGAACGTAGTGAAACAGCTGCTATGGCTGATTTATTAGATTAAATATGAAGTGAGTTATTCGCTTAGAAATTAAAAGGAGAAAATACATGCCAGATTTAATGCAATTAGTTGGCACAGGAAATAATGACTTATATGATGAAGTTATTAGAGAGAATTTGAGCAATCGTGTACTTATTTTTAATGATGAAGTAAATGATTGTGTTATTGAAAATTATATTTTATATATCATGAAATGGAATCGTGAAGATAAAGATATTGATCCATCCAAAAGACGTAAGATCACTTTAATTTTGAATAGTCCAGGTGGAGATATGATGATTGGCTTCGGTGGAATGGTAAATTGCATTGAACAATCTAAAACACCTATTGTGGCTGTTGGAATTGGTTTAGTCGCAAGTATGGCATTTCATATTTATATTGCTTGTAAAGAACGTATATCTTTTAAAGATACTATTTTTTTGATGCATGATGGTGAACAATCTGCTGCATCTTCTGGTGGTAAATTTAAAGATATTGCTCGATTCTTCGAGAATATGGATAATAGAACTAAACAACATGTATTAAAATATACTTCTATGACAGAAGCATTTTATAATGATCATTTAGACAGAGAATTTTATATGTATGCAGATGAAGCTAAAGAGCTTGGCTGCGTTGATCATATCATCGGTGAAGATTATACACTTGATGATATTTTTTAATCGTGTGTAAAATTCTCTAAAGATAAACAATTAGATAAAAATAAAATTGAATTAAAAGGAGATAAAATCTATGGAAATTAAAAAAACTACGAAGTTAGACAGTCGCTTAAAGGCACTTCATTTTGAAGGAGATACACTTGTAAATGAAGATGGTGAAATCGTTGAACTTGAGAAATATTTACATAAAGCATTTGGTGATAAATACTTTGATATTTCAACCACAACAAAAGAAGAAGAACTTATTGAGATTGATGTGAACGAGGAAGAGTAGGCAACTACTCTTCTATTTTTTTATTAGGAAATTAGAGATAAAAGGAAAGCAGGTAAATATTATTATAGATTTACACAGATTAGAAAATGAAACAGATTTCGAATGGAAATTGAGATGCTGCCTTGCGAAGAAACGTAGAGAAACAGATATGGATTGGGTAGAAATTCGAGATATGCTAGGATTGAATATTACGCCAGATCAACTTAGGAAACAGGCTGTTGGATATGAAGAATATGATAATTATATCAATGGATTTGATGGTGTAACCACAACTATCTTATCTATATCTGATTTACATGTTCCATTTGCTAAACCATTAGATGTATTTGAAAAATATAGTGGAAAAATTGATGTGCTGCAATTAAATGGTGATTTAGTAGATTGTATGTCATTATCAAAATTTTCAAAATTATATAGAGTTTCACCACTCGAAGAAATGATTCAAGCGAGACAATATATCATTGATTTGATTGAAATGATAAAGCCAAAAGAAGTACTTGTAAATCATGGTAATCATGAATTACGATTAGGTGCATATTTAGCTAAAAATCTTGATAACGAATTACAAGAATTAATGCCAGAAACAGCATTGGATTATATTTTTACAGATGGTTTTACTCATTACGATAGAAAAACAAGAGCTAAAATTAAATATGCTTCATTATGTGATGTGTTTGAAGATATAGACATTACATATACCGGAACTTGGTATTCACAATATAAAGATATTCTATTCTGTCATCCAAAAGCGTTTGCTAGCAGCCCATTAAAAACTGCTGAAAAAGCTTTATATTGGTTTAGGAATGAAGGTTTTAATTTTAAATCATTGATAATGTCTCATACACATCGTGTAGGCTCATATAAAATCGGAAATACAATGATATATGAACAAGGTTGTTGTTGTGAAACAAATAAAATGAGATACAACGAAGGACAATTAATTAATTCTCAAAAAGAAGGATATATGATTATTTGTCTTGATAAAGATGGACATTTAATTGAAAATAAGACACATATTAAAACTTTAAATTAAAAACATTTAGAGAGGATTGTTAAATAGTTACTATCCTCTCTTCTTTTATAAAATAAGTAAATTGTTATTTTACGTGGGATGATTACACATCCTAAATTATCATTATACATATGATATCCTTTCAGGAATGGTTATTGCCGTGACCATTCCACGTAAGATAACAATGTAGAGTTATCGGCAAATAACTATCAATTTATTTTTAGTGGTTCACTTACTTTAGTGTGACAGGAAGGATATATATGACAAATAATAATTTAATGATGTTCGAAGGTAATGATGTTGAAGTTTTTGAATTGAACGGACAGGTTTTGTTTAATCCAAAACATGTCGGTGAAATTCTTGGTATTACAGATGTAAGAAGTAGTATTCGAGGCTTCTCCGAAAAACAGGTAGTAAAAGTAAAAAATTCAGATGTCAATGAATTGTCATTTAGAAAAATAAATAATGCTGGAGAAAATTTTCTCACAGAAAATGGTGTATTAGCATTGGTAAATAATTCTCGCAATTGTAGTCAAGAGAAGAAAGAAAAGCTAATACATTTTTTATTTCCTCAAAAAGATATTATTGTTATTAACGATGTTAAAGAAATAAATTTTTTAGATATGTTAGAAGATTTTTTGTTAGTATTTGGTATAACTGGTATTAGACAATATAAAGTATTAAATTACAGAATTGATTATTACATACCATCACTTAAAATTGCAATTGAATATGATGAAAATGATCATTCTGGATATTCATATGAATCTCAAGAATTAAGACAAAAAATTATTGAAAAAGAGTTAAAATGTAAATTTATACGTTTATCAGATAAAGAAGAAAATGCTTTTAATTTAGGACTTGCTGTAAAAGGTATAACTACATAGACGAATATTATTAAAATTAAATAGAATATTATACGGAAAGGATTCGATTATGGCAATCAAAGGGATAGATGTGTCCAGTCATCAAAAATCGATTAACTGGACAAAAGTTAAAAATGATGGAATTAGTTTTGCAATCATTCGTGCTGGATATGGACAAGTACATAAAGACGACTGTTTTGAACAGAATATAAAAGGTGCTATTGCAGCAGGAATTCCCGTTGGAATATATTGGTTTTCTTATGCTCTAAACAAGAAGCAAGCATTAGAAGAAGCAAAAGGATGTATTGATCTAATTAAAAATTATAAAATTACTCTTCCAATCTTTTATGATTTTGAATATGACTCTGTAAATTATGCAAAGAAAAATGGAATAACTATTACTAAAACATTATTCAATGAATTTACCAAAACATTTTGTGATTATATTCAATCCAAAGGACATAAAGCTGGTGTTTATTATAATCCAGATTATAAAAGACGTTTTGTAGATGAAAGTATATGTGGAAAATATGTAGAATGGATGGCTCATTATACCGGTACAAATAATAAAGGTTATGCTATCCATCAATATTCTGAAAGTGGTAAAGTGTCAGGTATATCTGGAAATGTAGATGTTAATTATTTGAATGATGAATCTCTTTTGAAAAAAACATCTCTTAATATTAACTCTTCTATATCTTCTGAAAGTGCGAGAAAGAAAGAATCTATTACTGTGGATGGTTCATGGGGTGTTGATACCACTAAAGCTTTACAGAAAATTTTTAAAACGGCAGCAGATGGTATTATCAGCAATCAGCCATCTTCAAATAGAAAGTATTTATCAGCTGCTAAGACAAATAGTTGGAAATTCAAAGATTCTAACTATAAAGCTGGAAGTCAATTAATAAAAGCTTTACAAAAAAAGATTGGTACAACAGTTGATGGTTTATTTGGTAAACAATCAGTTATTGCATTACAGAAATTCTTAGATGTTACTCAGGATGGATCTATGGGTAAAGAAACTGTAAAAGCTTTACAAAAATGGATTAATAAAAATTTATAATCGGAGGATCGCTAAACGCCATACTGTCGGCCATATGTGCAGGATAACAGGCAGTAAAATGTTTGGCTTTATTATATAGACTTATAGTATGATCTAATTTTACTATATAGTTTTACTGCTACTCTAATGTTTCCCCGAAAGATCATAAGAGGCGAATGTGCACGAAGTATATAAGAGTAGCAGTTATTTTGGCGAAAGGCCGTTTTTAATAATAACAATAATAGATATCAGTTCGAGTCTGATACTGTCCTCATGGGGCGGTTAGTATAACTGGATATTACGATTATTGTGAAAAATACTGAACAAAAATCTTCGAGATTTTTCCTGGGGCGCTGCGTACAGTAATCCAGATTTGAGCTAGTGAAGGTTGTACATATTAATATTATTGTGCAACCTTATTTACCAAAATTATTGTCCTGTAGTCCAATGGTAGAACGACAGACTGTTAATCTGTATGTTGTGGGTTCGATCCCCACCAGGACAGCGAAGGAGTATCGGGTGTATGATCAGCATAGAACTAGGCCGATACACGTATATTTAGTATTTTCAACGATTTTGTGCGAAGGTTAGCAAATAAAAGAAAAACAAAAAAGTATGGAGAAATTGCGGAAAGCGATTCACATCTCCTAGATAACTATGCGTTACTATAGGACGTAAATCATCTGAGTTGGGTACTTTTAGGATGATATATTTTTAATTCTACTTGGGTTACACACCCACTGCCCTATGATGACAACATGGGTATCTCTTGGTGGCTCGTCACCACCAATTCTATGCGATAAACCGTGTCCAAAGATTTCGAACTGGGATGCATACCGGTCTTAATCCTGAGTAGGTCGTCACTACTCTATCGCCTTTTCTGGATGACGATTCAGAGCTTATTTACAAGGTTCAAATCCTTGCACTTTGTATCTGAAAAAATGTATGGCCAGATTGTAATATATGATATGAAGTATGGCGTTGGGGATAAGCGTGGTTCGAGTCCACTAAATAAGCTGAAAGAACTATATCAAATGATATAGTTCTTTTTTTTACAACTAAGAATCACATGGCTTTAGTGGTGAGATGTTCAAATTGAAATAAAAGGAGGTGGCTGTTAATTTGGCTACAGCAAAATCTGAGCAACCTAAGAAATTAACAGCTGCTCAACTGAAATATGAAAACGAAAAATTAAAATCAGATTTAGAGAAATTAAAAAATAGTTCAAGGTGTCAATGTTGCGATACATTAAAAGATAAAGGAAAATTTTATGTAAGTACAGATCCAAATAATAAAACTGGTGTAACACCAATTTGCGTGGAATGTGTACGAAAAATTGCACTTAGAGTAGATAAAAATGGTGAAGAACATGAACCAACAAAAGATTCTGTATGCGCTGCTCTTAAGTTATTAAATAAACCATTTTTATATAGTTTATGGGATTCAAGTGTACAAGAATCTGAAAATTTAGTTGCTGGGAAAGTCAAACATAATCCATGGAATGCCTATATAAAAAATGTTGCTATGGTGAATTATATTGGTATGACATGGGAAGATTCTGACATGTTTAAAGAGAAAGTTGTGTACGAAGACGAAAAAGATTCAAAAACAATTATAGAAGAACATGCTGGAATAGATACATATGACGATTACACAAAAAACAAAAAAGATGTTACACGATTGTTGGGATACGATCCTTTTGAACATGAATCTATCGGAGATCAACCATTTTTGTATTCTCAATTATTAGGATTATTGGATGCCGGTGGTGATGAAAATGATGATATGATGCGTAATGCTTCTGCTATTTCTATTGTTCGTGGATTCTTACAAATTTCTAAAATTGATAATAATATTGCTCAATTAATGTCCGATTACAAAAATCTTGATAAAAATTCTGCAACAATCAAATCTCTCCAAGACAGTAAACAAAAATTAACAAGTACCATTACAAGTTTGGCCAAAGAAAGTTGTATTTCTTTATTAAATAATAAAAATGCTAAGAAAGGCGAAAACACTTGGACAGGTAAAATTAAGAAAATAAAAGACTTAAATCTTAGAGATGGCCGTGTTAACGGATTTGATATAGCAACTTGTAGAGGCATGCAGCAAGTTCAGGAAATAAGTGATGCGTCTATAATGAAGCAATTAGCTTTGGATGAATCTGATTGGTCAGATATGGTTGCTGAAATGCGTCAAGATAATCAAGTACTTCGAAAAGAACGTGATTCTTATAAAGAAATAAATCGTATTTTGTTGCAAGAAAATATAGATTTGAAAGATTACATCGAAGAACAAAATATAGATACAAAACCTAATTTAAGGGATTTAAAACAATTATATTCTGTATTTTCCGATGAATCAGAGGATGAAAACATTGAGGAGGTTGGTTCTGATGAGTCAGATAATACTTCCATATAATGATGATTTTAGTTTAGATTATGATAAAGATTTTTATAGTGATTATGGAATTTTTGTAAAACCGATTGTTTATCCTATGTCTACAAGAAAAATTGAATCTTTGCTGGAAATAGCTAAAATGCAAAAATACTTTCAATGCAATCCAGTACGATTCATTGATTTGATGTTTAATATAGAACTTCTTGATAGCCAGACATTAGCAGTCCAAAAAACATGGATATGTCCTAATTCATTATTAGTATGTACTCGTGGATGGGGAAAATCAACAGTGATCGATTTATCTATTATGTCTAAAGGTATGTGCTTTAACAATAACTGGACATATATTGCTAGTGGTAGTGGTTCACAGGCAGAGCAAACATTTACTACTTTGGAGCGTCTTGCAAATGATAACATTGATACTTTCACAGGTTCTACAGGCAAAGTATTTAAAAATGAAATTGAGATAAAAAATGCAGCAGGTGATGGTTTCTCACATTCGTCTAATGGATTTAATTATTCTTTATATAATGGTGCTATGACACAAACGTTGAATTCTAATATAGATGCCAAACGAGGTTACCGTGGCTCAGTGGTTTTTGATGAAAGTGGTTTCTTATCGGAAGAAATGATGAATGTTTATGGTGCTTTTGCTGCTGTTAACAGAAGTATGAAAACAGGTAAAGATGAAAGTGGTAAATCAATTGACCCTATTAGACAGCGTTGTTTTCCACAAGATATGCCATATCAGAAAATTTATATAAGTTCTGCTTCAAGCACAGATACAAAATTTTTTGCCTTATATCGAGATTTTGCAAAGAAGCAAATTATGGGCGATCCTGATTTTTGTGTATTACATATAGATTGTGAATTAGCATTTAAACCTACTTTACATGGCGAATTGATTGCTCCTCTTCTGTCTCGTTCAACTGTTCAATCAGAAATGAGGACAAATCCTGAAAAGGCCAGACGAGAATATTATTGTCAATTTACTACTTCTGCTGGTGCAAATGCGATTATAAAAAGAGGTGTTATTACACGTAATGAAGAAATAAGAAAACCTCTTCTATATAATGATACAGGAGATAAACGTTTCGTTATATGTTACGATCCTGCTAGAAGTAGAGATAATAGCGTTATATTGGTTGGGGAAATTTATGATTATATAATGCCAGATGAATCTATTGATAAAAGAATGCGATTAGTTAATTGTATTAATTTAGTGGATGTTGGAAAGAAAACCAAATCACCAATGCAAACGCCAGATCAGGTTGAATATTTAAAACAAGTTATACTTGATTACAATGGTGGTGCAGATGCATATGGGAATATTGTTGGTGTTTTTATTGATGCAGGTAGTGGTGGTTCCGGTGTAAATATCGCAGATTATCTTATGCCGGACTGGACAGACAAGGCGGGAATTACACACAGAGGATTAATTGATAAAGAGTATTCAGCTGACTATGTAAAAAAATTTCCTAATGCAGTAGATAAAGTTCATCTAATATCTCCTACTGCATATAAATCTGAAATGTATGAAGCCTTAATAGAATTAATGAATCAGGACAAAATTAGCTTCACTGCTCCATATGATGGAAAAGGAAATTTGACAGTTTTTGATGTGGATGAAAAGAAATTGAATTCTGAAAAAGAAAAAATCACTAATAGATTAAAACGATTAAAATTATCAAAAGAAGAATTTGATAGACAATTAGATGAAGAGTTAAATCATGTACAATCTGTAAAAACTAAGGTGATTAAACTAGATTGGCAAGATGAATTGGCATTAGTAAACATAGATGCTTTAAAAGAAGAACTTGTAAATATGGTTCGAAAGAAAAGAGAATCTGGTAAGGATTCTTTTGAGCTAACACCAGAAAAAGCGAATAAAATGCATGACGACCGTGCGTATACAGCCGCATTAGCCGCAAAAGCTCTTATGGATGAACGTAGAAAATCTATTATGAATAGAAAACGTAAACCTTCTACTAATCTTGCATCTCTCCTCCCAATCAGAACACCGAAACGTAAATCATATATCTAATCCTTAATCTAATTCTCTCATTTTATCAATTTCAATCTAGATTTGCATAAACTTTCACATATACATCATATCACAATACATGTCAATAGTCAAGTATATGTAAAAATAAACAAATGATTTTTTAATTACAAAACAATTTAAAATAAAAGGAGGTGCGCCCATGGGACGACCAAAGGGAAGCAAGAATAAACCAAAGGTGACAGAAAGTGCACCTTCTACAACCTCAAATAATTCTATATCTACTCCCAAACATACTGTAGCAGAAATGAAGGAATGGTATGCTAAGAATTCAGAGAAAACTAATCAAGCATTTAAACAAATTCGAGATGTAACAAAAACAACCAGACAGACAACACTATCTTCTTATAACAAAGATACTGTTATATCATATCTTCAGAACATCTCTTCTAATGAAAATAATCTTCGAAATTTATCCAGATATTTATTCTACAGATCACAAGTCTATTTCAGATTAATTATGTACAATGCTACAATGTTTGATTTAAATGCACGTACTGTTGTACCACCATTCAGTTTAACAGAAGACAATGATCCAGATTCAATTTTACAGTCATATTATGAATCTTTACAATGGTTAGATAGAATGAATTTACAGCATGAGTTTCTGTCAGTATTTATTAATAATTTTATAGAAGATGTGTATTATGGATGTTGTTGGATAGATGAAACAGGAATATTTGTACTTCAACTTCCACCAGAATATTGTAAGCTTACTGGTAAATATTTTACAGGTGATTTTTCGTTTGCGGTGGATATGAGTTATTACAAAAAATATGAATATTTAATTGAATATTTAGGTGAACCACTTTCTTCTATGTATTCAGCTTATGGTGGAGATAACTCAAACAAATGGCAACAAATGCCAGATGAATACGCTTTATGTACGAAATACCGATTAGAGTCATGGGAAACAGTATGTCCACCATATAGTGGTTTGTTTTTGGATTTAATTAACTTACTTGATTTAGCTGATATTCAAGCTGTCGCAGACGCACAGCAAATATATAAATTGATTGTTGCTACTCTCCCAAGAATCGATGGAACAGATATACCAGATGATTGGGCTGTTGATATAAATACTGCATTAGAATATTATAAAAAATTATCTTATTCATTACCTGATTATGTTGGTGATGTTATCACTCCTATTCCATTAGATGTATTATCATTTTCTGATGACCAAGCATCTGATACTACTAAAATTCAGAAAGCAACAAAAGAAGTATTAAATACTTCTGGCGGAGCGCAAATACTCAACTCATCCAGTATTTCAGGTGCTGAGGCTTTCCGAGCGGCGACACGCGCTGATACAGAACTCGCTATTTCTAGTTTATTAGGACAAGTTCAAGGATGGGTAAATCGTATGCTTTCATATCTTGTTAGTAATCCAGCAAAAGTTAAATTCTTCGAAGTATCCGCATATACTAAAGATGCGTTTAAAGAATCAATGCAAAAAGATTTAAATTATGGGTATGTTAGCTCTTTGGCCATTAATTCGTTAAATGGATTTAGTGAATTAGATACATTGGCATTAAATTATCTTGAAAAAGATGTATTAAATCTCAACGAAAGATTTACACCTTTACAAACTGCATCAACACAATCTGGTGGTGCAACAGATGAAGGCGGAGCACCGACCAAAAGTGATACGGAGATTAGTACAGAAGGTGACAAATCGCGAAATAGGAGATAAATAATATAGAACGAGGTAAAGGATATGAAAAAAAGTACTCTCCCATTTATTAAAACAACAGATAAAGAAACAATGAATAAGTTAAAAGATTTAGGATTTCAAATGGTAGATTGCAGTGGCGGTGTTTGGACATTTATAAATGACACAGATACTAAATTATCATTTGATACCGGTAAAATTACATACTCAAATAAGTTGTGTTTCTAATTATATAAATTGCTTAATAACCTCATCTTTTAGATGGGGTATTATTATACCCAAATTTTAGAGGAAGGAGGTTAATAAGAAGAAATGTCAAAGAAAAAACTTTTATTTATAGAAGATTTATATGATTTTTATTTAAATAAATATAAACGTTCTACACATTTTAGCGCAGAAAAATCTGGTCAACCGTTAGTCGTACAAGTTCATGGACAGGTCAAATTTGATAAAGATAATAAAGATACAGAAGGATTACTTCCGGTACATTTACAATCATGTCATACCAATCTTAACGTAAATGGATCAAATATTGATGAGGATACAATGGAAGCTGCTCTTCCATCATTTAGTAATAGACCAATTCTTGGTTATATTCATAAAGTTGTAACAGATGAGAATCCTGATGGACAATGGGAATTTTATAGCCACAACATGCATGAAGATGAAGATGGCGAACTAGTTTATGACGAATATCCTATTGGTATTATACCAGAAAGCTGCAATGCTAAATTAGTCTATGATAAAGACAAAAAGAAAACGTATTGTGAAGTTGATGGATATATTTTTGAAGAGTATTCTAAGGCTGCCGAAATATTAGAAAGAGAAGGTGAATGTTTTGTATCTGTAGAGCTTTCAATTCGAGAACTCAGTTATGATGCGAAACAGAAATTCTTAAATATTGAAGATTTTTGGTTTTCAGGAGTTACTATTCTGGGGAAAACACCACAGGGAGATTCTGTTCAACCCGGCATGCAAGGTTCCAATATTAAATTATCTGATTTCAGCTCAGAAACTAACAGCATGTTTTCTAATTATGAATCAAAAATGATTGAACTACAAGAAAGACTCGAAAAATTAGAATCTACTTGTTTCAATAATAAAGAGCAATTTTCTGCTCAACAAATACCATCTAAGGAAGGAGGAAATGAAGAAGAAATGAATAAATTTGAGGAGTTACTGAAGAAATATAATATATCTGTTGAAGATGTAACATTTGAATACTCAGAATTGTCAGATGAAGAATTAGAGGCAAAATTTAAAGAAGCCTTTGAGGATGATTCTACAGAACCTTCTGGAGATGAAGGTGAGACAGATGATACAAATGATGATGAAAGCACTTCCGAAACAGAGGAAGGTGAGACTTCTGATGAACCAGAAGAACAGACTTTTGAAAAAATGACACGTACCTTTGAAATTTCTCATGATGATATTCGTTATGCATTGTACAACCTTTTAAGTTCATATGAGTCCACAGATGACGACTGGTATTATATAAGTAGTGTATATGATACATATTTTGTGTATGAGAATTGGCGTGGAGATAAGATTTATGGCCAGAAATATACAAAAGAAAATGATAATGTAGCTTTCGATGGAGAACGTTATGCATTACATAAAGAGTATTTAACAGATTCGGAGTATGCAGAAATTAATGATATGCGTTCAAATTATGCTGCTATTAAAGAAGAACTTTCTAAGTATCAAAATGCAGAGATTCATGCTCAGAAAGAAGCAATTATTTCTGATAAAAAATACTCTGTTCTTACAGAAAAGGATGAAGAGGGTAACTTTAAGAATGAAGCATACGCAAAATTAGTTTCTGAAATGGATAACTACTCTCTCACTGATTTAGAGAAAGAGTTAAAGTCAGTATTTGCTGATTATATTACAAGTGGTGGACAGTTCGCCTTTAACGGTAAACCAGAAGAAAAACCTGTAGTAAATCAAAAGATATTTGCAGCACCTTCAAAAGATAATACACCAAGCAGATATGGAAATTTATTCAAACATAATTAAACAAAAAAACACAATTCAGATCGCTTTCAAGCGGTCTTTTTTATTTATCAAAATTTAAGGAGGAATAGTCATGGCAATTAAATTTACAATTGAAAAACATCATGTTTGTTTTCCAACTAAAGTCCTCTCTGGTCAGGTTGGTAGAACACTTAACATGGTAATTAAAACAGATACAGACAACGGTACAGTTGTTGGTAAAGGAGCATATGTATCTTTTGATCAGTATGAAACAGCCGCTGCTCCGTCCACATTTGAGGGCGAAATTCTTGAACAGGCTGCAGATGGTAACTGGTATGTAGAAGTTAAGAAAGTTGACGTAAATGAACCAGCTATTTTAATTTATGAAGTCCCAGTAATTGCTGAACAGAATTATGATTCTAGATTCAAAGCACTTTCAAATTTCTTCAACGAAGCAAGCTCCACAAGAACAAAAACAGTTAGAGGTTATGTGCTTAACGTAACAGATGTTTATGAATTAAGTGAAGATGCTTTTGAAGGTACACCTGAAAAAGGAAAGAAAGTAACTATTAACGGCCAGAAACATAAAGTTGTCACTGAATAATAAAGGAGGAAAGTACAATGGGAAAAATGAATTTTAGTACAAGAACATTAAATGTTTTCTCCGAAATGGGAACGACTTACGATGAACTTAAAAATCTCATGTTTGATCTTTATAAAGGAGAACTTGGAGAAGGTGTTTCAAAAGCAGATGCTGAAAGAACACTGAGGGAAGTATCACAGAAAATTTTTGGAATTACAGAAAAATCTTCTAAGAGAGATCGTAAGAGAGCCTATGAAGAGAATGGACGTCAGTTCTTTGATGTAATTGAGGAAGTAGCTGACTGGACAGTATCAACAGGTCTTAAAGAAAATGAATGGTTTAACGTTCTTGTAAATTATAAGAATATGAAAGATGGTGATGAAAACCTCTTCTATCAGGAACATGATGAAGTTATTCTTTCTATCGCAAGAATGGGTAAGAGACATCATGATACAATGCTGCAGAGATTGCCAGAAGGTTCTACATATAAGGTAGAAACAGATCTTTATGGTGCAGCTGTAGGTGCAGATATTGATAGATATATTCTTGGTAATGAAGATTGGACAAAGCTTATTGATAGTATTACAAAAGCTTTCGTAATAATGATTCAGGATCTTATTCTTACAGAAATCCTTGCTGCTCCTGAAAAGTTACCAGTTCAGACTGGATTTGTTGAAACAGGTGCTCTGAATGATAGTACAAGAAAGAAATTTAACAAAATGCTTCAGAATGTTTCTATAGCAAACGATAATGCTGAAGTAGTTGTAATGGGTACAAGAGCAGCCCTTCAGGAACTTGAGAATCTTGTAAAAGTTGATTGGATTGCAAATTCTCAGAAAGAAGCTGTAGCAACTATGGGTCGTCTTGGTAATTATGGCCCTTATCAGCTTGTTGAAATTCCACAGAGATTTGTAAGAAATAAAGTTGGACAGAATGTATATGATGATGACACACTTTTAGCATTTGCATCTGGAGATAATAAACTTGTAGATATGATCGATGTTGGTGAAACATTAATTGACGAAATTACAGAGCGTGGAGAAGCCAATGGTAGAATTGACGATATCATGAAATACGAAGTTCAGAGAGAACTTGGTGTTGCTACACGTCTTGGTCGTTATTTTGGTAAGTGGAAAATCACAGCTTAATTTAATTTATATAAGAATTGCGGAGGGTGTTTATTAAGCACTCTCCTATTTTAGTGAATAAAAGGAGACAGAAAAAATGGCAACAGCTACAAGAAGAACAATTACGAAATCGACAACACCTGCGAAAGTTAGTGTTGAAACTGAAGCAGTTGAAGTAAAAGAACCTATCGTTAAAGAACCTGTTAAGCCAAAAAAGACATTCACAGATTCTGATTATATTTTATGCAGATCGGTAACTTCTGGTGGATTAAATATTACTTCTCAGTCTGGCAATTTATACGAGTTTGCAGATTATGGTGAAGAATGTGATATCAACTACAGAGATTTGGTTACTTTGATTCGAAGAGGTTCTGATCACGTATTCTTACCTAGATTCATTATTCTTGATGACGATTTCTTAGAAGATTTTCCTACGGTTAAGAAAGCTTATGGAAAAATGTATACACGAGAAGATTTAGAGGAAATTCTCACATTACCAAATAGTCAAATGAAACGTGAGATTGAAAAACTTCCAAATGAAACAAGAGAAGTCATGAAGAATCTTATATCAACTAATATTGCTAATGGTAAGTTAGACAGTATTTCTAAGGTAAGAGAATTATCAACAATTTTTGGTTCAGACTTTAATCTGCTTAGTGACTTATTTATAAAGTAATTTTCGGAGGTGTATCATGACCTACGAAGAAATTTACTCTCAGTTTTATTCTAAACAAACTGATCCTACTTTTTTTAAAAAATATTCTAAAGAAGAAGCATATGATTTAATGAAGAATTGGTTACATAGTTTAGTTGGTACACCATACATTAGAAAATGCTTCTCTTCTATTACTCTTGATGACAATATACTCGAATTAACGTTTAAATTAAATCTTTCCATAGATGATGAATCAGATAATTATTTTGTAAAAGATGTTTTTGCTCAAGGAATGGTTATTTGTTGGGAACAGCAGAAAATAGACAAAATTACTAATATGGCAGCCGTCCTTGGTGGCAAAGAAGAAAAATCTTTACTTAATAATTATAAAAATAACATGACTCGTGTAAAAACACTGGAAGTCAATTTACGTAAATTCATTCGAGATTATGGATATGTATACAACGAATATATAGGTGAACAGTAATGCGGCACTTATATGGATATTTTTCAAAGAAACAAATCAAGAGTACAAAAGAGTATCTACGAAAACGTATCTTTTTTCTTTTAGTATGTGTTGATCCTAACACATCTGAAGGACTGGAATATGTAGATGTAAATGCCTGTTTTAAAGGTTTACTTTATAAAATTGGAGGTTTGAATAAATTATTAAGAAGACCTCCAGAATTAGTAACAGCATTGAGCTTACTTCAATCAGCGCAAATGGAATATAATAGTCAGCATTTTGAATTTGAAAATTATAAAATGTTGATATTAGAAGCCGGTGCTGAAATTGGAAAGATAAAGGAGGTTTAGCCATGCCCTCTTTTGAAGATATGCAAAGAAAATATACTTCTGTTGGTACTATTGGCCAACAACTAAAAATAATGGCAGATGAAGTAATGCAGGAAACGATGGATAATGATCCACAAACTAAACAAGCTTATCTTTATGATTACTATCATGATGATCAGGTCGAATTAGAATATGGATATAATCCTGCTTTATCAGAAACAAAAATACCTATAAAGGTAAAATTTATTGTTAAGTCGTATAAAACGTTTGCAAAGGATGACGTAGACTATCATATTATGTTCGAACCTGATGCATGGAATTCTATGAACTTTAAACCAAATTGGTTTGAAACAAATTACCAGAAGTTAGGAATTCATTTTCCTGTTGGTCTATATTGTGACATTCCTGATGATAGAGGTGTTTATCATAAATGGTTAGTTGTTTATGAGGAACCTGCAAATCAATTTCCAAAATTTGGTATTCTTAAATGTAATCATAGATTTATGTGGATAGAGAAAGATGGGACTAAGAAAGTCAAACATAAAGTATGGGGAATCAATGCAACACAGAACTCATACACCAGTGGTGTGTGGAGAGATTACCGCTTTCAATCATATGATGACCAGGGAAAATTCTTTTTACCATGGAACCCAATTTCCTCAACATTACGACATAATACAAGAATCATTATATCTATGCTTCAAAAAAATCCATGGGCTTATATAATTACAAAAGTAAACGATACGGCCACAAAAGGTATGGTTGAAGTCACCGTTAAGCAGGATAAATTTGAACCGGAACATGATTATGTACAACTAGATCCATCTGCTCCTGATTACGGAGACATGTATGCGGATTTATTAGAGGATACAGTAACCGCAACAGAAAAAGATGAAGTCAAAGGTGTAAATCTTCATGGATATCAATTGTCTATTCAGGCAAAGAATAATCTTGTCAAACTAAATAGTGTAAAAATTCTTGAAGCCCATATCACAGATGGAAATGATAAAGATATTACATCTAAATGTAATGACATGGAATGTAAATGGGAGATAAAATTGGATAATGATGAAACTGGAATTTTATCTACTCCTCTTCTATCTTTTGATACTGATTATATGACTAAAAATAAATTTAAATGTAAATTCAAATTCTTGGGTGATGAAAAATATCTATCTCAGAATTTAACAGTAAAATGTATTGTTGGTAAACTTGAATCTAATATTATATTAGATATTACTGCTTTATAAGGAGGTGTTGTCTATGGCTGATATTGATCAAGAGATTCAAGAAATAATTGAATACAAAAAGAAAAAAGAAAAAGACAACATCTACTATAAAGAATTGATCAAAAATAAATTGATCAATAATAAAAAAATAATTCATTCTCTAAATAATCCAGAATTAGATGAGGATTGTCCATCTGATTATATGGGTGATAATATTCGCCCATTCTATATGTTCCCTGAGACTCAGAAAATTCCAAAGCATTATATTTGTTTCGAAACATCATTTAATGAAGTACCAAAATATAATAATACTTCGAAAATAGGTCAAGTAATATTTTATGTACTATGTGACATCAAAGATATATTTGATAAATCTTCTGGTATTGCAAGACATGATTTAATTGGCGCTTTAATTGTAGATGAATTTAATTGGTCAAATATATTTGGGACTCAGATACATCTTATTTCTGACAAACCTACTGTAACTGATACATATTATGCAGGTCGTACTCTTATTTTTGAACAGACTACTCCAAATTCAATTGCTAAAGGTGGTTCATTGTATAACACTTCAATTAGAAGAGGCTAATTAATGGCTAAAGATAATAAGAAGAAAAATAAAAAGGAAAAGGCTGAACCACATAAGAAAAAGGAGTATAAATTTGATTTTGATGAATTGAAAATGTATTTCAGAGAACCACATTTAGTTAAAATGCCAAATGATGAATATATCGAAATACGTCAACCATCAATAGGCGAAATAATAGAGATGGGTGATAGAGAAGTATATGCTGCTATCTCACCATTCATTACAAATACAACTGCATGTAGAGTCCAGTTATGGGATGCTGGTGAAGATTGGAATAAAATTTCTGACTTTAAACTATTCTCTGCTTTAGTTACACATACAGATAATGTAGATTTTTTATTTAAGAAAGTTACTTTTGTAAATAACCCTGAGTATGATGATTCTCTCTCTGAAGAGAAGAATCGTGAATTAGGCCAAGAAAAAATAATAAAACTATACAGCAAAATTGATTTTACGAAACTAGATATCTACGCTAAACAGCCCATCGAGAATACTTGCAAAACAAAAGAAATATGTTTGTATGATCCAAAGCAGAATATTCTTATTGACGAAGAAACATATATGCATATACGTGAATACGTAAGAATGATATTTAACCGTTATCCCAAAGAAGAATTCGCAAAAGGAAAGACAACTAAGCTTTGGATTATAGGTGAAGAGAAAGAAAAAATTAAACGAGAAACTGAAAAGAATGATAGGAAATCTCATTCTGTACTGCTTCCGATTGTATCTGGTTTACTTAATCATCCAGGATTTAAATATGACCTAGAAGGTATGAAAAATCTTGGAATTTTTGCATTTATGGATTGTGCCAAACGATTGCAAGTATATGAAAAATGTACTGCTTTTCTTAAAAGTATTTTCTCAGGCATGATGGATACAAGTAAATTTGGAGAAGAAGAATTAAATAGAAAGATAAACTGGTTACGAGACATCTATGAAGATGATGACTTGTAACTTTTTATTTTATAAAGAAATATTATGAAAGGACAAAGGTGAAAATATGAGTTTTAGATTAAATAACATTATTTTCGACAGAACAGTTGGTGCAACTGTATCTGATAAGACTACAGGAAAAGTTAAGGCATGGTTATCTCAGCTCTCTAACATTTCTCTTAATGTAAGCGCAGATCCAGTTGAGATTACTGATGCAATGGGTAGTGTAATTTATCGTAAATACAACGCTAAGTCACTTGAAATCACAGCAACAAATGCTTTTATCTCTGCTGATGTTGTTGCATTAACAAGTGGTACAGATATGCTTTATGCTGCACAGGAAGCTCCACTTAGATTCCCTAAGATTGAAGAGGTTCCTGTTGGTACAAAGACATTAAAAATTACAGGTTTTGTAACTGGTACTATGGAAGTATATGGTCTTACAGCAAGTGGTGCAACAAGCACAGAGGAATTTAGTCTGACAGCAGCTCAGGAAGATCATCAGTTTAAGATTGATACTGAAACATTAACACTTCCAACATTTAATGATGGTAGCATTGTTAAGTACTTAGTTAAATATACTCGTGATTCTAAGACTGCAATGATGGCTAAGAATTACGGAGACAAGTTCTCTAAGACAAGCGAAATCGTATTTAAGTGTCTTGCAGTTGATCCATGTGATAAGATGCTTCGTGCTGCATATATCGTAGTACCATCTGCTTCTATCGCACCAGATGTAGAGCTTACAATTGCAAATGGTGAATCTAACACAATCGACTTTAGTGCTCAGGCATTACTTGATATGTGTGCAACAGATAAGACATTGTTCTATATTGCTTTCGCAGAAGAAGATGTTGAAGATGATGACACAACTGTAGTCGGTGAATAATCTAAGTAATTTATAATTACATATTTAGGCTCGTCAGGTGTAACAGCTTGACGGGTTATTTGTTGTCATGATGACAACTTAACAAGATATTTGAAAATTATTATAAGGAAAGGAAAATTATCATGGCAAAATTAAATCGTAAATGTATTATATGTGGAACTCACTATTCTTATTGTCCACACTGCAGTGAAGATGCTAACAAACCAACATGGATGGCTATTTTCTGCGGTGAAAATTGTAAGGATATATATATGACATTAGATGATTTTAGAGATGGACGTATATCTAAAGAAGATGCACAGATAGTGTTAAACGGTTTAGACTTATCTCCTATTGAGAAGTTACCAAAGAATTTTCAGGAAATTTTTAATGAGATAATGGTTGAGGAAGATATAAAAACTATGGATGAAACAGCTATGAACGAAGTAGCAGAAGATACTGCTGACGCTGTAGATATCACAGAATTAAATAACAATAATGAAGAAGTAATTCAAGATGAGGTAAAAGAGATTAAAAAGCCACGAACACGTAGGGCTAAAAATAATGAATAGTGATTTTTTAAGAAAGGGGTGTAACTCGGTTGATGTATATAAATAATTGTATATATCGCACTATTCGGGTTATACCCCATTTTTTTAATTTTGAGTTAAAAGGAGAAATACATGTTAAGAGTAAGAACAAATTTAAAGCCCAGGGATTATATACTTGACGATGTTGTTAGAATTGTAAATCCTAAGCAACAGCTTTTATATATTAAGAATCAGATATATCCTATTGATATTTATACAAGTATCGATTCTAAAACAGGGAATGATATTTTGGTAATGATATTCTTGAGAAGCGAAACAACTGAAGCTTATATCAAATGGTGTAATTACGAGTTGGAGTAGGTTTTTAAAATGATAGATGAACGAACAAGAAAAAATTTAAAAGATTTCACAGTATTAAACGAACCTCAAACAAGAATATATATCATGCTCAATTCTACAGGTAAAATAAAAATAGGTAAATCTAAAGATATATATAAACGTTATCTCTCATTATCTGGAAGTAATAGCCAGGGAAATGAAATCATAAAAGTCTTAGTATCTCCACCTACATATTTATATACAATTGAAACTATTATGCATGAAAAATTTGCTACATATAGAATTCCTAATACAGAGTGGTTTTATGATGAGGATAATTCGTCTGGCGATGAATTGTTCACAGATGCTATTAAAGAATTAAGACTACTCTTCTCTTCTGATCAGTATAAATTATGTAATAGTGTTAGAGAAGAATTTACTAAGATGCATAATCGAGGTAACAATGACAACCAAAGACATCGAGAAAATTGCATATAAACATTTGTGGGCAAAAGGTAGATATCTAGTATTTGAAGTGGCAGCACCAAAAGAATTAGTAAATAAATATCATAGAGAACGTGTTGATCTATTAATGTATGAGACAACTGGTATATGGCGCTGTTATGAGATAAAGAATACTGTAGCTGATTTTCACTCTTCTGCTAAATTAAGTTTTTGGGGAGATTATGGTTATTATATATTAAATGCAGAGATATATAACAAAGTAAAAGATGAAATTCCAGATGGTATAGGGGTTTGGTTAGTATATAAACCAAATGGATCAAAAGGCTGGATGGAATGTGTTAAAAAACCAAAGAAAATGAAACGCTTATGTTCGCATGAAGCATTAATTTTTAGCTTGATGCAGGCACTATCCCGTGAATATAAAAAATATAGGAAGCTAATTGAGAAATAGAATATTTTAAACGAGGTAAAAGGAAATGATGACATTTACAATTGAGACTGGAACATATCAAGTTAATTATATAAAAGAGATATCGTTAGTATTCACGAATAAAAATACAGATGATATAGAGATTATAAAAGTAAATTATATTAAAGGATTTGATTTATATTTGGATGACATTGATTGTTCTAGATTACGATTTTCGTGCCTATATAATAATATTGATATGCAACGAAAATTCAATAATAAAAATTGGATAATTACAAATGTGCTTTTTAACTGTTCTATGTTCAATATTAATACTGGAAAAGGCGAAGATGCGACCATTGGTATACCAGGTAAGATGCACATAAGAAATTTGGATATCCATCATGATGTGGATGATGTAGATGAACTAAGTTTTGAGTTGGAGGGATTTATTAAATAATATGGCAGTTGAAGAACGAGAAAATTATTTAAAATTAACATTAGATCAGGATGTGCTTGATAAATATAATAAATATTATTTTACGATGCATCCAAAAGCAAAGAAAATTCCAATAGAGCATCCATACCACCCTTCTATAAATCAATGGTGTATTCTTCCACGAATTCAAATGAATGCGTTAAAACAAAAATGGAAGGATTTTGTAGTGTTTTGGATGAAATTAGAAAAGTTAGATGGTAGACAGTTAAGTGATTTTGATATTACAGTAACTGTCTTTTTCAATACAAAAAGAAGACACGATGTTGATAACCAGACAGGAAAATTCGTTTTTGATGGCTTCACGGCAGCAGGATTCATTGTTGACGATGATGAAAAGCATTTACATTCTCTCACGTTAAAAACGGGATATGATAAAGAAAATCCCCGAACAGAATTTGAATTTTTTATACATGATGATGTAGCTAAGTAAATTCACTTGGCTATTTTATATGATTTTTTAAACATTTGAGTTAAAAGGAGAAAATAATATGAGTGATATTAAAGTAGTTAAAACAACAGAATCAAAAAAGGTACATACAATTAAAGCATTTTGTAAAAAATATAACGACCTTAAATCCACACAAGCAAAAGGTGCTCTTATTGCAAGTATTTTAAAGAAAGATATGTATGTTCCATTTATAATGAAAGATGCACTTATGTCTAATATTGTTAAATGTACAATGCTTGACAAAGAAACAGGAAATATTAAAGTGAATTCATCTGCTGAATATCTGTTACTGATCAGAGTATTTATTGAGCAGTATACATATTTAAAAGTTGAAACTCCAGGATTTTTTGAAGAATATGATGAGCTTGTAAAGAGCGGATTATTTGATTTATTGATTGTCGGTAATGAAAATGTTGAACCTCTTATCCCGAGAGCTGAAATAACAGAATTTAAAAATCTATTGAATCTAAAGAAAAATGATCTCATGACAAATCAATATGAACCACATGCATTTATCACTTGTCAGGTAGATAGATTTATAAAATTAGGTAAAGCTACTCTCTCACCAGTTGTTGATGCTATAACAAAGAAAATTGAAGGTTTATCAAATGAAGATATTGCAGATATAGCAGCTAAGTTTCAGAATTTATTATCTACATTGCAGAAAGATCCAGGAAATAAATGATGACAGTAATTATAGGATTTATACGTGGTATATTATTTTCATGGTTTCTATCATGGTTTGGCATAGACAATGTATTTATAGATATTTTCCAACCATTTGTAAAAACCACATTAACGACATCGTATTTTTATTTTGTGTTTGGAATGATAGGTGTGATTTATTCTATAATAGATGAATATGGACAGGAAATAATTAATAAGATAATTGATTTTTGTACAGTGCCGGGAGGTCATGGAATGTATAGAATCAGCCCAGCACTGTTAGGTGGTCTTATAGGTATTGGAATTGATTTAATCATAGTGGCAATACTATCAGCAAGATAAAAAGGAGACTTAGCATGAATGACGTAATATGGTTTACTAAAAATGGAGTAATCGTTATAAGTAATAAAACTTTAAATAACAATGTCAATAGAATTTCTTATACAGAAGAATACCTTTCCAAAAAAATAGATCAAGCATACAACGCTGGCAACGGAAAAGAACTCGTATATTGGGCGAATATTTATGAGGAAGAATATGGTTTCGGAAATATAATTTACTAAGATATTTTGATATATCCTTCTAATTTTAATTCTCGTATGAGTGTTTTAAACAATTTATATACATTCTGAGGCGTATTATATCCTATTCTTTTTATAGAATTATAAATAATAGATTGTGACTTATACATGTCTTTAGCGTTAATTTTCAAAATGTTTAACAATTGCTCTATTTCGTGTGGTTTATCATATAAGAATCTGATAAATGCTATTTTACAGCACATATAAACATATTGATTAATTTCGTAAATAAAATTATTTGTAATGGTATCAGTCTTAGAAATTAATATAAGCTTTTTCATTGTATTAATTGATTCGGTTAAATCTTTTGGATTGTAAAAATAATTAACGTTATTTAACCGTTCAGTAACATCTAAATCTAAAACAACTGACGAAATAGCTGCTGCTAATTTAGTGTATTCTGACAAAGTAGCTTGCACATAAGGAAAACCACTATCTATTTGTACACAGTGAAAAAATTCATGTAAAAATTCATATTCCATTTGATTAAAATCAGATTCTTGTTTAACTTCAATTACATATCTGTCAGGAATTGAAGTATTAAGTTGTGAACGATTTTTTGTTACAAATACATTGATTTTATTCCTTTGGGGATTTTTATAATCATAGTCAAAAATAATGTGTTTTGCTTGTGATGAAAGATTGTCAATAAATTCTTGATTAGTCATAGATATATCTCCTATTGTTATTATTTCGTATCTTCCTAGTCTTTATAAAAAAGAGTATTTAAACTCTAATAATTTTAAAATATAATTCTTGACGTAATTTAAATAATTATATGGAACTATTATATCACAATACAATATAAACATCAAACATGCTCTATAGGTGTCACAGCTTATAGGGCTTTTTCTTATACAAAAATATAAATAAAACAAAGAATACATGGAGGTGAATTGGATGGGAAAAGGATTTTCTGGGATTATAAAGAAATTAGATCATTTACAAAAAAATATTGCTAATGAAGTAGCTCCAGAAATAAATGAGTTATTTATAGAGTCTGTTGATAGAGCTTTGGTTGACTATTATAACAGTTATTCACCGTCATTATATCAAAGAACGACAAATTTCTTTAATATTGCAAATACGCCAGAAACTTCTGGAAGTAATAATGTTCTTACATTGCGAGTTGATAATTCTACTATGTCTGATTATCCAGGATTTGAAATACCACCTTATCCATCATATGAACGGAAACCATTATATGCAGATACAGCTTTTGAATTTATGTTTGAAAATGGTGAACATGGTCATGGCAGTTGGAATATGGCTAACTCTACTCCTCCAAAGACTCTTGTAGATAAAGATATCCAAAGCGGCTTTGATGAAAAAGCACAAAAAATTATAAAAAAGAAAGCGATGGAATTATTAAAATAAGAGAGGTGATTAAATTATGGCATCAGCCGATTGGAAAGTTAAAATTGAATTAGATATAAATGATTTAAGAAGTGAGCTATCAGGACTTGAGAAAGAAATAGATGGACTTACAAAAGAAAAACATAAAATCGAATTAGGCATTGATACAAAAACACTTGATAGTGCTATAAAAAAACTTGATAATATGCTTGATAATCTTGGTAAAGGTACTGGTGATTTTAAGCAATTTGAAAAGTTAGATCAAGAGATAACAGAAGCAGCATCAAGTATAAAAATGTTACAAAAAGCATTTGGATCATTAGGTAATGAATCTGGTGCGAAGTCACTTCTTTCTTCTATTCAAAGTATAGACAACTCTTTATCAAATCTAAGTAATAATATTTCGAGTATAAATAGAGAATTAATTAACACTAGTGATAACACAACAGATATTACAGTTAAATTATCTTCTATTCAAACAGCATTTTCTGGTATTGAATCTAGTTTATCTTCTATGAGAAAAGTATTCTCTGACGTTGGTGATGGAGAAGAATTCTCACCGTTGCTTAATACAGTTAAACAGGTTGAAAATGCTATTAATGGACTCCAATCAAGTATAAAAGGTATTGGTCTTAATTTAAACATTGATTTTGGTTCCAATTCTGAGATGGAAGCAAAAGTACAATCTAAGATATCAAATGCGTTGCAGGCTTATCAAAGATTGTTTAATGAAATTAAAATGTCTGGTGTTGGTGGAGAGGTAGTAAATAACAAGTTTTTTGATTTTGATATAAATCAATTTGATACGCCAATGAGTAAACTGCAAGCGTATAGAAAGTTCATTTCTAATATGCAAAAAGAATTAAAATCTCAATATGGCGGAAAAGATATACTAAAAAAATATACAGATATTTCTTACTGGAATGAAGCTTCTGCTGCTATGTCTCAAGTAACCAGAGCTTTTAACGAGATGAACGCTTCAAAAGATGCTTCTCCACTAGACGGATTATTTGGCAAAACAGATCTAACGGAAATTGTTGGACAACTTGAATTAATTATAGAAAAACTTCAAGAACTCTCAGTTGTTGCAACCAATTTATCTACAAAATTTGATAGTTTCAATGTGACTACTTCTGTAGAAGAGATAAATAAATTAACTGAAAAAATAAAAATACTTGAAGACGAATTAAGTAAATTGAAATCAACACCCGTGAAAGACTCTTCTACTCCATCAACTGAATCAGCAGATTTAGAGAAAGTACAACAGTCTGCTAAAGACGCTGCAAATGCCAAAGAGTCGTTTGTAGAAGCAAACAATAAAGTTGCTTCTAGTGTTGATGGGTCTGTATCTAAATTACAAGAAGAAGCTGCTCTATTCGATCAGATTGCTAAGAGTGCTAAAAAAGCCGCGGAAAATAAGAATGCTTTTTCTGATACTAATAAGAAAGTAACTGACAGTGCTGAGAAAACGGACGAGAAAGTAAAATCAGAAAGAGAAGGAATGTCTTCTGGTATCAGCGGATATGCAAAAAACACCAAAGACGATTTTGAAACCATCATGTCTCTTGCTAAGTCTGCTAACAAAGATGCAACAGAATCTATTGAAAAATGGAAATTGTTAAGTCAACAAGGTAGAGTTGGAGATGATTCTTTTTCTGCAAAATTTCAAAAAAATAATGGTCAGACTGAAGATTGGTATTTTAAGAGGAATGACAAAGGAACATATGATATACAAAAATACTTATCTACAGATTATGCAGGATTTGAAAAAGAGATCATATCTGCTGAAAATAAATTAAGAGATTTACAACAGACAAAACTGAAAATATTATCTAAATCTCCTAATGCTTCCACTTCTGGAATTGATGCACAAATCAATGCACAACAAGAATATGTTAATCTCCTTGATAAGACGGCTCAATATCTGAGAAATAATAACGAGACTCTTTTAAAAGGTCAACAAATTGAAGTAGCCAGGAACAAGGCCGCTGAAGAATATTATCTAAAGCAAGGTACGAAAGATGATGTAAAAAATGCTAATGCGTTAGCAAAGGCCGAAGAATCTCGTGCAAAAAATATAGAGCAATCTAATCGTTTATTAAATCGTTATCAAATTAGAGCCGATGCAACGGAAGCTACATATACAAAAATTCCAGGTAAGGATAGATATGTAAGTAATACAAATGACTTATCTGAATTATCTGAGAAAAAAAATAAAATTCAATCTCTTATTTCAAAATTACATGACCAAGGACGTAATTCTTCTAATGAGGAAAAATATCTTGAATTGGAGAAATTAATTGCTGAATATCAACGTCTCGCACAAGAAAAGTTAAAAGCAAATAATCCTTCTCAGCAAAAGCTTGGTGGAACTGACTTGGCAGTGGCTATTTCGGAACAAGTTAAACAGTATAATGATTTAATTGCCAAATCAGAAAAATATGGTGATGTTACAAGTCATATAACAGAAGAATTAAAAGCACAAAGAGATTTGATTGCTGAAAAAGATCAAAACGGTATTTATGTCGCTAGAAAGAAAAAAACTGATGGTAGTGAATTTACTGCAGACGATTATTACTCCGCTAGAGATATCTATAAAATAAAAAAGTCTGAATTTGGATCGTATGAAAAGGCTCAGAAAGAGCAGTCAGCTAAAAATATATCAGAAGCTAAACAATTAAAAAATGATTGGGATACAGCAGTAAAGGCGCTTAAAGAGTATGAAGCAGCTGTTAGTAAACTAAATACATTAAAAGCATCTGATTACGGAAAAAATCAGAAGACGAATGAAATTGAAAATCAAGAGCAAAAAGTAAAAGAATTAATTCCACTTTTTAAACAAGCGCAGGAAATAATTGAACATCTTACACTTCCTGAGAATTTTGGGAAAATTCCTGTATCGTCTTGGGGTGAATTTGTTGATGTTATTAAAAGATTAGAAACAGCTTCTAACGGATCAACGGAATCCATAGCGAAATTAAATGATGCAATTAGCAATTTTAAAGCGTCTACTATGAAAAGCATCGATGATGATATTAAGAAATATCAAAACCAAGTTAAGAAAAGTACAAAAAATTCAGATACTTTCAAAATGAGCGAAGGTTATCAAAAAGCAATAAATGATTTAAACGCCGCTATTGAGAAATTGGAAAAAGTTAAAGCACAACTTGGCGATAAACCTATTCTTTCAAAAGAAGATATAACTACTCTCAAAGAAGCACAAGATAGTGCCAAAAAAGCATCACAGGAAGTACAAAACTTTTCTTCTTCCGCTAAGGGTATGAAAGGCGTTTCTATTGAAAAAGAAATAGCTAAGATTAATCAGGCATTAGAACAAAATCCTAGATATTCAAAAGCAGCCAAAGAAGCTTTAAAAGAATTAATTCGTGAATTAGAATCAGGCATTTCTACTAAAGGTTTAGATGAGATTCATCAGAAATTATTACAAATTCAGAATGATGAAACTAAAGCTGGCAGATCTGGAAAAGGTTTAATTGATGTAATCAAAGAGAAACAATGGTATGGTCTTGCTTCTCAGATTGCCGGTATGGTGAGCTTGTATGATGTGTTTGATTGGTTTAAAGAGGCTGCTTCAACAGTTACTCAATTAAACTCTGATATTACAGATTTAGCAAAAGTTTCAGAAGCTAGTACTTCTCAAATCTATAAAGACTTTAGCAGTTATGCTAATATAGCAAAAGATATTGGTGGTACAATTTCTGACACAATTTCAGCAACTGCAGCATGGGCCAAAAATGGATATAATATTCCAGATTCAAAAGAACTCGCAAGAGTTTCACAACTTTATAAAAACGTTGGAGATAATATAGATATTGATACTGCTAATGAATCTCTTATCTCTACATTAAAAGGTTTTAACATGGAAGCCGATCAAGCTGAACATATTGTGGATATATTCAATGAGGTGAGTAATAATGAAGCAATATCATCTTCAGGTATTGGAGATGCCCTTCAACGTTCAGCAGCTGCATTTAATGCCGCAAATACGTCACTTGAAAAATCGGTGGCTCTTATAACTGCAACCAATTCTGTTGTACAAGATCCCAACAAAGTAGGTAATATGTGGAAGGTGGTTTCCGCACGTTTGCGTGGATCAGAAACCGAGCTTTCCCAGATGGGGGAAGACACAGACGGTCTTATTAAATCAACATCAAAACTGCAATCTCTTGTAAAAGGAATTACAGGTTTTGATATTATGAAAGATAAAGATACATATAAAGACGTTTATGATATAGTCCTTGGCATAAGTAAGAAATGGAGCGATTTGAATGATATAGATCGTGCCAGTCTTTTAGAAGCCCTGGCCGGGAAACAGCAAAGCAATAGTTTAGCAGCTGCTCTTTCTAACCCAGAACTTTTAGAGAAAAGTTACGAAGAGGCGTTAAATAGTGCAGGATCAGCCCAAAGAGAACAAGAAAAATATCAAGAATCAATCCAATATTCCATCGATCAGACCAAGGCGAAACTTGAAGAACTGTCAAACGATCTATTATCGTCTGATTTTCTTAAGAGTGCTATTGATGCTGGTGGTAAATTTATTGATATATTAGATATGATTGTAAAACATGTTGATATATTAAAAGTTGCTCTCGGTGGAATAGCTGGATACTTATCATTAAAGAATAATGTCGGTAGGGATAGAATGTATTCCCTCTTTTTTTTGAATATGCCGACAACATACATAATTTACTTTGGATACAAAGGTTTAGAGTATGTTAGTCGTGAAATACACGATGATAAACACCCAATAACGTCTGAATAGACTTACATGACATAAACATGTAACTGGGAAATATGTAAACTTTACACTACTCTCCTATTTTGGTAACAGAATAGTATATAGTAACAATGTGTAAATTCGTATGGTCAGGTCGGAAGCTTCCTTATATAATATAAAATACATAAGGAATAACCGCCACAGTAATGCTATGGGTGGAATATAATATATGAAATGATATTATATTCAATAGACATTCGGTACTAACATGGAGCGTAGCCATGAATTTATGAGTCAGGAACTTATCTCCTACTTCTACGTTTGTTTGAACCAGTAATCTCCTGGTTGATAAGATGAGATAAAATATTTGAGTTAAAAGGAGAAATAATAATATGTATAGATTTGATGGGAAGCCTTCTATATATCAAGGTGAAGTAGATTATTATGAATCAGATAGAGTTTACGAAATTCAAAATGAACTTTTGTTTTATATTAAGGAAAAAGGCTTGACAATAAGCCAAGCCACAGAAATACTAAAAGATTTGATTAATATACTGCCAAATTACGGCACTCTCATTACAGATATTGAATATGAGAAATTAACTGGTCGAGATCCGGCTAAAAGAGATTAATTCATAAATTCAATTCCTTTAGCATAGATTGTGTAATGAGTATAGATGAACATACGTTTCAATCTACTACTCTTTATCTGGCACGTACTCTATTAAATCGCCGGGTTGACAATTCAGCAGTTTACAAAGTGTGTTCAATGTTTCCTTGCTGGCAATCTCACCAGTTCTAATTTTCTGAATCTGTGCTTCACCCATTATTTTGTCTTTTCTTAATTTATAGGCCGAAAATCCTATTGTTTTCAATTCCTGCAATACATCCATTTTGTATCTTAACAATTTTGTACACCTCTTCTAATAATATAATATTATAATATCATATTGTATAAATAATAGCCAAGAGTTAAATACTAAATATAAGGTGTATTGAATAAAATAAAATGCAAATCCGATGTATAATAAAAGCAGAATTATTACATGAACTTATCTCATACTTCTGTTTAGGTTGATAAGGAAATAGAAAACATTGATTATATGAGGAGGTGCCTATTATGACAAAAGAATATACACAAACTGACAGAATAGACGACTTCCATTATTTTTTAAATCATTATAATGATTTTTTTAAAAAATATGGATATTGTTATATTGCTATCCGTTTTAAAGAGATATTAGGTATTTATAATAGTATGCAAGAAGCAATTAGTGTTTTGTCGAATCAATATAAAACTGGTGAATATATTATTCAAGAATGTAATGGGAATGAAAGTGGATACGCCTGCTATATTAATGAGGAAATCAGTAATGTCATCTACTCTAAATAAAATTGATTATGATCAAAAATTTGATGTGTTATATTATAATATATCCAATACAGAAAATTCATATGGAGATGAGATTGATGACAATATTGTCCTTCTTCGAGATATTGATACGGATAAAATAACTGGTGTTACAATAATTGGTTATAATCAATTTTTTGTAGTAAATACTCAAAAAATAGAATTATTATCCAGGTATATTAATGTTAAAGAGGTGTTGTAAAATCGCACAAAATTATGCATATTATCAGCGAATATATTGTAAACATTAACAGTATCTATTCATATGTTATTTGTGTATAATATAGATAAGAGATTTAGTCTCTTACTTTAGCGGTTACGAAACCGTCAAATCGTTTTAATAGATGTTACGAAGCATGTAAAAAATCGTTTTAATAGATGTTACGAAGCATGTAAAAAATCGTTTTAATAGGGGCTGTTTCTACAGCTCCTATTGTATTAGGAGACGCAAGATGAAGTGGATTAATGTAGATGAAGATTATTTAAATTATTTAAGAAATATTGAAAGCAGAATACCAAGAACGGATTATGGTTCTGACAAATATAAACCTTTCTTTGGAGTCCTTTTTGAAGTGGGCGATTTATATTATATTACACAAGTATCTCATCCTCAAAAACGTCATATACATATGAGACAACAAAAAGATTTTTATAAATTGTTTGACCCTAAAAATCCTTCTAGGTTAATAGCTGTTGTAAATTTAAATTACATGTTTCCAGTTCCTAAAAAGTATACTCATAATTTTGCGAAAAGTAAGATAGATACATATAGAAATTTTGAATCAGAATCTTCTAAAAGTAAATATATTAATTTATTAAATATGGAATTAAAGGTAATTAACACATTAGATTTAGACGAGAAAGCTTTATTTATTTACAATTTAAAATATAGTGATCCAGATAATACTGTTTCAAAAAGATGTATTGATTTTAAATATATGGAACAATTGGCCAAATTATATAATCCACAAATAATCGACTTGACTCAGCCGTAATCATGCGATAGAATATGTACGTATTCTTCATTATGACCATTGTATATTGTAATGTTTGAATCCATGTGTTTAAGAGTGGTTATTTATTAACCACTCTTTTATTATATCCACTCTTCTATTCTTCCAGATTTATAGAAGTATGAAATTTTAGCTTGTAAAATCTAAAATTTAAGACAAAATGGAAGTCTTGCCAAATAAACATCCATATCGAAATATAGTATATCTATATGATATACGTGGCTTGTAATCAGCATAAGATTATATAACAATAAAACCTAATTGATTAGGCATTTTGTTATTGTGGTCATACTTCTTCATAAATATCTATCCATTAAGAAAGGTAATGACAAAATGAATATTATTTTACCAAAAACGATTAATCAATCTGACCTACAAAACCAATTTGACGTTTCGGAATTTCTACCTCTGGTTTCGAAGCCACGCTTAGAAGAAAATTCAACTGTTGTATATGCTGTATCAGTTCCAATGGTTTGCCGTACATGTCCTCTCCGTGGAAACAGATTAAATTGTACCCAATGTAACCGATTTATATGATAAGCACTAATGTATTGAACCTATAAAATTCTGTGCGCCGTTCATGAAGTTTTGTATAGCATTGGGATCTGTCAGCATTGCAGTTGCGAGAGCGCTTGCAGCACTAGCCATTGCCTTTATTGATACTTTCCCAACTTTCTTTGTCTTTTCTTTTACAGCATTCCATGTAGTATCATTTCTGATATTATCAAGAAGTTCATGGCCAGACCAGGTAAGACCTATAATACGAGCATATGCCAAATTATTATTCGAATCATAAATTGGTTTTGATGCAAAGTTAAATAAACCTTCTTTTATCATTAATTCAAGTGTGTGAACAGCATCTTCTTTGTTATATTTTGAAAAAAATGAATCTGAAATAATACGTGCATGTGGTATTTCTTTGTGTTTACTTGGCATATCAGAATCATTATCTTGATATCCAGAATTCTCTTCAACATATAACAAAATATCTCTAACACAATCAAAATCTAACTTCATAACATATCCTCCCATTTTAGAAAGTAGGTGTTTTTCAATGATTAATAACAGATTACCAAATATCACAAAATTTTGCAAGAAATATAACGAATATCTTGATATTGCATCATCTGGTGTAGAACTATCAGAAAAGCAAATAAAATTTTTATCATGTTATAATATCGAACTAGCTAAAAGCATTATTCTTGATATGCATGAGTATAATGCTAAACAAGTTGCTAATATAATTTTAACAGCAACAGAATCATAATCATCTCTCATTAGAAAGCAGGTGTAAATATGTATAAAAATCTTAAAACTTCAAGCAATTTAACAGAAAACGATATTTTCCCAGATATTAAAAACGATACGAAATATCACAAGTTATTATCTAGATTTGCCCATTCAGAAGAATCTGAATCAGACGAATTTATAATTAGTGAAGCACTTAAAATATATTCTCAATTAGACTCTTCTGAATATGATTTAAAAATTCGTATTCTTGAATTACTTAAAGATACACATTTTTAATTTAGTTCAATAGAGTTCTTATCAATTTTCATATCGCAATTTAATTCAATACATTTGTTATCTCTAAGGAATTTAAGTATTTCTTTATTATCCTCTAATTTTTTCTTGAACGTAACAGTAAATAACTCTGTGGATAATACAAAAGAATATATATAAGGATAATTGCCATTGTCAATCTCATTATATGAATACATAATAAGATATTTCAAATCGTTTGTTTTAACAAGCTCTACCATCTCTTTGAAAATGTTAAAATTAGTTGTGTTCATAATTAAATATCCTCCTTTTACCACTTATAACCGCACTTCTTACAAACCATAGTTTTTTTATCTCTTCGGTTCCCAAGTATACCCACAGCTACCACAACGATTAACAGTTTTACTTGCACCTATAAGACCCCAGAAATGATTTGCTCCTCTAGCACCAGTTGTTATTGCTGTTGATACATTTTAGACAGTTGTCTGTGTCAAGAACATATTATCCGTGGTACAATTTATGTTGCCAAGTTCTATTAAATCTTCTTCGGAAGGAATACCAGTATAATCTATATTTTGCAAAATATTTTGTACTTTTATCATTTCTTGTGAATATGGATCTAAAAATTTTGCAAATTTTATGGGTCTTTCTAAAAGTTTTGATAAAATAATAGTTGCTCCACATGAATACATATATGCTGTTTTCATATGATAGAAATTTTCAATAATTTGATTATCCATAAATTTTAATGTTATATTAGTATACGTTTGGTTTTTATTATATGGCAAATTTAATATATAAGATAAATCTGCTTGCATAAAATCAGCTGAATCAAATATTGTGTTTACAATTTTATAACAAAACAATATTTCTATTTGAACAGCATGACATTCTGTATATAAAAATATATTCCGCTTTAAAAAATCATCATTGTATATTTTATTAAGAATAAAATAATCATACATATGAGTAAATTCATGTACCAAAGTATATTTAAAATCAGCATCTTTTTCATCAATTGCAGCTATATTATACTTTAATATAATTGGGCGCTCATATAAAGAAACTTGTGCTTTGTATGCAATTGAGGGATCTTTTCTTCCATCCGTGTAAATAATTTTAAAGTCTGGAAGCTCATCACAACATATAAATTTTTTAAAGCTTTTAAAATATGCTTTTATTTTTGCTGTTAATATGAGTTGTTCTTTTTTATTTAAACTTTTCATTTTTTAGCCTTTCTAGAAAGCAGGTGATACTATTAGCACATTAAAACAATTACTATTTCGTGAATTGATTATTCTCAATAATAATATTTCAATAGCAATATGCACATTTAGAATCAATTTACATAAGTTTAAATTATCATGTAATAAATTCTACCATTTATAACCGCACTTCTTACAAACCATAGTTTTTCCTACATCACTACTAGCCAGACCAAATAAACCTACTGAAAGCCATCTCTTCATGCCGGAGATTTTCTGGACATTAGTTGATCCGCAAGTTGGACAATGAGGGGTGTTGGTTGGCTTAGACTGCTGAATTACCACGTTGTCATCTTTCCGTAAATGAACATTTCTAGAATTTTCAACAGCACCTAAGCTCATTTTCGGATCGTGATAATATTCTTCTATAAGTTTTAATTCTGCACCACAAACTTTACACTTAGCTACTTCATGAGTAGACATTGTAGAAAAATCACATTTTGTACATTTATATCTTCTAATAAGCTCTTTATTTTTTTTTCTCATTTCTTAATTTAATCCCCCAATAAAATATATTATAGATCAAACATATAATATATTATAACACAGTACGATATTCGGAACAATATTTGGATTATCTAATGATACAAAAGAATCTGTACTAAAAGGCACTAAAAAGCAAGCCGTTGAAAAGAAAGTAACTGTACGAGATAAAAGTATATATAATATTAAACTAGATTTAAATTCTGGTCAAGGTACGTTATATTCTCTTTTTAGTGGCAAAGATACTTTTAAAAAAAGTGATATACCTCAAATCGAAGAATATACTAGACAAATAAAGTCAGGTGTTTCTACAGGTGAAGCCTTGGCAAAAACTATGAAGAAATGTTCTGTTGCGGCAAAAGAGCATGTAAAAGAATGTAAAAATGATGCTACAGCATTAGAAACTTTGATTACAAATGCAAAATCTATGACTCTTGGTGCAAAAGCCGGGCAAGTTGCGCTTAAGGGGCTTGCAATGGCTGGGAATGCACTCGCTACTGCTGTTATCTCTGCTGGTGTGGAAGCACTCGCAAGTGGAATTGAGAAAACAGTAAATTACGAAGAGAATATGAATAAAGCATCTTCTCAGATGGCCGACAATATTAAATCTAGTGCATCTACTCTCGATTCTTATAAAGATAAAATAGAATCTCTTAGAGCAACAATGTCTGATTCGTCTTCTACTATTGAAGAAGTTACAAGTGCTAGGCAAGAACTTTTATCTATTCAGAATGAATTGATTGATAAATATGGCTCGGAAGCCGAAGGTGTAGATTTACTTAACGGTTCATTGGAAGATCAAGCTGCTATACTTGAAAAAATTGGTGCAAACGAATTCAAAGAACAAAAAGACGAATATAATAAAAAAGATTTGGGTGATCATGTTTCTGACTTCTTCACTGGTAATATTGGCGTATCAAAATTTGACCAGATGAAGAATAAATTTGAAAACTATGATATGAGTCTTGATTATTCTGGAATGCCTATAAAAATTGCAAAATATGCTGAAAATCTTGGATTTGAAAAAACAATAGACGACTATGGTGTGGCTACTTTAAAATTTCAAGGCGATGCAGAAGGTGCTGCTCAAGCGGCCGAAAATTTAAAAGCTAAAGTTGATGACTTGAAACGTACTGATCCAGGAAATGCTGAGAAATATGACAAGTGGGCAAAATCTGTAGAGAATACACTTACTAAAGCCGAAGATTTTTATAGTGACAACAAAGATGCTTATGATTCTAATACATTTTATGAGGAAGTACTTGATCCTTCTAATACTAATCTAAAAAAATTCTATCAGGATTTAACAAATGCTCAAGATAAATACCAGGAGGCATTGACTTCTGGTGACAAAAATGCGATACAAGAATCTTTGAATAATTATAAAAAATATTATGATCAGATTGATAGTATTGCAACATCTGATTCTACAAAAAGATATTTTTCAAATTTATTCGAATCCACTAATACTGCTATGAAGCAGATGAATTTTGATAATGATGTTGATAATAACGTTTCTTCTATTCTTTTGGATTTAAAAAAGATTAAAACAGCATATGGTGATTTAACTGAAGAACAGGTAAAAAGTACCGATGAGGTACAAAAACTTGCAAATCAATATGATGTATCTGCTGATTATATTGTAAGTAAATTAAAAGATGTCGGTATAATTCAGTCTGATCAGTATAAAGAATTATATTCGCGTTTTGGAGATAAACTCAAAACTTTATCTAAAGATCAATTAGAAATAGCATACAAACTTGAAAACGTTGGAGATATGACTTTCGATGAAATGAAGGCCAAAATCTTAGAAACACAAGCTATTGCATCAAACGAAATAGATATTAATGCCAGGACAAATCTTGATGCTTATAATACAGCTAAAGAAGGTGGTTCTACTTCTGATGACTATGATTCATATGTTGCGATGATGAATTCCGCTAAAGAATTAGCTAAGGCCGGTAAAATTGGTACAGAAGAATTTAAAAAGGCAGCTATCGCATTCTCTGAAAATGGGATGGATGATATAGATGATTGGAATGAAAATCTTGCTTATCTTGGAAAATATTTTACAGAAGATTCATCTGGTGCTAAAGAATTTGTAAAAACATTACAAGGGCTGGAATATCCTGATGGTACTCCTTTTGCGAAACTTCGTGACGATGGCGAGGGTTTTGATTTAAATCTTAAAGATATGCAGTATATGGCAGAGCAATTACATATGCCATTAGAGATGGTATCAGTTCTTCTTCAAAATTTACAGTCTTATGGTTTTACAGATTCATATTTCGGAACAATGGAAGAAGGATTAGATAAACTTTCTTCTAAATCACTTGAATTGGCTCAAGCTAAAGCCAAATTGGCAACGATGGATCCAAATCAAGGAACTGAATATGAAGCTCAACAAGAAAAAGTAAAGAGTCTTACAGAACAAGTAAACAACCTTAAACAAGGTATAGATGATTTACGTAATTCTGAAGAAAAACAACCAAAAGATACTGGTGCCATAGAAGGTGCTCAAGCATTAATCGACCAATACAAAGGTACAACTGATGAAGATCAGAAATCTGCACTTAAATCCGCAATGAGTCAATATGAGGGAGAATACAATGTAAAATTTGTATTTACAGCAGATGGCGATGTACTTGTAGCTAGATCAATAGAGGAAATTGAATCAGACATTGATAAAGCACAGTCCAAACTTAATGAGTTATCTCAAAATAATCACGGAAAGTTAAACATGGATGATTCTGAAGTTCAAGAAGCCGTAAAGAAAATGCAAGCATTACTTGCAGAAAAACAAGCAGCTGAAGAACCGGCCATTATGCAACTAGATTCGTCTGAACTAGATAGTGAAGTTGCTGATGCGGTTCAGAAGATTCAACGAGTTCAAGAAATTATTAACCAAATTGAACAGGCGAATGTTGTACCTGGTGCAGATACTTCTCAATTAGAATCTGAATTAAGTATTGCTCTTGCAGATGTAAAGAATTTATCACCAGATATAACTGCTGATTTGAATATCAACACAGATGAGATTCAACAAGAGGCTGCTTCTGTCCAAGCTAAAATAACAGCTCACGCTTCCATAGACGAGAACGATTTAAACACGATAAAAACAACTGTTGCTAATGTTGATCCACAATTAGCGATTGATGCCAATGATGATAAAGCAAAAGCACAACTTGATAATATCATTGCCGATATAAATGCGGCAACAGGAGAGATTCAAGTTGGTGCAAACTTAACCCAAGCAAAAAATGATGTAGCTAATTGGAATGCAAATAAAACAGCTACATTAACTTACAATATTAAAACAGTTGGTGGTATTCCTGGCATTGGCGTTCAAGCTAATGGTACATTCCATGGCTATGCTACTGGCACAAATGTATCTTTACGTCATGATGAAACTGCTCTTGTTAATGAAGTTGGTACAGAAGGTTTACTTCGTGATGGTATATTATATGAAATTCCTGGTGGCGCTCATACAATGAATCTTCGCAAAGGGGATATCATCTTTAATAGTACTCAGATGGATGAACTCCAAAAAACTGGTTACGTTACTTCAAACGGTGGTCGTGGTCAACTAATTGGAAATGGTTTTGCCGAAGGTACTTTAAATGGTCTTTCAACACTAATGAGAGGCTATTATGGTGGCTCCGGTGGCAGATTCTATGATGATGATTCATCCTCTTCTTCTTCAAAATCATCATCTTCTAAATCAAGTTCATCCAGCAAGTCATCGTCAAAATCTTCATCTTCTTCCAAATCTTCTTCATCAAAGTCCTCTTCTAGCTCATCTTCGTCAGATGATTCAAAAGAAATTATAGATTGGATTGAAATATATCTTAGCAGACAAGAACGTATCACTAATAAACTGATAGATGCTATTGAGCGACAAGTTGGTTTATTAAATAAGCAAAACTCAACAAACAAGGCTATTGCTCAAGTTCAAAAAGAAATCGTTGCTCAACAAAAATCTGCAGAACGATATAAAAAAGAAGCAGATTCTGTAAATTTGTCTTCAGAGTACAAGAAACGTGTTCGTGAAGGAACAATCAATATTCAAAGCATTAAAGATGAAGATGTAAAAACGAACATAGAAAATTATCAGAAATGGTATGAAAAATATTTAGATTGTATCGATGCTGTTGATGATTTGAAAGATAAATTAAAAGAACTTGCACAAACTAAATTCAACAATATAAGCACAGAGTTTGAAAATCAGATTAGTTTAATTGAACATGAAAAGAATCTCTTAGAGTCTTCTATTGATTTAATTGAAAGCAAGGGTTATTTAGTCAGTCAAAATCTTTATTCTAATTTACTCAAACAAGAAAAGGACAATTATGTAAAACTTCGTTCTGAATATAAAGATCTTATTACAACTAGGGATCAGTTAGTTAAAAATGGTTCAATTAAGAAATATAGCGATGAATGGTATGAAATGACAATTTCAATCAATGAAGTATCAGAATCCATCTTAGAGTCTAAAGCAGCTACTGTTGAATATCAAAATGCTATTCGTCAATTAAAATGGGATATATTTGACAAGACACAGGACATGCTTTCTCAGGTTCAAACTGAATCAGATTTCTTAATTGATCTTATGTCTAATGGTAAGATGTATGATGAAGATACAGGTAAGATTACTGAACAAGGTCAAGCTACTCTTGGACTTCATGCTGTGAATTATGATGCTTATATGCGTCAGGCTGATGAATATGCAAAAGAAATAAAGAATCTTGATAAAGATCTAGCAAATGACCCATATAATCAGGATTTACTTGATCGTAGAAAAGAACTGTTAGAAGCACAGAGAGATAACATTAAATCCGCTGAAGATGAAAAACAATCTATTAAGGATCTAGTATCTGATGGATATGATACTTTCTTAGATGTAATGGATAAAATCATTGAGAAGAGAGAGTCCCTGCTCTCCGAACAAAAAGATATCTATGATTATGAGAAGAATATTTCTGATCAGACAAAAGAAATTTCTAAATTACAGAAACAGCTAAATGCTTATGGCGCTGATACATCTGAGGAATCAAAAGCAACTATTCAGCAGTTGAAAGAATCCTTAAAAGAAGCTCAGGATAATCTGAAAGATACTGAATATGAACAGTATATATCCGATCAATCCAAACTCCTTGATAATTTAAAGGATTCCACTGAAGAATTTTTCAATAAAAAATTAGATAATTTGGATGCTGTTGTAAAAGATGTAATTGCTTCTACAAATGAGAATGCTTCAACCATTAAAGATACATTATCCAAAGAAACTCAAGATGTAGGTATATCTCTTTCAAAAGAAATGAATGCCATCTGGTCTCCTGGCGGTAAATATGCTTCTGTTGTTGCTGGTTATCAAAATAATCTCTCTTCTCAGTTAACTACCACAAATAATACTTTGAATGATATTAAAAAATTCATTTCTGATATGGTCAGTGATAGCAATAATAAAGCACATAATCAAGAAGTGCAAAATGATCCTTTAAAACCACAAGTAACGATGAAGAAAACTATCAAAGGGAAGATTTCTGATAGTTCAACTAACAAGTCGAATACTTCAACTAAAAAGAATACATCAACTAATACTTCAACTAAAAAGCATACATCAACTAATAAATCAACTACTAGTTCATCAAAATGGGGAAGTTGGTTTATTAAAAAGAAATACACTGGATCGAAGTCTGAACTGGATAAGAATAATTCTATTGTGGATAGAATATTGTCCACATTAAACACCTTAAATTGCGGGAAGTCCCTTAGAGCCTTAACAACCAAACTATGATGGCGACATACATAGCGGCGATTAGTAACGGAATCGGTATGGTAAAATCGTTAAGGATTGGGTAATCAAACGCAGCGAAATATCTATAAATTATTAATTTACAGGATAGACGTTCAACGACTATAATAGGTGATTTTATTTATTATGAATATGAATTTATGAGTCATTTTAATGGCTCTTTTTATTGCAAAAAATTACAAAAAGAAAGAAGGTGAACGTGTGGAAAACGCCAAAGATACATATTGTTATTCTGTATATATGCATAAAAATAAAATAAATAATAAAGTATACATTGGTATTACAAGCAAAGAAAATCCAAGTGATAGGTGGGGACATAATGGTGCAAAATATAATCATAATAATCATTTTAAAAATGCTATTAAAAAGTATGAATGGGATAATTTTGAACATATTATATTATTTGAACATTTATCAAAGGAAGAGGCAGAAGAAAAAGAAATTGAATTAATTGCCAAATATAACGCTACCAATCAAGATTTTGGGTACAATATACAAAATGGTGGAAATTCAATTGGCCGAATGACAGATGAACTTAAAAGAAAAATTGGATTGGCTAATTCTCGCCCAATATATCAATATGATAGAAATACTGGCGAATTTATAAACGAATATTGTAGTGCTATGGAAGCAGAAAGACAACTAGGAATTAGTAATGAGACGATTAGTTCTGTATGCAGAAAACGTGTAAAGTCAATTGGTGGGTATATTTTTAGATTTAAATCAGATAAATTGACATATGGAGAAAAATTAATTGATGAAGAGTTTGCTGTTTCAAAAAACACACATTTCAAACCAGTAGTACAATACAGTAAAACTGGAGACTTTATAAGAGAATATCCAAGTATACGAGATGCAGAATTTGCTTTTAATAAAAAACAAGGAACAACTTTAATTTGGCATTGTTGTAATGGTAAAAAACCAAGTGCGTTAGGATATGTTTGGGCTTATAAAGGTGAACCATGTATTATAAAACAACCTAAAAACGTAAAGCCTGTTAATCAATTAGATGAAAATGGTAATGTAATACAAAAATTTGATAGTGTGAAAGCTGCTGCAGAATACATAAACAGATCTTCTGATTCTATAATCTATGCTTGTAAAAAAGAAAATAAATACTTAGAGGGATATTTGTGGGAGTATGCTTCGTAAATTTATAATAAATAAAATATGGTATAGTCTAAACCCCTAGATAAATATCGGGAAACCGAGGGTATAATTGAGATTAAAATACTTTGATTTTGACTCATCCTTCTCCGCCCGTGCTAAGTATTATAAAGCTATGGGTAAAAAAGATACATATACGAGTTCCGCAAGTCAAAATTCTTGGATGGTTTCACAAATGAGATCTCATGGGTTTAAAACAGGCGGTACAATAGGTAGTCTTATTAAGCAATCTGGAGAAGATGGATTTGTATTAGCAAAAACTGGTGAAGAAATTTTATCTCTTGATAAAATTAAAGAAATGAAAAATACGTTTGTTGCGATGGATTCTTTTGTAAAAGATCTCGTAAAGGTTCCTCAGACAAATTATTTAAAGAATTCTGGAACGGTAAAAAATGATATTGTATTAAATCTTGAACTTCCAAACGTTCATGACGTTGATGATTTTGTAACTGAACTTAGAAATAATAAGCGATTTGAAAAAGTTGTACAGCAGATGACGTTAGGTTCAATGATGGGTAATAATAGTTTATCTAAATTTAAAATTTAAACTAAAATAACATACACTTTTGGTAGATATAAAAATTTATCGAGGGTGTATGTTAAATGGAAAAACATTGTGATATTACCAATATTAGGTAAAACTATCAATTTAAATTAACATGTGATATACTGTATGTATTATTATGAACGGTGAGGTATATTCATGTTAAGGACAATGGTATTCATAGATTATCAAAATTTCAATATCAATTTGCAATATCATTATAAAGAAAATGGTATAGATAGAACTACTGTGAAATCAATTAACTATCACATGTTGGCAAGAGAAATAGATAAGAAATTACCATTCTATTCTCAAGTTATGAAAACATATTTATTTGCGTTCAAACCATGTGAACAACTGATGAAATTAGAACGTTATTCCAAATATTATGCATGGCTAACAACTATGCGTAATACGCCATATTTCGAGGTCATTGAAGGACGACAGGAAATCAGACCCATAAAAGGAATACCTTTGGATATCAATGATTATCATACTTATACAACAATAGAAAAAGAAACAGATATCAACCTTGCAACGCATATGTTATCAAAAGGATTTCAAAATGCTTATGACATAGCAATACTTGTGTCTGCTGATACAGATTATATTAAAGTGATTGAGACGCTACATAATATAGGAAAAACTGTTGTAATTGCACATTTTCAACATCAGTCTATCGCTAAATATAATGGCATAATAGATTCTCATGTTGTATTGTATGATGATATTTTGCATCGATCTCAAAATATCAAACCTAAATCTAAAGAAACATATACACAAAGATTTGTTAGACCAGAGTAGAAATACCTGGTCTAATTATATAAGCTAAATATTGAATATTTATTAAAGCGGAATGTATTTTTCGCTTTATTTTATTGGAGAAAATATGGACAAAGATAAAAAGATAGAAATTCAACAGCAAGAACTTCTTCGATTGGATAAAGAAAATGAAGAATTAAATCAACAAATTGTTGAATTGAACGATCAGATAGCAAAACTCACAGATGAATTAACAATCGAGAAAAACAAACCTAAAGAAGGTTATGAACAAGCAAAAAGAATGATGGTTGATTTAGAAGATAGACAAGAAGAATTTATCAATCTTATAAGCGAATTATCTAATTTAAAATTGAAATATGAAAAAGAAATCTTAAAAACACAAAATGTACGTGAAGAATACCAGGATAAAATCGTTTCAGCAATGTGGGATATGAAACACGCTATTGAAACAATGTAGTCACATAGATTATGAATTATAGGGAGGTGGAGAAATGTTTTTTGATTTTGAATATGCAGATAGACGATTATCAGATTTTGGATGTATAGTATGTCACATTAATACTGATGCCGGAGTAGATGATGTTGAACTTGGAAGTAATATAACATTTAACACAATTACAAATTCAAATTCATCAATACACAGTATTACTTCATCATCTTATGAAGATGTGTATACAGTTGAATTTGAAATAATGAAATATATTTGCGGAGATGCCGATAATATATATTTGTCATCGCTTGAGGTAAGACAATTAATTAAATGGTTAAATAGACGGGAATATGCGAAATTTAGACCAATTAACGAAATATCAGATGAATCAGATGTATATTATTATGGTAGCTTTAATATAAAGCAAGTTCAGCTCGGAGATCAAATTTTTGGTCTTCATTTAACATTTACAGCTAATGCTCCGTATGGATTCTCTGAACCGAATAATTTAAAATATATGATTTTAAATGATAATGATACATTTGAAGTATATCCAGAGAGTGACGAACTTGGTGTCATCTATCCCACCGTCACTATTCGATCATTATATGATGGAGATATGAAAATAGTAAATATAACTTCTGATACAGCTACAATTATAAAAAATTGTAAAGCAAACGAAACTATAATTATGGACGGTGAACATAAAATAATAACAACAGATAATGAGGAACATAGTTCTACACTTCCCAATGATTTCAATTATGAATATATTGATATATTGATTGATGAAATATATAGTCCTAACATATATCAAGCGTCCAAGTGTGAAATTTTTATAAACTACTCTCCTATTCGTAAGGTAGGTGGCGCATAATGGAAAATCTGATCAATGATATAAACGGATTAAAAGTTATACATAATATGATTCAAGATTATACAATTGTTCTTTCCTCAAGAGATTTAAGACATCTTGGTCAAATTACCGGAATACAAAATGTAAACCTTAATAAAAATCTAAATAGTGCAGATGAAATTTCTTTTACAATAAGTAAATTTAAAATGATTGATAATAAATACAAAAACGTAAAAGAATCTTTATGGAATCAAATTATTGATCTAAAACTCATTTGGGTAAAAGAATTAAATGAATATTTTGAAATAAACGTAAGAACGGAAGATTCATCTGATACTGTTAAAAATATTACAGGAACATCGTTGTGTGAAGCTGAATTGGGCCAAACCATGTTGTATAATACAGAAATAAATACCGAAAATGATATCGCTAGAGATGATTATGATGCAAATTATCCTACTACTTTTTATAGAGAAGATCATCCAGAAGCATCTCTTTTACATAGAATTTTAGAAAAGGCACCTCATTACACAATTAAATATGTTGATGAATCGTTAAAGAATTTATCATTCATTCGTCAGTTTACCATTGATGGAACCTCCATATATGACTTCTTGACAGGGGAATGTTCAGAACAATATAATTGTTTATTTGATTTTAATTCAGCTGATAGAAGTATATCTGTTTATGATTTATATACAACGTGTAATGATTGTGGATACCGTGGTGATTACTACGACAAATGTCCAAAATGTGAAAGTACAAATCTTAAATATTTTGGAGAAGATACTACTATTTTAGTTGACAAAACGAACTTAACTGATTCCATAACTTTAGAAGCAGATGTAAGCAGCATAAAAAATAGTTTTAAACTTGTCGCTGGTGATGATTATATGACAGCTACCATTCGAATGTTAAATCAAAATGGTTCTGATTATATATATTATTTTTCCGATGAACAAAAATCTGATATGTCTAGTGAATTGGTACAAAAGTTAAATGATTATGACAAATTATACAATTCCAAAACAGATGAATATCAAAAATATGTGAGTACAATATACGATCAAACAGATAAGATATTAAATCTTACATCTGAAAAAATGCCAACAATTGAAGAATCTCCTATTACTGCCGAAACAGAAGCCGCTAAATTGACAGTTGACAATTTAAGCCCAACAGCTTTGACTGAGTTAACAGAATCGACATCTGTAGAAACAGTTAATAGCGCCTTAAAAAATTATGCAAAAGTATATATAAAATCTGGATACGTAAAAATAGAAACAAATAATGATGCTGCGTTTTCATATAATGGAAAGCACGATGATGGATTTATATACGGTACATGGACTGGTAGTTTCACAATTACGAATTATTCTGATTCAGAAGATGTAAAAGCAACGGAAAAATTAACAATTCAAATAAATGATAATTATGAAGAATTCATAAAGCAAAAAGTTTTAAAACAGGTTGCTCAAATGGATGAAAATGAAGATGAAAAAGGTTCTATATTCGATGTGTTAAACATAGAAGATTTAGATAAGTTTAAAGATGCTTTAAAATTATACTGTAAAAATAGGTTAACATCTTTTTATGATGCAATTCAAGGTGCATTAGATGTTCTTGTTCAAATGGATCAAGCAACAGAAAGTGCTGATTTATACGAATCAATGTATATTCCTTATTATAACAAATTACAAGCCTGTCAAGAAGCCATAAATTCAATTCAAACAGAAATAGATCAAGCTCAAAAAGAATTGAATGAAGCTCAGGATAATGTTACAAGAATACAAAAAGAGTTAAATTTCAAAGACTTTCTTGGAGATTTATATGTTACATTTTGTGCATATAGGCGCGAAGATGAGTATAGTAATGAGAATTATATATCAGATGGCCTTGATAATGCCGATATGTTAAAACATGCAAATGAATTTATAGAAACTGCTAAAAATGAATTAATTAAATCTTCTGAAAAGCAATGGACACTCTCTTCTACTCTTTACAATCTATTAATTCTTCCAGAATTTAAACCAATAATTAAATATTTTAAATTAGGCAATTGGATCAGATTAAAAGTTGATAATCAATTATTTAAATTACGATTGATCAGTTATAGTCTTGATTTTAATTCACTAGATTCATTAAGTGTTGAATTTTCAAATGTTTCAAAAATTAAAAGCGTAGCGTTTGATGCTCAACAAATTATTCAATCAGCAAAATCAATGGCATCAAGCTACGGATATGTAAGTAAACAAGCTGATAAAGGTAGTAATGCTCAAAACGACATAGAATCTTGGAAACAATCTGGTTTAGACAGTGGTCTTATTCAGATTAAAAATGGCAAAAATGAAGAAATTACTTATGGTAAGAATGGTTTATTGTGTAGAGCCTACGATGATATAACAGGCACATACAGTGACGATCAACTTAAACTAGTTCATAACGCTATTGCATTTACGGATAACAACTGGAAATCTGTAAAGCAAATGATTGGTAATCACAACTATATGGTTTATGATAAAGAATCTGAATCTTGGGGTGAAAAAACAGGTTATGGAAACACAGCTGAATTTGTTACAGCTGGTCATGTAAGTGGTTCAACAATTGTTGGTGGGGAAATTTATTCTCATAATTATAGTAATAAATCTGGAGAAGAAAAAGGAACATACATTGATCTTGCTAATGGTAGTTTTAGTTTTGCTGGTGGAGGATTTACATATGATGGCAAAGATAGTCTAGTTTTACGTACATCTGCTATTGAGGATGCTATAAAGGATGTTGGAGTTACAGCTAAGAATCTTCACGTTAAAGCTCAGAATATTGATACCATGGATGGGAAAATTAAATCTGATCAAATAGATTCTATTACTGTTAGTCAGATTTCGGATCCTGATAATTTCAACATTGGAAGTGTAAATGCTGAAAATATTAATGGGAAAATTAAGTCTGATCAAATCGAATCTATAGATGCTATAAAGATAAATGGAAATATTGATGCTTCAAAGATAACAGGAACAAATAATAATTTGATTGATACAGTCGAATCATCAAAGATATCAACTATATTAGAAAATAAAACTTTATCAAATACATCAATAACCGGTACTTTATCTTTGAATAATACAGATGGTACAACTGTAACTGGATTATCAGGTGATTATCAAATTGGAGATAAGATGTTAAAAATAATAAATGGAATCATAGTAAGTATTACATAAATTGGGAGGTGAATAATTTGGGATTATCAACAACAAAAAACATTTCGTTAGATTTTTACAATAATAATCGAGTCGTAATTAATGCTATACAATATGATACAGAATCACGTTATATTAATGTAACATGTACAGATTATGGAAAAAAAGTTTCATTAAATTCCAGTGAAGTTTCTGCTTTTATTAGGTATAAAAAATCTGATGGAAATGATATTTTTAATGATACAACAATTCAAGATGATGGAACAATACAAATATTGTTAACTCAACAAATGTTGGCTGTAACTGGTATGCAGACGGCAGATCTTTTAATTGTTGCATCTGGAAATTTAGACATAGATGATATTTCAAATGTTGATGATATTTTTAAATTAGGTGCAGCTGTTGTTTCAACTATGCGGTTTTATGTAAATGTATTACCTACTACTGTTGCACATGAAAACATAACATCAACAAGTGAATATGAAGCTTTAGTTAATACAATGGCTAAAGTCACAGTTATTACTACCAAAGAAGATGAAAGACAAAAAGCGGAAACAAAAAGAGAGCAGGCGGAAAAACAGCGCGAAAGCAATTGTAATGCTGCCGTAGATAAAGCAAATGCGGCTGCAAAAAAAGCTGAAGATCTTGTTAATCAAACGGGTAATTTGAGCAGCACTATTCAAAAAGCAAATGATGCTGCAGATAAAGCAGATGCTGCTGTTGCGAAATGTGAGCAATTTTCTAGTACAGTTGATAAAGTAAATGCTATAACTCAGATAGAAGGAACAGCTGGTGCTGATTATCCACTCTTTTTTGCGAAATCAGAAACTCCGTCAACTGGTGATTTTAAAGGTGCTTGTTATAACACTGGAGTTACATTAAATCCAGACTCAAAAACAATTAAAACATCAAATGTTAAAGCTTTAAATACAGTAGTTATAGGCGATGCTACCTTTACGTTTGATAGCAATGAAGATGAAAAGAAAATAGTAATTAGTTTTTCTTAAGATAAACAAGAGGAAGGAGGAATAGAATGTCTTTTGCAGATTCCTTAAAAAATGCAACGCAGGATTCAAAAAAAATATCAACTTTTTCTTCGGATGAAGCCACCCCTGTAGTAGCATCTGAGTTAGATGATATTTCTACATATTCAGATTCCTGGACAAGGGATAATAATTACAAGTGGTTTGATTATAGAGATGATAACATATCTACGGTTAACGATGAAAAAAATATTTCATTAAATAGTAAACAGATTAATATTACTCAAGAAGAAAATTCCCAATTTATACCATTTGAAATGTCGAGATATTACGATGGTATAGATTTAACAAATTATGCCATATCAATTCATTACAGTAGAAGTGATGGAAAACATGCTTCATCAAAAGCTGTTAATGTAGAATACAACAACGAAAAAATTCGGTTTGCATGGTTAATTGATGGAAGTGTTACTGGTGTTGCAGGACAAGTAAGTTTTGAAATACATGCGGCTGGTTCTATTTATGATAATTCAGGAAAATCATATGCATATGTATGGAAAACAAAATCAAATGATACTTTAAACGTATTACAGTCTATATGTGGCACTGATTGCGGTGGAACTATTAATATAAATGATTCTTGGGTTCAAGAAATCGTTGAAAGTGTATCTGAGAAAGTTGCAAAACAAGTGGCTCAAGCTCAAATTGGAGACCAGGTGGATAAAGCCAAACAATATGCAGAAGAAGCCAAAACATCAGCAAACAATGCAAAAAATACTGTTGAAAATGTTTTAGCAACAAAAGGATATGCTACAACAAGTTATGTAGACAGTGCTATTAAATCAGTAGACATTTCTGGTCAGTTGAAAAATTATGCTCTCAAAACAGAGCTTCCAAAGAAAACAAGCGAACTTACAAATGATTCTGGATATATTACTAGAAGTGATCTACCGACAAAATTATCACAATTTACTGATGATGTAGGTTATTTAAAATCTTCTGACGCAGCTTCTGCATATGCGACAAAATCAGATATTGAAAATATGGCTACAACTTCTTATGTTGACGAAGCAGTGGCCGCGGTAGATGTATCTGAACAGTTAAAAGAATATTATACTAAGACCCAAGTAGATGAAAAAATATCAAGCATTGATGTTACAGATCAATTAACTGATTATGCAAAAACAGAAAATGTTTATTCAAAGAATGAAATTGATAATAAGGAAAATACTCTTAATTCATCAATTAAAACAAATACAACAAATATTTCTAAGTTAAGTACTACTCTCTCAAATTTGCAGACAGAAGTAGATGGAATAGATAAAGATCCACGTTTAACATACGATATCAAATACAATGATGAAGAGGATGAAAATGTCGGTAAAAACACTTTAGCTTTTTTCGAAATCAAAAATGAAGGTAAAGAGAATGAAGAAAGAACTGTTAAAGCAAAAATGGTTATTACTGGCGGATCTGGTGGTGGAGGTACAACAAGTACATTAAAAATTGAATACGTAACAAAAACACCTCTTGTTGTTACATTAACAGACAAAGTTATTATTAAATACAATTTTTCTGGTGTAGATTCTTCAGGTGATCCAGTTCTTGAAGGTAAGGCTACATGGAAAGTTGGCAGTACTATTGTAGCTACAAATACAGCTATTTCTGGCGAAAATTCTTTTGATGTTACTGACTTTATTACAATTGGTAGCCAAAAGGTAAGTCTTCAGATTACAGACGATGCGGGTACTTTAGTATCAAAGAATTGGACGGTACAAAAAGTCGATGTTCGTTTAGAATCTACTTTTAACGATAAATTAACTTATCCAATTGACAATGTAGCATTTGATTATACTCCATATGGTGCTGTAGTAAAAGATGTTCATTTTGTTCTTGACAATAAAGAAATTGGAAAAGTTACAACATCTTCATCTGGTGTTCCAATGTCCTATTCTCTTCCGACTCAATCTCATGGATCACATTTGTTAGACGTATATATGACAGCTGAAATAAATGGTAATACAATTGAATCAAATCATATCACAAAAGATATTATTTGGTATGATAGTCAGAGTACAATTCCTGTGATTGGTTGTGTACAGCAAAAATTTACAGCTAAACAATATGATGCAACAAACATTGTTTATACTGTTTATGATCCAACGACAGAAACACCAGAAATTACATTAGCTGTCGATGGAAAAGTTACATCTACTCTTACAATTGATAGCAATACTCAAACATGGCAATATAAATCATCTGATATTGGTCAACATACATTGACTATCACTTGTGGACAAACGGTCAAAACTCTTACTGTTACAATTGAAAAACTTGATATAGATGTAGAACCAGTAACAGCTGGTCTCATGTTTGACTTTAATCCAACAGGTAAATCTAATAGTGATTCAGATAGACTATGGGTAGATAAAGATAATCCAGATATTAAGATGACAGTATCTGAAAACTTTGATTGGGTCAATGGTGGTTATCAGATTGATGGGAATGGTGATCAATATTTTGGAGTAAAAGCTGGCACCACTGCTACTATCTCGTACAATCTATTTGCGGATGATGCTAGAAAAAATGGTAAAGAATTTAAATTTATTTTTAAAACAACAAGTGTTGCTAAAAGTAATGCTACTTTCTTAACATGTCAATCTGGAGATGTAACTTCAATTGGTCTTCAAATGAATGTTCATGAAGCATATATTAAATCTAGCGCAAAATCCCTTTATATTCCATATAGTGAAGAAGATATTATCGAGTGGGAATTCAACATTAATAAAGATACGGATATTCCTATTGTTATGTCGTATGAAGATGGTACACCGTGTAGACCAATGAGTTATACAAATGATTATTCATTTACTCAGGAATCTCCTGTTCCAATCACTATCGGTTCTCCTGATTGTGATGTTTCAATCTATCGTATGAAGGCTTATAATACGAGTCTTACGAGTTCTGCTATTCTTTCTAACTTCATTGCAGATGCACGTACAGCAACGGAAATGATCAATCGTTATACAAGAAATCAAATTTACGATGAAAATAATCTTTTAACTCCTGATTCAGTTGCAAACGCATGTCCTAATATGAGAGTCATTAAAATCGAAGCTCCTCACTTTACAAATAATAAAAAAGATTTCATAAAAGACACTTCCGTTGAATGTATTTACAAAAACGGTGATCCAATTCTTGATAATTGGAAATTTATCAATGCGTATCATTCAGGACAAGGTACGACTAGTAACGAATATGGTGCTAGTGGACGTAATATAGATGTTATTTGTGGATTCGATGGTAAACATCAAGTTACAAGTAAGATAGATTTAGATCCAAATTATATTACTAAATTAATTTTGGGTGATGGAACAGAATATAACGATGGAACAGGTAAAATTTCTTTAACTAGAACATCTATTCCAAATAACTGGTTCAATATCAAAGTGAACGTGGCTTCATCTGAAATGGTCAATAATGCGTACTTACAGAAACGTTATAATACCTATCTTCCATATACATCTCCTGCTCAGAAACGTGATCCAAGAGTTAAAAATGATATGGAATTTGTGAACTGTGTTGTATTTATTAAAGAAAGCGATCCTGATGTTTCTACTCATAGAGAATTCCAGGATTGTGAATGGCATTATTATGCGTTGGGTAACATCGGTGACTCTAAGAAGACAGATGTAAGTAGAGCTTATGATCCAGATGATATGAATGAATTCTGTATCGAAATAAGTGACAATACTCTTCCAAACTCAACTTTCCAAACAGGCGTAACAAATTCAGATAGTTCTATGAAATATCCTATCTCTAAAGCTGAATGGACAACTGGAAACGAAGCATATGACAATCTTTATAACAATTGGGATGGCTCATTCGAATTTAGATATGATTGTTGCGGAGATTCTAAAGACGGTGATCCAACATCTACGGATGAAGAGAAAGAAAAGATTAGAACTAAAAACAGACAAATTTGGAGAGATTTTTATGAGTTTGTAATTACCTCTAGTGATGAGGATTTCAAAAATAAACTTCAAGATTGGTTTATTGTTGATTCGGCTTTGTATTTTTATTTGTTCACACTTAGATATACGATGATAGATAATAGAAGTAAAAATACATTTTGGCATTGGGCTAAACATTATATTTCTACAAGTGAAGCTGCTGAGATGGGTGAAAAAGCAAATTATTATACAATAGATGATACTGCTGCAAGTATTAATAATGGCTATCGCTATGATCTGTGGGATTATGATAACGATAGTTCTCTTGGAATCAATAACAGCGGCGAGCTTACTATGACATATGGTAAGGAAGATACTGACTATCGTACAGATGGAGATCCATCATCTGGATATATATTTAATGCAGCTGAATCAGTATTCTTCTGTAGAATTCGTGATTTAATGAAATCAGATTTACAAAAGACATATATATCACGCGAAAGTAAAAACTGCTGGAGTGCATCTTCGTTAATTAATCAATTTGACGAGATACAAAATGAATGGCCAGAAGAATTATGGCGAATTGACTATGTACGTAAATACGAACGTCCATATAGAGATGGAAACACTCGATTCCTTGAACAGATGATGAACGGCAAAAAGAAATACCAAAGACGACAATTCGAACGTGACCAAGAAGTTTATATGGCTACTAAGTTCATTGGTAATACAATTACATCTGATCAAATTATGTTTAGATGTAATACTCCAAAAGATGCTATTGTTAAACCTGATTACACTCTTCATTTAACACCTTTCTCTGATATGTATTTGTCAGTTATGTTTGGTAACTCATCTCCTACTCAGATACGTGCAAAAGCTGGTCGACAATATAATATCACATGCCCATATAGTACAATGGATGATACTGCTGTATTAATTTATGGTGCATCTAGAATTCAATCTGTTGGTGATGTATCTGCATGTTATATCCATGATAACGATTTCTCAAAAGCAGAAAGATTAAAGGAATTAATTGTTGGTAACACAACTACAGGTTACTCTAATACATTCTTAACAAATCTTGTCATTGGGAATAATAAACTTCTTGAAAAATTGGATGTTCGAAATACACCTAATTTAGTAAGTAGTTTGGATCTTTCCAAATGTATGAATCTTAGAGAATTTTATGCAACAGGATCAGGATTAAGAGGTATTTTATTTGCAAATGGCGGTAATATCAGAACTGCTCTTTTACCGGAAACCCTCACCTCTATAAACATGAGAAACTTAATTTATTTAACCAATCTTTCTATTGCTGGATACGATTCAATTAGCACAGTTATCTTAGAAAACTGTAACACAATCAATGTAAAAGATTTGCTTGAAAAATCTCCTAGAATTAACAGAGCAAGAATCATTGGTATAGATTGGCAGCTTGATAATACTTCTCTTCTTGAACGTATTTATAAAATGGGTGGTATTGATAAAAATGGATATAACGCTGATCAATCTGTATTGACAGGTAATGTTCATGTACCAGTTATAAGACAACAAGAACTTAAAAGATATAATGATGCATGGAATGATTTAGATGTAACTTATGATTCCATTATTGAACAATTTACAGCTACATTCAAAAATACAGATGGAACAATTCTTGATATCCAATATGTTGATAAAGGTAATAAACCTGTAGATCCTATTACACGAGAAATTGATCCTATTGAAACTCCTACTCAAAAGAGTACGATTCAATATAATTACACATTTAAAGGATGGGATACTAATTTTGTTAATATGTTTGAGAACATGATTTTTACAGCGACATATTCTAAAACTATCCGAAATTACACGATAAAATTTGTATCTAAATCTACTGTTATGCAAGAAACAAGTGCTCCTTATGGAACTACTGTATTTTATACAGGTGATATTCCTACTTATACCGGTGAGGAAACTGCGTATAAATATTATCTTTTTAATCGTTGGGATAAATCTGGATATGTAGATGGTGATAAAACGATTAACGCTGTGTTTGATATATGTTCATATTCAAGCGGATATTTCGATAATAAGGATTTATCGGAAATGACACCTGTTGAAATGTATGCATTGACAAAAGTTGGAATAGAACAAAGCATCGTTGAATTAATGGATGATTTTAATTTTACAACCGGAAATGATTATGATTATGATGATATCCAAAGTAAAACTTTCATCAATGAAAAAACAGTGTTTACTGGGAATAATTATATCGACACTAATGTTGCTATAATGGACATTGACCGAGATTTTGTATTTGCAGTAGACTTTGAATTTGCTACAGGAAATACAAATAACTCTACTCTTATGCAATGTTTTAAATCAGATGGTAGTGATGGTTTTAAATTAGTATATAACAGTACACCAAAAATTCAATGGGGTACATCTTCTGCTCAATGTGCAACAAGTACCAATCGAGAAATGTTAGTATTGAGACATGTTAAAGGTGAAAATAATTTACATGTTTACATGTCAAATCTTTCCGGTACATCTGTTAATACGGTTAAATTAGAAAGAAATAAATCTACTATTTCTTCTTCTACATTAGTGTTTGGTTGTGTCAAAGCTGATGATGGTTCTTATGAACGTTATGCTAAAGGTACTATTCATTGGTCAAAACTTTGGTATACGGATCTTGGCGAAGAAGCATGTAAAAATCTTGCAGAATATATTCATGAAAAAGTGAATGTACAAATGTGTGGTTTTAAACGTAAATATCTTTCCGATGGTTCTGGAAAGCGATCATCCATGACATTTTTAGCTTCTCACACACTTAACATTAAGAGATCGATAGATAACTCTTATACTAATGAAGGTGGATGGGGAAGAACACAATTAAGTACTTGGCTTAATACAAGATTTTACAAAGGTTTACCAGTTCAAATTAAACAACTCGTAAAAAAGGTTAAAGTGAAATATGCTGATATGGACAAAAATAATAAAAATAACATTGCTGAAACAGATTGCTATGTGTATATACCAGCCATTTATGAATTGGGATCATCAACTATATCAACTGAACCATATATTAACGAAGACGATCCAATTGATTATATGATCAATGATGAAGATAGAATCCGAAAAGATTCAAACAATATAGCTGTTGATTATATTACTCGTTCTCCTAATGTTGGCTATGCTGCTTATTATTATTATGTTAAAGCAGATGGTAGTTATAGTGGATTTGCTCAACCATCAGAATCTTATGGTGTTGTAATAGAATTGAACATTTAAACATAGAGGCAGATGTTTCTGCCTCTATTATTTGAAAGAGAGGTTATCATGTATTACAAAATTTTAAAAGACGGAAAAGTAATAGATGTTCTTGATAAACTTGTCTTTTTAAAATATCAGAAAAAACATAATCGTATGCTTTTATCTAATGAAGAAAATGCTCAAGCAATATTATCTTCTTCTGGCGATTATGCTTGGCATTTAACATCACTTCATACTATTCCGGTCGATGGATATGATACGGTTGAAATCGAAGAAATAAATATCTATGAATACAATAATCTTAAAAAATTAAATCTTATGACGTATCAAGAAGTTATAGATAATTATACTCTCTCGCTTATTGAAGGAGGAATATTATGAGTATTTTCGTACAGAGTTTAAAAAGATTATATGAATATAAGCGAATTAATTTAAATAAAATTCAAGAACTTTTAAGTAATAAAAAAATAAATCAAGATGAATACGAGTATATAGTCAATAATAAATAAACTTTAGGAAGGAGGCTGAAAATGTATACTTTTCTAATTGGCAAAGATAACTATATAACTACGACAAATTCTGAACGAATTGTACAAAGATCAAAGTTGGTTAATACAATTCAGATATTTGTTATTAACAAATATAATGAAATCAATATGTCCGATTGTCAGGCGATTATGTATTATCAATTACCTATAAGTAAAGAATGGAAACCAAAAGATTTAACACCATCTGAAGAACTTTATAAAGATAAATATGTTGAATATTTAATTCCTGTAGATACATGGTTAACATCTGAGGCAGGAGACGTGAAATTTGAAATTAAATTCTATAATGTTGAAATGGACGGAGAATCAAAAGATATTCAATATGTGAGAAAAACAACTAATGGTGTAATACATATATCAAATAGTACTGATTGGAGTTCTAGTATCGCAGATTCAATGTTAGATGCAGTTGATCAAAGAATTATTCAAATCATGATGAGTCAGAAAGCTCACGAAGAGATGATCGAAGAAACTCAAAACATATTATCAACTAAAGCAGATAATATTGCAAAAGATGCAAAAACCAATGAGATTTATCTTACATCAGATGGAAAAGAAATTGGCAATCGAATTAAAGACGAATGTGATAAAGATGGTGATCCAATTGTAGATATAGATTCAAAAAATGGAACTAATGATTTGGAAACTGTTCAAAACATTGTAGAATTTTAAAATTGTAAATTTTACAAGGAGGAAAAATATGTCGGATTTAAAAGCTAAACATGCATTTGGGTCATTAGCAAATGTTGATCAGGCAATTGCCGATGGCAAAATTGATGCATATGATATTTTATTTTTAAAAGACGGTGATGTTGCTCGGATTGGTTGGATTGATAAAGATGGAAATAAAGTCATAGCTCAAAATAAAGACCAAATTATTCATGTGGACGAATTACCAACTGAGAGTGGTGATGAAAATGTTGTTTATATTTTTGAAAAGCATGGATATATTTGGGATAAGGAGAAAAGTAAATGTATTCCATTGTCAGAGCCAACGGATGTTACAGAAATAAAAGAAAAGGTAGATAATTTTGAAACGGCCATTAAAGAAGTGCATTCTTCTCTTGAGATTGCAGAATTTTAAATGAGGTATTTCATATGGAAGTTGAAACAAATAAAACATTTTTATCACTATGTACTACTACCTCCGATAGAATTAATAATTTAGATATTAAGAATGGTCAAATAATTTTCATCAGAGATTCAGAAAGAATTGCTTTTGATTATAAAGATGAACGATTATATTACAGTCAATTTATTAATAAGCATGGAGAAATTACAGCTCCTGTCATGCTTTCAGATTTAGATAACGGTATTTATTTAATATCTGGTCAATATCAAATTGGTGGTGATTTAGAGACAATTTTTGATAGTTCACAAAAAGTAATGTTTTTAATTGAATCCGATGAAAATAATAAATATATCACAAAATTAGGTGCGAATGGCATAGATACATATGTCATAAATCTTATTTCTAACGAAGTTAAATTTGATAAATATGCAACTCAATCGTGGGTGTTATCTCAAAGATATACTTCTGAGGATTATGTCACCAAAGCTATTAAAAATTTATACGAACAACTAAAAAATGAAATTGTCGTCCCTACAAAGATGTCTGATTTAGAAAATGATGTAGGATATTTAAAGTCTGGTGATTTATCAAACGTAAATAGTTCTGATATAACCGGTCTTTTTTAATTATATCAACAAATAGTTCTCGATGATAGAACGGAAAGGATGAAAAATGGCAGAAACAATTAAATATTTAGATTATGTCGGATTAAGACAATATGATGGTTTGATCAAAAAGTATATTGACGAAGCAGATACTAAAGTAGATGCAAAATCTTTTAAGGCTGTATCTATTGAAGGTCATGTACTCAAATTTTATAGAGCTGATCCAATTACAGATGGTCTCTCCCCTGCTTATCAAATCACTCTTCCAGAAACAGATTTAAGTACTGTAATGAAACTTGTTGAATCAGCTACAGCTGGTAATATTGCTACATTAGATGCACATGGACAGGTTGTTGATTCAGGAAAGAAAATTTCAGATTTTGCTACAACTGCTCAAGGTAAGAAAGCAGATACAGCTGTACAAACAATTACAACTGGTGGTGCAAACGGTACTATTTCTGTAGATGGTACAGATGTTAAAGTAAAAAATCTTGGGACAGCTGCTTATAAAGATGTTGATTCATTTGATGTCAAAGGTGCAGCGGATGCGATTCTTGGTACGGATATGGATGATAAAGATGCCAATACTGTATATGGTGCAAAAGCAGCCGCTAAAGCAGCACAATCTACTGCAAATACAGCTAAAACTGGAGTGGATGAAATCAGTGGAAAAATTGGAAACGTAACTGAAGGAAAAACAGTTGTTGAAATGATTTCTGACGCTCAAAAAGCAGCTACATATAATGACACGGCCATAAAAGCAAGTATTGCTGCAAACAAAAGTAGTATTGAAGCAGAAGTTACAAGAGCCAAAGGCGCTGAAGGTGACTTTTCTAAACTTGCAACAAATGCAAAGACTGATCTTGTAAGTGCTATCAATGAGGTACGAGCTGCAGTTTCGGCAGGTGGTACAGAAGCTCTTATATCTATCGATACAAGTAAAACAACAGATGGTTATTTAAAATCTTATACAATTAAACAGGGTGAGAATACAATTGGAACAATTGATATTCCGAAAGATCTTGTTGTACAAGAAGGTTCTGTTGTAACCAATCCTGAAGATATGCCAGAAGGTACGTATATTAAACTTGTAATTGCGAATTCTTCAAAACCTTTATTTATTAATGTTGGTTCATTAGTTGATATTTACAACGCTAAAGCAAATGCAACGCAAGTGCAAATTACTGTTGATAATTCAACAAGAGAAATTAGTGCTGTACTTCTTGAAGGATCTATCGGTACAAAAGAGTTAGGTAATGAAGTTGTTACTACAGCAAAGATTGCTAATGGAAATGTAACCAAAGATAAATTAGAAGCTACAGTTCAAGCATCTCTCACTAAAGCAAATAGTGCTGTTCAAGAAATAAAAACCGGCAAAACAAACGGAACAATCTCTGTGGATGGAGAAGAAGTAGCTATTAAAGGCTTAGGTTCAGCCGCATATACAGAATCTTCAGCATATGATAGATCTGGAGCTGCTGCTGAAGTATTAGGTTCAGAAAGCGATACTTCGGATAAAAATACAGTTTATGGTGCAAAAAAAGCAGCAAGCGAAGCAAAAACAAGTGCTGATAATGCAAAGAAAGTTGCTGACACTGCACAGAAAGATGTAGATTCACTTGAAACATATGTTGGTACATTTACACCTGTTGGTGAAGAGACAACAATCGTTGAATATATTGATGCAAAAGCTAATGCGGCTAAAGAAGCTGCCAAATACAATGATACAGAAATCAAAGCAGATATCAAAAAGAATACAGACGCAATAACAGCTATAAATAATCCAACGACTGGTATTCTTAAACAGGCTAAAGATTATGCTGATGGAAAAGACACAGAAACACTCACTGCTGCAAAATCTTATACAGATACATTAGCGAATGGTGCAGTAAAGACAAATACTACCGCTATATCTGGATTGAATACAAAATTAGCAACCGCAGAAAAAAATATCACATCAAATTCTGATGCCATTAGTGCACTTCAGAAATCTGTCGGGGCAATTACAGCAATTACCAAAGAGGATATCGATGCTTTATTTACGGCGGAAATATAATATTTTTAATAAGAGTATAGATTTCTATACTCTTATTTTATATAAACATCCAAATTATATAGAAATCATTAAATAAGATAATGTTCCAATGTTTTCCAAAGAAAGGAGGCTTTTATAAATGGCAGAGGAAAAGAAATTTCTAGATCTGCTCGGTACTTCCTATTTAAAAGATAAAATTGTTGAATGTTTAAAAGATTATACTGACAAAAAAGTTTCAGAAATTATTACTTATTATGATTCTATCTATAACTTCCCAAATGTTGGTAACTCAAATTATATTTATATAGATAAGTCAGCAAATAAAACCTATCGTTGGGATGATAATGAAATAAAATATTATTGCATTGGTTCTGATTATAACGAAATTGACATGATAGATGGTGGTAATAGTACTGATTAATATTTAAATTTATTTGATATTTAAATAGGTTTGGTTCATTGTCTATTGTTTCTGAAACTACAAATTAAAATAAGGAGGAAAATATGGCCACAAATACTCTTAATACTAGAATTATATTAAAAAATGACACAGCTGCAAATTGGGCTGCCAGCACATTAATCCCTCTTGCTGGAGAATTATGTATTGAGAAAGATTCTAGAAAATGCAAACTCGGAGACGGTGTAAACACTTACAAAGACTTAAAATATATGACTCTTACACCAGAAGAAATCAATACTATCATTGCGGGATTAAATGATTCTAAACACTCTCATAGCAACAAAGCTATTCTTGATGCAACTACAGCATCGTTTACAGAAGCTCTGTTAAATAAGTTAAATGGTATTTCTGCTGGTGCACAGGTTAACCAGAACGCATTTAGCAAAGTTGTTGTTGGAAATACAACAATTGAAGCTGATACAGCTACAGATACATTAACTCTCGCTGGCTCTAACGTAACAATCACTCCAGATGTCACAAACGATAAAATAACAATCGGTGTTGCAAATGGTTCTACATCTGAAAAAGGTTTAGTTCAGTTAACAGATGGTGTAGCAAGTACATCAACTTCAACTGCTGCTACTCCTGCTGCTGTTAAGAAAGCCTATGATTTGGCCGATACTGCAAACAAAGCAGCTGCTGCGGCTCAGAAAACCGCTGATAGTAAAGTTGGTTCTGTATCTTTAGCTTCTGGTACAAACAATGGTACAGTAAAACTTACCGTTGATGGTACTGCTACAGATAACATTGCTGTAAAGGGACTTAGAAGTGCAGCATACACAGATAGTTCTGCATACGCTACAGCCACACAGGGTAAAAAAGCAGATAACGCTATGCCAAAATCTGGTGGCACATTTACAGGAGACGTTACGTTAAATGCAGATCCTACTGCAAATCTTGGTGCCGCAACAAAACAGTATGTTGATTCTCAAATTACATCTAAGATTGCCGCATCTGATGCAATGGTATTTAAAGGTACATTAGGTACAAACGGTACAATTACTGAAGTCCCTACTACAAACGTTGTAAAAGGTGATACATACAAGATTATTACAGCCGGTACATATGCTGGTTCAGCATGTAAAGTTGGTGATTTAATCATTGCATTAACAAGTGGTTCTCCAAAAGCAACTGCAGATAACTGGGCTTATGTACCATCTGGTAATGAAAATGAAACAACAATTTCATATAGTACCACAACACAAAATTTGACTACTTCTGCTAAAACTGGCTCTATTATTTTAGGTGAAGCAGCTACAAAACAGATTGATTCTTCTATTGCATCTGGCTCAACTTCAACTAAACTTCCAACATCTAAGGCAGTTGCAGTATTAGTTGATGATCAAATTACAACTGTTAACAAAACAATCTCTGATCATGTTGGTAATAGTAATGTGCATATTACAGCTGATGAAAGAACAAAACTCTCTGGTATTGCAGCAGGTGCAGAAGTCAATCAAAATGCTTTTAGTAAAGTAACTATTGGCTCCACTACTGTTTCAGCTGGAACAAAAACAGACACTTTAAACGTAGTTGCAGGTTCTAATGTTACAATTACACCAGATGCAACTGACAAGAAAATCACTATCTCCGCAAAAGATACAACTTATACAGCAAACACAGGTATCAAAGTAGACGGCACTGTTATTAAGCATACAAATAGTGTAACCGCAGGTACAGCTCAGGGCGATGCTAGTAAAACTTTAGCATTTGGTGGAACATTTACAGTGCCTACTGTTTCATATGATGCTCAGGGTCATATTACAGGTAAGGGTACAACTACAATGACAATGCCTGCTGCTCCTTCTACCATAACTGGTAACGCAGGAAGTGCAACTAAATTACAAACGGCACGAACAATAGATGGCGTATCTTTCAATGGTACAGATGCTATTACACATTATGGTACATGTAACACTGAGGCTGCTGTTGCCGCAAAAGTAGTTAGTTTAACAGGCTTCACGCTTGCTACAGGTGCAAAAGCAATGGTTAAGTTTACAGTAACAAATACTGCTGCTTCTCCAACTCTAAACATCAATAACACTGGTGCTAAGGCAATTATGTACAGAGGTGCTATTATTTCTACTGGTGTTCTTGCTGCTAAGAGAATTTATGAATTTGTATATGATGGTACAAACTACGAATTAGTTGGTGATATCAATACAGATACTAATACAGATACTAAGGTAACAAACACACTCAACACAACTACAAAAGCATACGTTACAGGTACAACAAACGCTACAACAAACACTGGTACTCAGATTTTTGATACAGGCGTTTACCTGGATACTACAGCAGGAACACTTGTTGCTTCTACATTCAAGGGTAACTTAAGCGGTAATGCTTCTACAGCCTCAAAAGCGACAAAGGCAGATCAGTTGACAACAGCAAGAAATATTAGTCTTAGTGGCGGTGTTAATGGTACTGCTCAGGCATTTGACGGAACTAAAGATATATCTATTCCTGTATCTTCTGTTAATACAGATTATCTTGTAAATGGAGATAATGTTCTTATTCTTGATTGTGGTACAGCTTCTGCCAATGTCTCAACTCTTGTATCTAACAATGACGGAAATGTTGTTGTAAATAGCACAAGAGAATCTACTGTAAATGATGCGGATGGAACAACAAATATTTTAGGAGAAAATATATCTGTAATGGACGATGGCCGAGGTAATGTTGTTTTACATATGTAAAGGTGATGGATTTAATTGGCATTGAAACAAATGAAAACGTTTTCAATCAATAACTCTCCTATTTATGAAATTACTGATGAGGTGGCAAGAACTGCCATCTCATCTCTTCAAACAGATAAGGCACCAATTAGTGCAATCTGTGATATGCAAAAGAACCCCCCCACACGTTGCAACAACATCTGAATATTACAATATGCAACGTACTGGTAAAGTGTATCAAACAAAAATTTGGAAATTTGCAACGAATCCTACATCAACAGGTGAAAAACTGTTAGATAATGCAGGATTAGAATTTGTTCCATCAATCGATACTGTGGAAGGAAAGGATGATTACCTTAATGGTCATTATCCTTTATTCGAGTGGTGTTACTGTAACTATAAACGTTACGATGATGGTACAGCTTATCCAGTTGCTACAGAATTTGATAAGAAAGCTGAAAATATAGAGCAGGTTAATAATATAATTTTAAAATATGAGTAAGGAGATTAATAGTTATGAGTTTAAATAAAACAATGTCCTCATTTCAAATTAATGATTCTCCTATTTTTGAAATTGTTGATAAATATGTTAGAACAAGTGTTAATACAATAGAAAATAATATAAACTCATTAGAAATATCTATTGAACAATTAGAAAATAGATTATTTGATTTGGAATATACACCAATCAAAATATTGTCATTTATGAATAATATAAATGTTTTTGAAATTGGTGGGGTTATAAACGAAGTCTTATTAACGTGGAATTTAAATAAAATTCCAACAAAAGTAAATATAAATAATGTTCCTATAGATAACATGGAATTAAAAATTGAGCAATCAGCAATAATTAAAAATGCTGCTTTAAATACAGATAAAATATTTACTTTATCGGTTACTGACGAAAAGGGAAAAATAGACAAAAAAGATACAAGCATTATATTTTGTAACGGTGTTTATTATGGTACTTCAGTTATCCCAGAAAACATAAACAGTGCTTTTGTAAATACTTTGACCAAATCTTTACAAAAGAATAGAAGTAAAACGTTTTCTATAAGTAGTGGAGAAAATCAATATGTGTGGTATGGTATCCCAAATAAGTATGGAACGCCTGTATTTAATGTCGGTGGATTTAGTGGTGGATTCTCAAAAATATCAACGTTAGAGTTTCAAAATTCAAATGGATATATAGAATCATATGCAATTTATCGTTCAGATAATTGTAATTTAGGAAATCAAACTATTAAAGTAACATAGGAGGAAATATGGCAAAATACAAAGGTTCAATAGAATTAATTTCTGGTATTACTCCAGCAAATAATCAAGACTTTCCTCTCATATCAGCACATTCGGTACAAGCAGACGATGAAGGTACTAGATTAGATGAAATATTAAATTATGATATATTAAGAACGAAACAACCTGAAGATCAAGGATTAGGTCTAGCATGGCTGGGATGGAGCAATAATATTGAACGTGGGAACGGTATTGAAAATGATGCAATTATGTTTTCGAAGCATGACATCGTAGGAATGCAGAGGTTAAATTTGTACAGTCTGGCAGACTCAAAACCACTGTTTACAGAAAATACTGTAAAGATATTGAAACGTGCCAAAGAACTGAACCCAAAGTTAAGAACATTTGAATATCTCCAGTCAGAGAGTGGACGTACAGATTTTACATATAATGGAGACCATGCACATCTGAATTCAGACGGTTCTTGGGAAGGATCAACAGCAGATTTGTCTGGATGCACAAGAATATATACTTATCAGCAAATATGTGACTGGTTGGATTATTTTAAAGAGTCAGGAACGGATGGAGTGTTTTTTGATGATTGGGGATATGACTTCACAAAGGAAGATATCTGTTACCAGATGGGACTGTCTTTGAATGACTATACGGATAAAAATGTAGCCTTAAATCAAAAATGGATCATGTTGATAGATGCCTGTCATGACAGAGGGCTGTTTCTTATCACTAATGGGGGTATGCCTTTTAGCGTTGGAGACTGGTATACATACCTTGATGAGAATGACATCATATGTCTGGAATCCTGCCTGATTTCATCAGTGAACTATAAAGATGATTTCACATGGCAAGCAGGCCAGAAAAAAGTATACGATTATTATGCAAACTGGTATTCCAATGGAAAGTGCAAAGCAAAGCTGTGGACTTTGAATTATTTTCCGAGCAATGCGGAAGATTATAAGGAAATTGTTCTTACGTATCTGTGTGCTATGACACTTGCCTGTGGTGGTGGGTATGTATCAATGGGAGCATTCAAATGCATTGAAAAGCCGGCATTTGTAGATTTATTTTCTAATGGCAATCAGAAAACTATAAAAAAGATAGATGACAACATATATCAACTAAAGGTAAATACTCATACCTTAGAAGTTCATCAGTGGAAAAGCCTGTCTGGGCAAGTATCAAAAGAAACGGCTGACAAGAACTACTATATTTTGGATGGGAAAGTTTTCAATAATGGATTTCTGACAGCACCAGTGGTCGAGCAGGAATTATCGAAGAGAATTGATAATGTATCTGAGCGATTGGATACAGTTAGTGACGACAACCGAAAAAATGCAATTTCTTACTGGAGAATGAGCATAGATGACTGGAACGCATCACTGACATTTTCTGATTACACAAACTTGATACCAGTAGATCCGGAGATACATGATATTTCTGGAGGAACCATGCGATTAGTGCGTAATTCTGATGGAACGTGTGATATCGTATGTACTTATACAGAATTAAGCCAGGGCGGAATCTACCTGAGTGTGATACGTCCTTCGAATTATGAGGATTTTGAACAAACAGGAGAAGGCCTGGAGTTTGGTTTTTCGGACGTCATATTTGATATGTCTGACGACAGTTGGACACTTCCTAATGGTACCGTCTATGATGCAAAATGGTTGTGGTCAACACCATCTTTTTATATTTATACAGAAAAGTCGCCGTTAAATGGGGAAACAGTTGCGGAATATAAAATTGACGGCATAGGCAGCGACCTCGGCACGTCAACCGGGCATTATACGAAAACTTCCAAAGATATATTTACTTCTTATAATATCCGAGTTTGGTTTCATGCGCCAGAAGGAAAGTATTTTAACGGCACTGTTACGCTTAAAAATGTATATCTGATTGATCTAGGGGAACACTCGGACGAGATATCGAAGAAATGGTATACGAATATATTCCCGACAAATTTTAATAATTCATCAGCCATGACTGCAAAAATGACGGTTGCCGAAAAGCAGGGATGGAAGGTATATGATTTTCTGGTATCTCATACAAATGCATGGGGATGGACAAAATATAAATATACAGGTGATGAATTAATAGCCTTAAGAGGACATACGATAGAGCTTGGCTGTACGTCAATGGCATTTTCAAATGGACAGACAGGTGTGGGAAATACTGCAAATGGATGGGTAAACTATGCGTTTGGAATTGGCGTAAATACCGATAACCCTAATACGGTACGGTTGTATGCGAATACTCAGAATAAATCAGCGGTTTGGGATGGCGAAAAAATATGCTGTTTGAAGTATACGATTCCAAATGATGCGACCAGCTTGGTTATAGGTTTTCAAAGCTACGGATTTGCGACTACAGTGACGCTATCCCTCAAAGATGTGTATATGTATGATCTGGGAGAAGAAGTATCTATACGAGGAAAAGATTCTACCAATGCATCATTGCGTCTTTGCAGAATTAACGAGAAGCAGGAAGAACTTACCCCATCGAAGATGCGAAACGCTTTATATATAACTGAAAAAGGTGGAATGTACTGTTATGATTTGAAAGGTGTGAAAGTAGATATTGCTGGAAGCATCTACATTGGTGCTGCCAAGGCTGGTTATACCGGATCTCCAGAAGAATTTGGAAATGCCCTGTACCAATTAATTCAAAAAAAATAAAGAATGATGTAAAAACATCGCATATGAAATACGCAATGTAAGAGAGCCTAGTGCTCTCTTTTTTAATTATGTAAAAACAATAAAAGGAGGTTTGTAAATGGCGAATAATGTTTTAAATGTACAAATTAAACAAAAAACTGATACCGAAGCCAATTGGAAATCAGTTGATCCAGTACTGTTACTTGGAGAAATTGCCATTAGCAGCGACAAACGAGCTTTTAAAATTGGTGATGGATCAACAAAATGGAGTAAATTGTATTACAACAATGCGAATAATGCTTCTAGCTGCACTGGCAATTCAGCCACTGCTACCACATTAGCTACAGCACGGACAATACAAACAAATTTAAGTTCTACATCTACTGCTTCATTTGATGGTTCTGCTAATATCACACCTGGTATAACTGGTACTCTTCCAATTTTCAATGGTGGTACAGGACATACAAATGCTAAAGATAGTGCTAATTACTTTATCAATAGTTTAGATACAGCTAGTGCTACTCCAACTGATAACGATTATTATATATCTCAATATGCTGGTGGTGGAACTACAACTACAACTTATCACAGACGTTCAATGACAGCATTATGGGATTATATAAAAAATAAAATAAGTAGTGTTTTAGGTTTAACAGCTTCAGATTATAACGGAAAAGCAGCAACCACAACAAAATTAGCTACAGCCAGAACTATTTCAAATAGCGGCGATTTAACGGGATCTTATTCTTTTGATGGAAGTAAAGACATTACAGTTAATAGTTATATTTATAATTGTACAGCAAGTGTCAACAATACCAACAACTATCCTTATCATAGGATTGCTAAAACAGATGTAATTACAAATAATTTTGAAGATAATACCGCTCTATTTTATGTAACACAAGATTATGTTGGTGGTGGTTTTGGATTAATTAGAGTTTCAATTAGAACAAATAGTGGATCTAATGTATCTACCGCAAATGCAGAATGGTTGATCAGAAAAGGATTAGCTACGGATTCTATACAAGTGGGTTTATATAACGTTAACGGTGCAACATATGCAGATATTTTCTATAAATCCGACGGTACATACGCAGGCTTTAGCGTTAGAGCTTTAGAGGGAAAACGTGCGAATATAGGGAGAAATAAAATAGTTCTAGTTAATTCATCAGAAGCAAATAATACAACGACATCTGACGCAAAAACGTCTACAGAATGTTATGCAACAATTGCAGCTGCTGGTACTGCTATTCACTCTCAAGATTATACGAATATCGTTGCTGGATCTGATGCTGGTTTCGTTCAAAGTGCAAGTCTTTCTGATAGAGCTATAAAAGTTAAGGATTCAAATAACAATAAAGACATTTCTATTACATATTCTAAAGCTGCTCAAACATCAACTTCTTGGTTAGCATCTTGGAATGGTTATGAATTAGGATCAATATCTACTAGTAATATTCTTGCCGGGAAAGCAAGTAAAGATGATAAAAATCAAACAATTTCTTCTACATATATTAAAAATTTATCTGTAAATGGACAAGATATTACGTATACAAAAGGTAATGATACAACAGGTAAAATTACAATGCCTAGTACAGGGGTAAAGATTGTGAGGTGGAATTAATGGCAGTTTACTTAGGTGAAAATAAAGTTTGTACGAAAGGTGGCACAAAAGTATTACTAAGTGATATATCATTACAAGATAAAACTGTTACTCCATCAACAAGTATACAAACCATAAAAGCAGATAATAATTATGACGGCTTGTCTAGTGTTACTGTTAACGCAATTAACACTGTTACTCAAGCAACTCCATCCATTTCTATTTCTAATTCTGGATTAATCACAGCATCTTCCACTCAATCAGCTGGCTACGTTACATCTGGTACGAAAAATAGTACAAAACAACTTACAACAAAATCTACCACAACTATTACTCCTTCTACATTTTCTCAAACTATCGCATCTGGAACATATCTTACCGGAACTCAAACAATCAAAGGTGACTCAAATTTAATAGCCGAAAATATTAAAAATGGAACTTCTATATTTGGTGTAACTGGTACATATGTCGGAAGTGGATCTGGGTCAGGTGTTGATACTTCTGATGCAACAGCAACATCTAGCGATATAGCTGAAGGTAAAACAAGCTATGTAAATGGCAAAAAAATAACTGGTACAGTAAAAGAAGTCAAAAGTAATTATAGTGACATTTTATCAAATGCAACAATAACAAATGATGGTGCTGATGTTATTAAATTTAACTTTAAACGAACGGAAGATGTTCTTTGTCGCATCGGAAGTTGGCAAACATTAAAAACACCTCTGACCAATCTTGGTGATGCAACAACTGCTGATGTAGCTGCTGGCAAAACATTTACTTCTGCCGCAGGCATTAAAGTAACTGGTACAGGTATTGTACAATCTACAAGATATACTACAGGACAAATAACAGGAACTGGGACAACTAATCCAGTAAGTTTTGATACTGGTCTTACAAGTGTAGAAAAAGTAATCATTATAAAAGATTCTTTTAATACAGGGTCTAATGGTACGAATGTTTTAATATGGGACGGTGAAAAAGCTAGAGGATCTGGTATTAGTACATCTAGTTATCTTTCAAATCCTTCTTCAAGTGCTGGAACATTTAGTACAAATGGAGGGACAGTAACATATACTGCAACTGAGTTAAAAAATGCATTATTTAAAGGAAGTACTACTGTTTCTTCTGGTTATACATGGTATGCATTTGGTACATAAAACGAATAAAAGGAGTATTAATAAATGGCAAAAACAGAAACAGATATATCAACTTTAAAAATAAATTATCTATCTGAATCGGCTTATAAAACGGCTTTATCAAATGGTGAAATCAACGAAAATGAAATTTATATGACACCTGAACAATCAGATGCCGATACTAAGGTAACAAATACACTCAACACAACTACTAAAGCATACGTTACAGGTACAACTTCCTCTTCTACTAATACAGGAACACAGATTTTTGACACAGGTGTTTATTTAGATAGAATTGCTGGACGTTTAACCGCAACGTCATTTAAAGTAGGAAATGCTGTTTTAACTTATAATTCCTCTGAAAATACTCTTATAATTTCTTTTGTATAGGAGGTGAAAAAATTTGGCAACAACTTATACAACTAAAATTAATGCTGTTTCGAGTAGTTCAACAATATCTAATACTTATGAATTAAAATTAGAAGTTAGTACAACAAAAAAAGACAATAATTCAACAGATGTAAAAATGATTGGATACATAAGAAGTATCAATAGTTCTTATGGTGCATATAACCTAGAAAATGGTGCTTCCAACACATTAAAAATTATAGATGAAGATAATAAAACACAATATTCCGCTTCGTTCAAAACTAAATATGATACACGATCTACAAATTCATATTATAAATTATTTACCAAAACTGTTAACATTGTACACGGTTCAGATGGTGCAAGAAGTATAAAATTCTCGTGGCAATTCAAAGAAACATCTGTATCTTATAATCCGCAAGGTACATTAACTTCATCTACTCTCGCGCTTTCTACTGCTACTTATACTGTTTCTTATAATGCAAATGGAGGCACTGGTGCTCCTGCTGCTCAAACAAAAAAATATGGCGTAGATCTTACTTTGAGTACTACTAAACCAACTAGATCAAAGGATGATAACGGTAATACCTATACATTTGACGGTTGGAGTGAATCTAGTGATAGTTCGACTGTTAATTATGAAGCCGGTGGAATATATAAAGCAAATAAGTCTGTTACATTATATGCTGTATGGAGGAAAACCACAACTGTAGTTCTTTATAGAATTTCTTATAATGCAAACGGAGGTACTGGTGCTCCTGCTGCTCAATTCAAAAAAGAAGGAACTTCTATTACTTTGTCAAACACCAAACCAACAAGAGCAGGATATACATTTAAAGGATGGGCAACCTCTTCTACTTCGACAACAGTTGCTTATAATCCTGGTGCAACATATTCTAAAGACGCAGGATTAATTCTGTATGCCGTATGGACACCTTGGACTTATACTTTAACATTTGATGCAAATGGAGGCACTGGTGCTCCATCAAGTGTAACTAAATCTGGTGATATTCCTATCCAAATTCCTGAAACAAAACCAACTAAAACCAATTATATTTTTAAAAGATGGAATACAAAATCTGATGGTACTGGAAAATCATATTATCCATTGTCTTCATTTGATGTAATTCAAAATGGAGGAACCATAACCTTATATGCCATATACGCTAATACTGATATATTGATTTATTCTTCTGGAAAATGCAAAGCAATGGATTTTATAGAAGGTGATACAATTGCTTTTTATTCAACTGGAACAATAGTTGCACCGGAATTTATCGAAGGAAGCGTAATGAGTATTAGTAAAAATAATTTTAAATTTACAGAATTAATAGAGAAATAAAGGAGAATGAATTATGAGAAAATTAATAGGAATTTTTTTAACTGCTGCTATTATGGTTACAATTGCGATGCCAGCGTTAGCTTGTACCCCACGACTTGATTTGAAGATGCCAGATCTTCAAAGTGCGTATGATGCGGCATATGAAGCAGGCAAAAACACTGCTAAGAATATTAAGATTTCAAGTCCATCATCTGAAACTGAAATAGAAACAGAACTTGAAGAAACAAAAGAAACTGAAACAACTATCGAAACCGAAACTGAAACAGAAGCTCAGATTGCATCGACAGCTCCAGTATTCGGTTGTACACCGCAGTATGATTATTCAAATATTTGGGGTGATTTAACCCCTCCATCAGAAATTAAATATAAACCTAGTAAAGATATTGACAAAGCATGTGAAAATGCTGCTAAGAAATGGTTAGAAGAACATCCGATTGATTTGGCGAAAGAAACAGAATCTGATGTACAGGAAACTGAATCAGAAACGGTAATCGAAACAGAACCGGAAACTATTGAAGAATCTACTATTTTAAAACCAGATTTTCATAAACGTTATAATTTTATGGGATGGCAAAAATATATAGATAAGTTTACTGGTTATTTTAATATATGTTTACGATAGTCGAAACGCCCCACAAAAATTATACACACGTTGCTTTCGTGGGGCGTGTTGCGAGAGGTAAAATGTTAAATCATGTATAGCATACCATGAGAATCAATGATGGTAAATAATCATATATCGCAATATTCGACATAGAGTTGTAGACTAATACAACTCTTTTTATTTGAAAAGGAGGAAGTTATGGCTCAATTAAAAGATACAACTGTAGATGGCACATTAACTGCTGATGTGTTATCTGCTACTACTATACAAGAAAACGGGACAAATCTCAAAGATAAATATAATACTAAATTAAAATTAATAAAAAATCAAAGTCCTTCAGATACAGTTGAGACCTCAAATAATACATGGACTAAACTTATGGATTTTTCGTTGGAGGCAGGTATTTATTTAGTTATTGTAACTGGTGGTTTTTCTAATAACTCATCTGGTATAAGATACGTAGGAATAAGCGATGCTTCTGGAAGAAATCATAATGAGAATAGATTTAATACAGTAACATTCCCACCTGTAAATGGAGACACAGTAAAGAATTCTTTTCCTATAATTCTTACACCGACATCGACAACAACATATTATGTTAACGTTAAACAAACTAGCGGAACAAAGCTTAATGCTTATGTTGGCTATAGTGTTGTTAAACTTGCGTAAATTCTAATTAAGAAAGGAACGGGAATTATGACATGATAGAAGCATTTCAAAATTTAACAAATATTGGATGGGGAAATGTTGTTGTAATATTCCTTTTTCTTATTGTTCTTATAATTGGATTATTACAATCTCTGCGTTATATTCATGATTTCTTCGGAATAGAAACAAAACAGACACTAAAAGAAAAAAAACGCGATGAAGATATCAAAGATTTTAAACAAAAGATTGATGATTTAAAACAAGAAATAAAAGAACTTAGAAAAAATGATAAACAATTTGTTGATAATCGTGTGCATGATCGTGAACAAAGCTTCGAAATACAGAAAAATTTAATGGATAATCTTTCGGCTATGTCGAACGTATTATCAGAAATAAAAGTAGATATTTTAGAAGAAAAAATGGAACGTAAAAGATGGAATATTTTAAATCTTGCTGATGAAATCAGACACAATAGTTGTTATGTTGACAGGGAACGATATGAAAATGTGTTTCGCGATTATGATGATTATGAAAAAATTATCAAAGAATTAAACCGTACAAATGGATTTGTAGAAGAATCTATTAAATTTATTCGTGCAAAATACAATCAAGAAATTTTAGGAGCCGATTAAAATGAACAATAAAAAGAAAATACAAACGACTAAAATTATTGCTGCTATTCTTATGGTATTTATTTTAGTCAATAGCTTAATGATTGAATTCTATGCAATGTACGCAATGTTTGTATTGGACAATCTCGAAGCCTTAGACGTATTAATTACCACTGCTATTGGCTCTTGTTTAACTCTTGTACTTGAGTTTGCTGTTTATTGTGCAAAAAGTTTTCTTGAAACTAAAGCAGAAAAACAATTAGAATTTGACCGTGAAAAATTCCAGATTGAATCTGGACAAAATGATAGCTGTGATGAAACACAGAGTGATGATATTGATATAACAGAAAATAATGAAAGTGAGGACAATTAGATATGACAACAACAGATTTTTTATTTTTATTAACAGCTTTTTCAGTTATTAGTGGATTAGTTACAGAAGCAATTAAGAAACTTATTGTAGAGAAAACAAACTTTTCATATAACGTATTAGCACTAATCGTAGCTTTGATTGTTGGTGGTGTTGGTTGCGGCTTATATTATCAGTTAAATACCATACCATTCACAACTAATAATATTATTTATATGGTTCTGATGGGGCTTTCTAGCGGTCTTGTTAGTATGGTCGGATTTGACAAGGTTAAACAAGCTATAGGCCAATTTGGAGGCTCTAAGGAGTCTTAAGATTTGTTTTATGAATTATAAAAAAATTATTAGTAAGCATTTCTACGTTCGTTGTATTTGGATTAATGTATTATGGTGTTGAAATCTTATATAGAGGATATAGTCATTGGGCGATGGTTGTTTTGACAGGGATCATCGCGGTCTTAATAGGTGGGTTAAATGATACTTTCTCGTATGAAATGCCATTAGATTTACAGATACTTGTTGGAACATATTTTGCAACAGTGTTTGAGGGAGTTGCAGGTATTATTTTGAATGTATTCCTGGGATTAGATATATGGGATTATTCTAATCTTTGGGGTACATTCTTCTTTGGACAATGTAATGTCTTTTTCTGTGTAGCATGGGCAATTTTATCAATTGTTTGTATTGTATTACAGGATTGTTTGGTTTATTACGTGTTGAGAACTGATAATGAAAGACCTCATTATCATTTACTGAATAGAAAGATATTATTCTGGCTACCGAAGAGAAAATAGTGTAAAAATAGTGTAATTTTAATGGAATTAAATTTTATCTACTGTCGGTGTAATAGCTGGCAGTAGGATTTTTAGAATAGGATGAATTACTCTCCTATTCTTTTTTTTATTTTGATTGAAAGGACAGTGATTTAATGGCTACTAGAGGACGTATCTATCATAATTTTTATACAGAAGAATTGTGGGAACAGGTAAACAAAGAGAATAAAAGAATAATGGACGATTTCCTTCAAGAGTATAAACAGAGAAAAAAGAGCAAAGGAACGATATCAGGCTATCGTAACGATCTAAGAATCATCTTGATTTATGTGCTTCGAGAGTTAGATAACCGTTGTATTCTCGATTTAAAAAAGAAGGATTTTCGTAATCTTAGTTTATATTTCACAGAAGAATGTGAAATGTCTGCTGCCAGAACAAATAGACTCAAAAGTGCAATCAATAGTCTTCTTACGTTCTGTGAAGATGATGATGATTATGAATATGAAATTAACTATGCGAAAAAGGTAAAAGGTATTCCAAAGTCTCGTGTTAAAGATGATGAAGATGATTTCTTTTTTACATATGATGAATTTGTTAAGGTTAGAGATATTCTTGTTGCTGAAGAAAAATGGCAGCTAGCCGTATTATGGAGTATTGGTTTTGATTCTGCTGGGCGAAAAAATGAATTATTTCAAATCCAAAAGCATGGGTTACTTGACGGAAATAAAACCAATATTGTTATCGGTAAACGTGGGAAAAAATTTCCTCTTGTATATTTAGATGATACAAGAGAATTAATTAAGAAATATCTTGAATGGCGTGGTGATGATGATATTGATTCATTGTGGATTAAAGGTTCAGGAGATCACAAAGAGCCTATTTCAAATTCGAATGTATTATATGATAGAATCGTAAGTATATCTAAAATTTTATCAGAAGTACGTGGTGAACCATGCAATATATTTACTCATACAATGCGACATAGTAGATTGGAATGTCTTTCGCAAGGAACTGATTTAAGATTGCTTGACGAAAATGGAAATCCTAAAAAATATCCATTAGAGCAGATACAGATATTTGCACATCATTCAGATCCAAGTACTACACAAGGATATTTAAAAGATCATTCGGAAGATACAATAAATTCAATGTTTGGCATTTAACGTACATTATTCCTTAAAACAATAAATTTGACGAGGTACTTATTTAATTCAGCTTAGTGTTCTCATACTTATAAAACCGAATATTACATATAGGGGAAATGACTATAACCAGTTATTTCCCCTATTTTTTTACTCTCAAAAAATGTAAAATCGATCATTGACTTTTAAAAAATTTTATGATATTTATATTTTATAAAATTTTAAAATTTTTGGAGGTGTATCTATGGAGTGTAAAAGTGAAAAACGACTATTAGCAAATTTTACTAAAGATATTCGAGATGAAAAGAAATATAATCTACATCATTATTTGCAGAGAAAAGAAGATCAATGGACAAAACCTCAGAAATGTCTTTTGATAGATTCTATCTTTCGTGATTTCTTAATCGATCCAATAAGAGCTGCTGTATTAGATGATATTAGGTGTATATTTGATGGTATACAACGTAGTACGTCTTTTGCAGAATATATAGAGGATGGATTTGCATTATCCAATAACAATCTACCAGTTCTTATAGATAATGTTCCGTATGATACAGCTGGTAAGAAATTTTCTGAATTGGATCCTGTACTCCAAGACAAAATATTAAATTTTGAAATCACACTTTACATATTCACAAATGCAACTGACGAAGAAATCAGAGAGATGTACCGAAGACAAAACAACGGTAAAGCACTCACCGCTACTCAGAAACGTACAGCTATTGAACCTAAAGTAGTTAGTGATATTGTATTTCCACTTGCTGAACATCCATTCTTCAAGAAGATTTTGAGTCCAAAACAACTATTGGGCGATAACAACAGAGATCTTATACGAGAAACGCTTATGTTACTTAGTATAACAGATGATAAAGAAACGTTAAGCTTCTCTAAACCGACACTTGACAAGTTTGTAGTTTGGTATGCAGGTAATATTGATGAATCTGACGCAACTGCTATAGTAGATGTTCTCGATTTATTGGATGAAAAGATGGATAAGACACCTTACCTATATGCTTCTATTCCAATGATTCTTTACATCGGTGTACAGTGTTTGAGAGATGGAAAAAATTTTGATAAACTTGTAGCAGCAATTAAAGAATTTTCAGATACATATAAGGATAATACAGCATACAAGGAAATCTACTCTAAAGGCGGTACACGTAGCTCACAGTCTGTAAAAGGTAGATTTAATTACTGGAAAAATATTTACGCAGAAATTATATAAAATAATTATAGGGAGAATCCAATTACGGACTCTCCCATTTTTTTACTCCTGTACATCGTGTATTTCTTTACTGATCATGATCTTAATTTCATCTAAATTCATAGAACTATTTTTAATCAGATTCATAATCTCATTGAGTTTTTCTTTTTCTTTAGACTTCTCTTCTGCTGCTATAATCTTTTTCATCTCGTTATTTAATTCGTTGAGCTGTTTCTTGTAACCAATTAATTTATCTTCCGTACTTTTAATCTTCAATTCAATATCTGCTATCTTCTGCTGTACAACTTCTATTTTTGTACGTCTTACTCTAGACATAATTATATTAGCCTCCTTGATTCTTATAATTGTAATATGACCAAGAATCTAAAAGATAAACATATTCTTTGTGAATGATTGTAATAATTATATAAAATATCAATAAAATTAATTACAAGGCTTCTAATCTTCGACTTGAGACGTTTTTATATTACATTCGAATAAATTATAATATCAATAATTAAAATGTCTCAAATCATCTCTCAGGAAGAGATAGATAAATTAACGTCTTATATAATGATTACAAAATGTTATTTTAATAACCGGATAAATCTTTCCATGGAAATTCATTAAAGCTAATATAACGTATAATTCAAGATGTATATTGATGTATAATTAAGTATGCCCTTGAAATTAGCATTTTCGTCCAAAAACTTGTAAAAAGTTGTTATTTAAGAGTTAAAAGTTGTAAAACGGGTGATTTTTCTGCTAAAAATAGTTCAATTTTTTGACCACACTTTTGACCACACTTCCAGCAGTCTGAAACGGTCTGAAACGGTTCAAAACGGTCTAAAACGACTATTTTTCGCATTTTAAGCAAAGAAAAACCCCTGTAAATACGCGATTTACAGAGGTTTAGGTCGATGGACCTGCGGGGAGTCGAGATAACCGTCCAACCCTTAAACCCCTTATAATATCTGTATTTTTTAAACATTGCATTTTGACGTGACCACATTTTGACCACAAAAATGTACCTTTTCAGCACACATTAACTAAATTCATTGCTTTGGCCTGCTCTTCCTGTATGACATGGATATATTTGTTATATGTAATAGTAATATTTGCATGTCCCATTAGTTTGCTAATAACTTCGATACCTATCCCATGTCTTAATAATGTTGATCCAAACGTATGTCTTAAAGTATGTAATGATACATGTGACTCTGGTTGTATTCCTGCAAATTTTACTAATCTGTCAAGACTTCTTTGTAGATTTCTTGAACAATTCATAGTCCCTACAGTTGTACATGCAACATAATCGGATTTGATTTTATTCTCTTCATCAAAGCCCCTTAACATCTGAAGATACTGAAGAACCTGCGTATTCAATGAAATATATCTGACACCGTTCTTTGTCTTTGCAGACTTCTTAATCTTCGAATAATAAACAACATGTTCTAAATCATCATAGTTTCTAATGTTACTTTGAAGCGTCTTACAGATATGCATTGTTCGATTCTCAAAATCAATATCCTTCCATGTCAGAGCCAACATTTCACCGACACGTAAACCTGTGTTCAACATAATCAAAAGAACAATCCAATCCCGACTGCGATACCGTCCATTTTTATACTTCGTCAACGCTGCCATTCTAATTCTTTTCAATTCATCATCTGACAAACTGTACTGCTGCTTTGTATCTACTTGAATACAGTCTTCTTGCGGAAAGACCACATTATCACAGGGATTCTTTTGCAACAGTCCTTCTGTAACAGCCATTTGCATACATGGCCTTATAAGATGCGTAAGCTTCTTTAAGCCAGACAGCGACAAAGGTTTTACATCAGCACTGGTTGGATTAGCATATTCATCAATCAGATTTTGGATGTCTTTCGTCTTAATGTTCCCCATCTTCATTTGACCTATTGTTGGTTTAATTTGATGTAAATATGTTGTGTACAGACGACTGTATGACGAATCTTGAATCTTATTCTTCTTATAAGTTTTCAGCCAGTATTCTATGTATTCATTGAATATAATTTTAGTAGGCTCAACATAGCCGTTTTCAACTTTTGTTAAATACTCTTTGGCTTTATTCTTCACCTCAACTTTCGTTGTACCATAAAAACTCTTACGCTTGCCATTAACCGTGATACGGCCTTCATATCGGCCATCGCTGCGTTTATATAATGTCATTCCTTTTATAATTGCTTTCACATTATTCAATAAAAAACACCTCCAAAATAGAATAATGCAAGGGCATACTTAATTATAATTTAATTATAGCACACACCTTACATTATTCACAATTACTTAATTATTCAAAATATATTTCATCACCTATATGTTCTTCAACCCATTTTTCTAATATATTATATGTTGTAATGTAATCTTTACCAACTTTCATAACAGGTAACTCATTGGCAGCGATCAATTTTAAAATTTTAGTCTTTCCAAAAGGAAGTACATCATATAGGTCATTTAAACTTAAAAATTTCTTTTGTTCTATTAAATTATTTTTCTCTTGTTGTACTTCCAAATCCGCCAATTCTATCATCTCCTGTATTAAAATTGTCTCCATCGGCAATAAGAAACGGCATAAAGATAAACTGACAAAATGCTTCACCTTGTTTAACTGTTAATGGTTTAGTACCTTCATTACGAATCTTTACATGAATATGACCATCATTATTTGGATTAGAATAGTAATCTCCATCCACAATACCTGTCGAATTTGAAAGTCTTGTATAATATTTAAATCCCAATCCGCTTCTAGGAAATACCATAAGTACTTCTCCATCCTGCATATAAGCCTTTATACCAGTTGGAATATTAATATCTTCTCCTGGCTGCAAAGTAAAATCGAATGGAGAAAAACAATCATATCCTGCTGCCTTTTTTGTAGAACGTTTTGGTAACTTAACCTGAATTTCTTCGTCTGGTTCAAATGAACGATTGTATTCTTTTGGACTAATTACTTCAAATCCACGTAGTCTTTTATTGTGTATACCAGTCGGTGTATAGTTTATTTTTGTAATATCTAACATGTTTCCTCCTTATGTAATTCATAAAAATATTCATTATATAAATCATATCTATCCTGAATATTTAACCAATTAATTTCTTTCCCACTATCTTTTGCCCATTTAATAAATTCAGAAATAAAGCCACAACAACTAAATTCTGGACAACCTGCTCTATATATACAATTTGGAACCAGAACATCAGATTCATACGGATGTGTTTTATGTAATTCTATTTTAAAATCTTCTCCTAGTTCTCTTGCATCATCAGTAGCCATTCTGCATAATCTTTTACGCCAACCATCAATAGCATTTTGCATATTCGCGTATCCATCAAAATTAACCAATGTATCTTGCGTTTTCTTTCCTCTTGGAGTATTATCTTTTAAACGATCATCTCTTTGAGTGCTAATAAACTTTTCAAATTTATGACGACTCCATTCTGTAGAAACCCAGTAAAAAATATTCTTCCAAGACCAATCAAATTCTAGTAATCTGATGGGTGAATGCTCTGAAATAAGTAACTTTTTCTTAAATGTATCAGTTGCATCTTTTTCGGTAAATTCTTTATTATCTGTAGTACGGCAATGATTTTTTACTCTTTTCCAATCATCACCAATCCAATTAAAAATTGTTTTCAAATTTTATCACCTTTCACTTGTTATTTTGATATATACACCATACGATAAATACAAACACTAATATGCTGAGAATGATATTCGCTATTAGCTTACCAACAAAAAATGTAAGGCAATAAACTAACAAATAATAAAAGCCAACAATGAACATCACAATTACAAAATATATTAATGCTTGTAGTATCGCCTCAAATATTTTTGAAATCTTTTTCATAAATATTTCCCCTTATAATTCCTGCTGCAAATATTTTAGATATTTATCCCATGCACCAATTGAATGAATATATTCCTTTCCTTTTAACATCTTCTTCTTCATATCGGACTTAAAATCAATATCTTTATACTGTTCTTCATTTGAGAGAATATTTCTGAGAAATTGATTTTGTAAACGACCAACCTTTAGCTTATCCTCTTTTTGAATTACACTTGTAATATTTAAATATTCTTCTAAATCTTCTGTAGGAATTACATAGGATGTTTTAGGAAGGTTCTTTGAAGAAAATGGGGAAATACTAGCGCCAGATGTTTGCGGTTGTAAATATTTTGCTACAAATTCTATATTTTCATCTTTGAATTTAAATTCTATTTCTTCTGAATTCTCACGTATATCATATATTGTTCCATCTTGATTTAATATAGAGTACAATGCCTCATAATCACGAGATATAGACTCTTCTGGAATAAGGTGTAAATCTTTTGCCATTGCAATAAGTATATTATGTGCGCGCCCAAGAGATGGAATATAACCAATAATGACATCATCACCATAATGATATATCTGTGCATTTTTAGCACACTTGATGTAGATGTCATCAAAGTCTGGATCAATTACTCCATGCTCATCTCTTGGTACATCATTTGTTTCTAAATCAAGATTGGCTTTTACACGATATTTACCGACAAATTTCATTAAATATCTTGACATGTTTATCACCCTATTAATTGTAATATAAAACTACTTTATTCTGTTTTAATGATTTCTGAACATCAATAATTCTTTGGTTAGATGATCCTTTAAATCTTAAATTCATATTTTTTTGACTATCAATAAATTGACCATCTACTAATACATCACATAATTCGATTGTTTTCCAACGTTTGATATCATAAATTGCGTTTACTGGTATTGGTTCTAAACAAAGAGATAAATAATCAGGTATTTTAGTATAACTATCAAGTGTTTGCTTAATAGTTTCTAAGGTATATCCTGTATATATCCAAATTTTCTTGTTTGGATATATAGATTGAATCTCTTCTATAATTTTGAATACAGTTTCTACATTTTCATCCGCCAATGGTTCACCGCCAAGAAAGCTAACTCGACTTATGTATGGATGATCAATTAGTTTTATAAATTTATTTTTTATATCTTCTGTCCATTCCTTGCCACCGTTAAAATCCCATGTCTCTTGATTGAAACAATTATAACAATGCAAATGACATCCTTGAACGAAGAGGGCGACACCCACACCCTCTCCATTGCTAATGTCCATGGATCTGATACTTGCAAATCTCATTTACTTTTTCTCCTAAAAACATTTTCTACGTTCATTTCCTAATATTTCAACATACTTATAAGAGCAATAATCATAGTTTTGTTCTAAATAATTTCTACATTCTTCACCATCAGTAAAATAATTATCATAGATAATTGTATAATCACTTGTTGTTCCAAATATTTGACTCCAGAATACAGTCACGCTATCAGTTGTGTTCAAAACATTACAAAGATACGTATATGCTTTATCATTAATGTAATTTGCAATATCACAAACATCATCTAATTTAGACTCGTCATTATATCTATATTCATGAAAAATTATAGATTGATGATGCTTCTCATTCGTTAAGATTACTTCTCTGTGATGTGACGTAATTGTAAAAGTTTCGTAATTTTCTTCGTTTCCGTCATATTCTTCATAATTTTCATCTTCATCATATGTTAAAATGGAACATTTTTTGTATGTATTGTGTATATTTCTAAAATTATAATTTATATTCATAACTATTTCTCATTATATTCTATATCATCTAAGTGATATACACGATCATGTACATCACCATATCGTCCTTGATTACCACCATTTTTTGCAGTACCAATGTAACCACAGACTCTAAAAGCAATATCCATGGTAGTATTATCTATATTGCCACATTGTGGACACTCCCATCTATATTTACCATTTTCATCTAGTACAAGAGGAATATCTCCATCATAGCCACATTTTTCACAGTAGCAACTTTTAGTATTAATTTCTGCATACTGAATGTGATAGTAAATGAATTTGATAACTTCGATCAAAGCATTAATATTATGAGACATGCTTGGTACTTCTACATAAGAAATGGCTCCACCAGGACTTAATAATTGGAATTTTGCTTCTATTCTAAGTTTTTCAAACGCTGTAATTGGCTCAAACACTGGAATATGATATGAATTAGTTATATAATTTCTATCAAATCCATCCAATCTAATAAATACATCTTTACCAAAACGAGCCTTTAAGCATTTTGCAAATTTATACGTTGTACTTTCGAGAGGCGTACCATACAAACTATAATCTATATTTTCAGCATTTTTCCACTGAGCACACTTATCATTAAGAGCTTGCATAACTTTTAATCCAAACTCTTCGCCAATACCTTCATCAGAATGAGAATGTCCAGTCATATATTTTACACATTCATATAAACCGGCATATCCCAAAGATATAGTTGAATAACCATCATAAAGAAGTTTATCGATTTTTTCATGTTCTTTTAATCGAGCAAGAGCACCATCTTGCCACAATATAGGAGCAACATCAGATAATGTACCGCGCAATCTTTCATGTCTGATTCTAAGTGCTTTATGACACAATTCAGTTCTTTCTTCAAAAATTTTCCAAAATGTATCGAAATCACCTTCTGAAGATAAAGCAATATCTGGTAGTGAAAGTGTAACTACACCTTGATTGAAGCGTCCGTAATATTTGTGTTTGTCAGGTTCGTAATTTTTCGCATTGGCAATGTTAGAAACTTTATCAGAAAATCTATCTACTGTTAAAAATGATCTACATCCCATACAGGTGTATACATCACCTTTTGTTTCAAGCATAATTTTTTCTGAAATATAATCTGGAACTAAACGTTTAGAAGAACACTCCGCAGCTAATTTTGTCAAATACCAATATTTTGAATCTTCATGAATATTATCTTCTTCCAAAACATAAATTAGTTTAGGAAATGCAGGTGCTACATAAACTCCTTCTTTATTTTTTACTCCTTTGATTCTTTGATGAAGCATTTCTTCGATTAATAAAGCTAAATCGTGTTTTTCTTGTTCGTTTTTGGCTTCATTAAGATACATGAAAATTGTAATAAAAGGGGCTTGCACCCCATCTGCATATTTCTATGCAGAGCGGACTATCTCTTCTATTTCAGTCTTGCACTTGGAGCATGTGCCTATCTCATGCTCTACTGGGCTACATTCATCACCCATAGTCTCTACATTTTCGTTTTGTTTATAATAAAGTAACGCGCCATTCAAATTACTGTATTTTTTAAAGAAAGAAACATATGGAATACCATTAGTCCCATCAATCATCATCTGTTTTATCTTTGAATTTCCTGGGACAAAATTAAACTCTTCTTTTATGAATTTTTTTAATTGCTTAACACTTTCAAATTCATATTTTACCCCATTAAATTTAATCCCACATGGAATGTTATTATATGAATTTTCTTTTTTATGTGTTTTATAATAATTTTTTAATCGCTCGCTCTGATCTTCCTTTAATTGCTCATTATCCCAAGCTTTTTTAATTCTTTCGGATTGTAATTTTCTTTCTTCAATGTTGGAATATTTTTTAGTTAAACGTTCAGAAGCTTGTATCTTAAATTCTTTCGAAGAACATCTGTCTCTATTTATTTTCTCCATTTTCTTAACAAAATCTTCTTTTTCTTCTTCAGATTTAGATGAGTATGTATCTCCCCCGTCTCCTCCAGACGCTATATTATACATTTGTTTTCCATATTTTCCTCTATATAATGAAATATATTCTTTTTCTTTTTTATTTAATTCTTCTGCGTAATCCGCTTCGTATAATATTTCATTCGTAAAATTTTCAATACCATATTTTGATATAGCCTGCAAAAGAATCTTTCCACTCCCATAATATTTATCGTCATAAAATTCACTTTTATGTTTTCCTATATATTTTCGATCGTTGATTAGATTTGTAGTTAAATATATATATCCATACATTTTTCATTCCCCCCCTTTCTTTTTTTATTTTTATAAACAAAACGCTTAACACGGTATTACCATATCCTTATTACAGGACTTAGGTTCTCTTACCACCTTACCCTTGAGGTTAGTTGACCGTTAGCCTAATTTATTAGACACCCATTGGCATGGTTCACAAGATTTTACAACAGCCAAAATTAACCGTTTGTTGTCATAAGTGTAACTAATTGATATTGAATAGTCTGAACACCTTTTTCAATTTCTTTCTTTAAACGTTTTTCTACAACTGCATTAAAATCTTCGTCTATAATTCCACCCTTAGAGAAACCCAATAAAGAAAATTCTTCTACTAATTCTTCTCTTATTTTTTGTCTTGAAATATCTACGAAAGGAGCGAGATGTGCCAAAGAAACACTTTGACCCCCATATTGATTACTTGCTATTTGTGAAATGGCTTGTGTAGCTATATTACAAGCAGTAGAAAAAGAATGTGGTTTTTCAATTAATACTCCACTAATTACAGTGTTATTTTGTAACATATCTTCAAGATTAACTAGATCACAATTATGCATATGTTGAATAAAATAATCTGCATCATGAAAGTGAATAATACCATCCATATGAGCTTGTACTATTTCTGGTGATAATAAATATCTTTTTGTTGCATCTGTACTTACTGAACCGGCAATATAATCTCTTTTCGTTGGATTTAATATTGGATTTTTGTTTGCATTTTCATCTTTCCAATATTCATTTTTATCTTCGACAAGGCCGATTATTTCATCATCTATAGTGTTATATTCTCGTTGCAGCTCTCGTTTACTTCTATATCCTTCATAAGCTCTGGCAGTAAGTCTTTGTTTTTTTGTAATCAATTTATCGAAGACCTCTGATTCGATGGTTGAAATGTCGATTTCATCGTCATTTTTGTGCATTTCATATATCTCATTTGAGATGTCTTCTGCTACCTTCGGCTTCACAATTCCTGATCCATCCTTCATCGCTTTCATTATCGCTGTGTAAATTTTATTTTTATCAAAATCTACCAGCGTACAATCTCTCTTGACTACTTTCATTTAATCATCCTTTCTTAATTTATTTATAATCATCATGTTTCATTTATACTAAATAACTCCGTATGAGTTATCAATATACTCTAATGCTTCCTCTGCATCTTCTAATATAACTGCTGCACTTATCTCAACCCACTTATACCAAGTCTCTGGTTTATTACCAAATGCAATAATAGGAATGTTATTACAAATTGCATATTCTACTTCCATGCCGGTACCTACGCTACTATTCGATTGATCCAAATTAACCAATAAAACATCACTTTTCTTTAATAGATACATAAACAAATCCATACATTGTTTATCTGTTTTTGGTTGTTTATCGGTATAATTGAAAAATTTATTGGGATCAATAATATTTAAATGTGGATAAAAACCAGCTAAAATGGAATCAGAACAATATTCTCTCCAATCTTGGAATTTATAGTCTGTATTCTTAATTGCTCCAGAAAGATATACGTTTATTCTATTTGTCATTTTATTTATCATTCTTTAATCACATCCAATATTTCTTTTATTACCTTCTCAAATTGTTTATTTTGATTATTACAAATAACTTTATCTACTATTTTATAAATACCTCTAAAATCTTTCTTATCATGTCTAACTCTTCGCTTTGCTTCTGCCTCATCGTCTCCACGCTGTATTAAACGTTTTCTAATTGTTCTATTACTTGCATATAAATAAATGGATTTATAATTAAGATTGGGATATTTAGATAAGATATCTTTGTACCCTTGAGGTGTAAGAATTATAATAGATTTGTCATCAGAATTTAGAATGCTCTCTTCAGATGTTCCATAGAACCATTCACCGAATTCAGATTGGTAGGATTTATATTCTACAAAAAATCCTTCATTAATTTTTCCCTTAAATTCTTCATTTGATATATAATGGTATGTAGTGCCATCAATTTCATTTTCTCGCATTGGTCTGGTTGTATATGTAACAATCTTTTTGAAATTATGATTTAGACATAACTCTTTTACAATTGTGTCTTTACCAGATGCGGTTTTACCAATAATAATAATCAATTAGTTGTCTCCGTTTCATTTTTATATTCGTGTTAAATGATATACTTCTTAATCGTGCCTGCCTAAAAATAAATGCAGTGCTGAGTTTTGTACCCATGTTAAATGATATACTTCTTAATCATAACTAAATATACAGTGTATCTCTATAGAGTTTTGTACCCATGTTAAATGATATACTTCTTAATCCCCAAATTACCATAGATACAAGTTTTAACATGGATTTTAGTGAGTGACGAATCCTCACCTTTCGGCGTACTATTGTATCCACAATAGCGGTGTTTATATTTGAGGCTATATAAACACACCAAAACACACCGCAGTCTTTCGACTGGTTTAGTAGCACTTAGGCTACTTTATTTAATTTTTCTTCTTTATCATCCGATTCATCTATACCATAATATTCTCTGGCTTCTTTCCAATGTTTCTTTGTGATCTCATCAGAATCGGTAATAAATAATGTTGACATTGCTATATTCCTAGCAGCATTAAAGTCTGCATTAATACCATATTTATACAAATCTGTATTATGAGTTTTACAATCAATATTATGACAATTAAAATATGCTTGCCCTAATTTACCCTTTGGTCTATTCTCTGGATGCCAATTTCCACATACGCTACAAATCTGTGATGTATAACATGGATTAATTTTCCTTACAATAATTCCATGTTTTTCAGCTGCTTGTTCAATATATGTTTGGATTTTATAAAAACTCCATCCAGCTAATACTTTAGGATTCTCTCGATATCCTTTTAGGTGCTCTAAATTAATATATTTAGCATGATGTTTTAAACAAAATTTAATTACATCACTTGCATACTTTCTACATTCTGTATCAACGTAATTTTTCTCTTTTCCTGAAAGTAATTCTAATTTCTTTAACTTTCTTTTTCTTCCATGTCCACCCTTTGATAATTTTAATTGACTATTCAATCTACTTCTCTGCATTTTAAACTGGGTTCTTTTAGCAAATAAAGTATCATAACTTCCAATATTTTCTCTTGTATATTTATCGTTATTTAAAGCACATACACATGGAATAGCGATGCCGACATCTACTCCAACAACTACATTCTCATCAAGAGTATTATCTTTATTTTGTGGGACTTCAACAGTAAGATATAAAGTTAAATTTGTATTTTTGCCAGTTTCTTTATTCTTCGTAAATCCAATACTGCTGCCTTTAATTCTATATTCTTCTTCAAAAATTCTTTTTATGGATAATCTAGAATCACGAGACTTATGTGGATTCCCTAGAACTAATTTGAATTTTAATTTATCTTCACCTTTTTTATATGGAATACTTAAATATATATTTACATTTCGTTTATTTTCTAAATCTTCTAAAAAAGATATATAGTCAGTATAATCATATACCAAACCGATTAATTCATCTTTTTTATTGTAAAAAACATTTGGTGGTATGAACAATGGAGCATCTTTTATTCGTCTGAGATTTTCATCCATCGAGTAAATAACTTTTGTTTTTATTCCATCCTGTTTCCAATAAGATTCTACTTTCTGTTTTATATATGCAGGTGTGCTTAATCCGTTAGCAAATTTTTCATAAATATCTTCTGGATATGCACAATAATTTTCAAGTAAATCTAATTCTCGTTTGACATCATCTTTTGATTTACCAACATATTTTATGTACTTATTTTTTAAAGCTTCACAATTTTTAGAAACAGTTTCTTCTTTTGGTGGTTTCTTTTTAGATTCATAGAATTTACGTAATTTTTTAACTTCATTTTTTACAAATTGATCGTCTATAGGTGCATACTGCAACAATGATTCTAAGAAGCTTTCTTTTTTGTCATTACTAATTGGTTTTTGATGGGAATATGAATAATATATTTCTTTAACCCTGTTCATCCCTCGTCCAAGTGTATAAGCTTCTTTAGTTCGATCAAGAACAATATTCATAGCTCTATTTTGTGCCCATATAGCATCTCTTAGATATGAATACACATCATTTATATATTTTTTATTATCTTCTTCTGTTTCGAATTTTGGTGTTAAATTTAAATTAAATTTTAATGTTCGTATATATGTATTTTTTATTGTATTCATTGCTATTTGTTATCCTTCATATTTATAATTATTTTATAATTATGTAAATCTATAGACTTATTTATGTACCTGTGTAATTTAATATATCTCTAAAACCACACCATACTTATCTTATAGAGTCCATGAGTTTTGTATCTATGTAATTTAATATATCTCTAAAACCTCAAATTCACATGTACATTTCGAATCTAATTACACAGATTTTAGTGAGTGTTATTAACCTCACTTTTCAGGTGCAAAATCACCTGCAGATATCAAGTAATAATACTTAATATACTGATTACTTTATCGTTTGGTTATGAATCAAATTTTAATCCATAACCAAACAAATTCGTTTTCTAAAACTATTTATCATCACTCATATTGACAATAGGTGTTGAACTACCCTGGACTGTAGGAACAGAACCATTCCATTTTTCGATCTTCTGCTTTTCAATCAGCTCCGGTGTAAGTGATTTAGCAATCTTTACATTTGCTTCTGCTTCTGCATCAGCTTTAATCTTTGTAGCCTGTGCTTCGCCTTCTGCCTGAATTTTCTTCTGCTCTGCAACAATAGCTGCTTTTTCTTTTTCCTGTTCAGCTGCAATAAGAGCTACTTCTTTGTCTTTATCTGCCTGTACTTTAGCTGTTTTAGCTTCAATAGTTGCCAGTTCTAATTCCTGCTGCGCTGTAACTTTCTTCTGAATTGCTTCTGCAGTTTCTGAATCAGTGGAGATATTTGTGAAGTTCACAGTGTCAATAATAATACCATATGGTTCAAACTTCTGCTTTAGATACACATCAAGTGCTTCGTTTAATTCCTGTCTCTTATCACCAAAAACATCAGTAACAGGATATTTTGCTGTAACTTCCTGTGTCCAAGCTCTCATCTTAGGTTTAATAAATGTATCTTTAACAGTGTTTCCAGATTGCCCCTTGAATTTTATGAATGTATCAGCGATCTTATCCTGATCAAACTTGTATGAAAATTCCAAATCAACTGTTAATGATTTACCGTCAGATGTTGGTGTTGAAAAACTTTCGTCAACTGGCGAATCACCTTTCTCTTCTGATGTGAGATAAGACTGTTCAATACCGATTGAATATGTAGTGACTTTCTTTGTAGGTGATACGAGATGCCATCCCTGTGTGATAACCTCTCCATCAACACCACCGTTTAGTGAGTTATAAACTACACCGACATAACCCGCCGGAATTTTCTCTGTACAGGAAATTCCAACAAACAAACCACCAATGATTAATACTGCCAATCCAACGCCACCGATTAATCCTTTTCTTTTAGCCATTCTTGTTATCCTCTTCTTTCTCTTCTTTTTCATTTAATGTTTTAGATGTGTCATCCCATATCTTAGAAATAATTGATCCTAATGGTTTAAACACAATCGTTAATAGAAACCAAACTATAATAGCATCCACAATAACTATTAAATACATAATAGGATTCAAGTCAAATCACCACTTTCATATAATTTTATCGTTCCATCAGAATATAAAATTTTCTTTATTTTTGGTCATATTATTTCTCCAATTTTAACAGCGCAGCAATGTCATTTAATTCAAGCTCAGTTTTCTTATCATCAGAAAGAAGTTTATCTAGCTTTTGTTCCATTGTTTTCAAATCTGACTGCTGTTTCTTCAAATTAAAAATATCTAATTTATTTTTAATATCTTTGATCCATGATGTTACGCTATATCCAGAGATTTCGAAGTCGTTCATACCAAGGTCTTTTGCGGACATTAAATATGCATTCAATGAAATTAATAGCAACTTCAATTCTTCGTTAGAACACACATTAATATTTGTACTATTTTTATTCATCGTTAATACGCAATTTGTCTCTGGTACAAATCTTGTATTTTTATCTGCCAATAGTTTTTTCTTTTCATCAATCTGCTTCTTTAGTTCTAAAATTCTATCATCATTTTTACTCATTAAACAAAAACTCCTTGTTATATTCCCTGCCATTTGCTAAATATTTTTGTTTGCACACTGGCTTTAATTTTTCAAAAACTGTTTCAATAGAAACTGGAATCATATGCGTTTCTATTCTCTTTATTCCATAAGAATCTGTTACTTCCTTCTCTTGTGTCGGGAAGATATCAATAAGTTCTTCATCACCATAATACATATTTGTTTTTCTATATTTATAAACAATATATTTACCATTATCTTCTGATCTATATGGCGTTCTCATTTCATATTTGGTGTATTCTCCATTAGCATTAGCCATAAACTGCACATCAACATATTTTCTTGTTTCATCGTCATATACGTATGTATTAACTGCTTTTGCATAAAAATCTTCAAATGGAATATTTATGATTTTATCCTTACTGTCATCTATTGGAGAAAACTGATAAGATGATTCCATTTCATCATAGATTTCAGAATATTTAGAAGTGCATTTATCATCAACACAACTGATAAGTTTATTTTTAGGAACACTTTTGAATTGCTCAAATACATATTTATCATTGTATAATATTGCGAACCAATGCATCTTCCCATATGGAAGATTGTTAATACTTTTATGAGAAATTACTTTGCGTCCCATATAACTTCCTTCTGTCGGGAGATCACTGTATCGCTTAGTTCTCATAATTTTACCATCTTGCACAAATTTGTATCCATATCCATATGTTTCAAAACGTCCCATATAGATCCATTCAGTATTTTCTTTCGTAAGATATGTGGCACCTAGAAGCAAGTCCCTTGTCTTTATAGATTCGTTATTATGCACAATCTTGTTATAAGCTGCGATTTGCTTATAGTCAGGTGCAACAACTGGCATAAGAACTAAATCTGTACCATCCCATCCATACACAAATTCGCCTTGTAATCCTTTGCCTGGAATACAAGTTGCATTTTCAAGAATGTACAATAAATTCTCAATGGTAATTTCAAATTCAAATCCTCTTGGGTCATATACTCTGCAATATGCATGTCTGTGATCCCATCCTGTAGAGTAATCACCTGCTTTCTTATTGAGAACAAAACCTTCAGTTGGAACATTTTCAAACTCATCATTTGGAATATCTTTATTACGCCAACTATTCCAAGATGTCTCTTTTCTCAACTTACCTTTCTCATCGTAATAAATAACATAAGCAAGTTTACCAGTATATGTATCATTTCGATTTTGATATCCAACATTAATCGTTTTTGGAATAAAAATATTACTTTTCATGTTACACCTCTATACTGTGGCTTTAATCCAGTTGTTGAATAATTTCATTTTTATACTCATTATTTCCTAAATAAATTTTCAATCTCCTGCTGTCTAATACTGAGAACAATTTGATCTTCTAATGATAATCTAGGAAATGATTTATTTAATATTCCTTTTATACACCAATCAGTAAAGTTATCCATACCATAAATGTACATCAGGTCATTTAACTGTTTACAAATAAGCCCGTTTTCACCAAGAGTTGTCCATCTCCAGGTATCATAATCCCTTGTCAATTCAACGAATCTTTTCAAGTATTCACTGCTTTTTAATTTATCAGAAAAGCAGTTTGTTGAAAGTAGACACTGGTAGAACAATTCTGTACCAGATGTCTTTAATCCTTCTGAATTATCAACAGAAACTTTGCACCAACTGAATTTATTCAATTTTAAAGCTGTGGGATGATGGTCTAATAATGTGATATGTTCAAATAGAGATAAATTATTTATTTTTCTAGCTAATTCTTCTGTAATAGAAATGTCTGTAATATAAACATGTTCATATTTTTCTCTAACGTTTCTATCTCTACAATAATTAGCGCAAAAATCTTTTACTTTATCATTAATATCGTCATAGTTACAATATTCAATGTCTACATTGTCTTCAAAAGCTAATTTAGCTAAAACAGCGCACCCTTGTCCATCTCTGTCACTATGAGTAAATAGTTTAATCATATTCTTCTCCTTGTAATCAATTATTGCAGCTATACATGTAATTTTTATGGATTATTTCAATATCACAATGATTTACGTATTGTAAATTATAAGGTTCTTTACAGATTAAATCAGTTGGATAATGACCATCTTCATCAGCGAGTATAACTAAAAAACTTGGTTCATTATAACAAAATGCTGGAATTAAATGGAATTCAAATTGTATCTCATCATTTTTGTCATAAACAATATGTTTTACTGAAAAATCAAATTCTTCATTTGGATCGCAAATTAATTCACAAATCGTATTCAAAATAAAGTATGTTCTTCTTTCTTCTAAATCTATACCTAAACATATATCAATAAAACCATATTGCCCCATTCCATGAGTATGTGCATTACCTAATCCTTGATTCATCCAATATACATCAGATTCTTTTCCACCCTCAGAATAATCAATTTTATGAATTATTATATCTAAAGGTTTTTCATATTTTTTAATTTTTAAATCTTTCATACATTCCTCTTATTACATATAAAACTAACGCTATGAGATTTCCCGTTATTCCAAAGCCAAACAACGCGATTACGTTTTCGTCTTCATAAAAAAGTTCAATAATAATTGTTGCGATACCTGAAGATATGAACAATGTCATAATCATTACAAACAATACATTTGTTATAGTCATTTATAACTCCTTGAATTCTTTCATATATTTTCGTTGTGTTTCATCTAACCACTCGAAAAATTCATCTTTAAACCTCGAAGAAAAATGTGCAATGTTCACAAGAAGATCATAATTTGAATAGTTTCTTTCTTCGAAAAGTTTGTTCATTATTCTTATATCATTGTCTAAATCTTTACATTTCTTAAACTTTTCTTCTGTCATAATAAACTACCTGGACTAATTATTTGGCGTATATTTAAAGTATGGCATTGGTTGTAACTTAAACAGATTCTTTTCATGCATAGAATCAATCTTTTCTTTTACTGACAAATCGTCAATTTTACCGGTTCTGATATATTTATCCAGTACATCGTATGTAAATCCAAGGTTATCTTCATCTGTTTTCCCGCATAAGCCATCTGTTGGTATTTTTTCAATCAGTTCTTTTGGAAGTCCAAGCTCTCTGCCAATTGCTTTGACTTCTGTTACAGTAAGATTTGACAATGGTGCAAAAGATCCAAATCCATCACCACCATAAGTTGCATATCCAACCCAATCTTCTGAAAGATTGCAATTACAACTGGGAATGCCGTTGTTACATTGAGCATAGAAGTACAATTCTGCCATTCGTATTCTTGCAGGAACATTAGTAATTGCTTGTTCTGTAATATTTACTCCGTTGGATTTCATTTCAGATATAATAGAATCTACAGTTTCTCCAATATTAATAATTTTGTATTCAATTCCTAAATGTTCTGCACATAAAATACTATAATCAATATCTGCTTGTTCGTGCTGCGGCAACATTATAGCTTTAACCTTATCTCTCCCTAATGCATTCACACTAATAGCGGCTACAACACTAGAATCTTTCCCTCCAGATAAAGCAATGCAACAATTTTTTTCAGGAAAGTTTTTTTCAAATAAATTTTTAACCCATTTAACAACATCATCTGTCACATTTTTTACGTTAAAGTTATGCATATTTTTCCCCTACAATATTTTTATAGAAATTATCAAAAAGTTCTTCTTTTTTATTAAAGTTTGTGTATTTAACTACTAATAACGGAATATTATTTTTGAGACAATAATCTCGTTTAATTTTATCTTTTTTCTGCCTGTCTTTTAAATTCAATATTTGAGTTACTTTATCTTCATTGGAATATGTAAAAGGATGATAATGTTGTGCACCATTTAATTCGATAGCCATTGTTATATTTTTATTTTTATCAAATATAACAAAATCAAAAGGTAAACATCTTATATCTTTACAATCGTCAAATTTATATTGTGATTCATATGGAATATTATTTGTCTAAATATAAACTTAATTCATATTCTGCTTTAGATATGAGGCAACCACAGGATTTTCTTTTCCCAGATAACAAAGATGTCGTATATGCAATGCAAGTTTTCCCACAATCACATTTACAATGCCAATACTGTCTCCCGTTTTTTATATATGCTTTTTCCAATACTGTCAATTTGCCAAATTTTTGACCGCTAATATCTTTTATTAAAAAATCCTGCATTATCTTTTTGTGAAAACAACCACAACTTGTTGTATGGCCAGATTTTAAATGTGTATCCGTAACATTAATTGTATTTCCACACTCGCATAAACATTTCCATACAACTTTTATAGAACCGTTTGGTTGAATATAATTATCTGCTCGTTCAACTACAGTTAAATGACCAAATTTTTTCCCAATTTTAGTTTTTGTTTCTTTATGTTTCGGTCTGCATTTTTCACAATATTTATAATTGTTATGGCGAACCTTATAAGCATTAAGTTCTTTTGTATTTCCACAATTTATGCATTTACATTTATAATACTTTTTAATTTGACCTTGAGGAGAAATTCTATCGTTAGCAATACCTATTACTTTATAACATCCATATATTTTTCCAATTTCATCTTCTGTTACTATTATCTTTATCATACCTCCACAATTCTACTTCTCTATTAACGAACGTATCCTCTATCATTTTATATACTACGTTCCAATCAGCTCCGCCTCTTACGCAACCAATCCCATAAGGCATAGCAATTTTAGCATTGAAATTATTATTCCTCTCACATGTAAGCCAATACAATTGAGTAAAACAATTCTGTAATGCTTCTAGAGATGTATACATTTTTCCATCATAACCATATTTATCTTGAGCAAACATATTACAAATCCACTGCTCAGTATATGGAACCGCAAGACTACCACAATCATATTCTAAATATTCTGATTTAACTGGTATGATTTGAATCTTACTAAGTACATCACCAGATGTTTGATTTAAAAGTTTTATATATTCTTCGTATGCATGTGGATATTTCTGTTTAATTTGTAAAGCTACACCGGAATTCATCTGTCCTTGACAATTTACTTGATGACAGATGAACTTAGCATTCGTATTAAATAAATCACCGTCTATAATTTTAATCATCATTTTCTCCATTTAATCTATTACGAATATTTATAAATATATCTTCTCGTACAAGTTTTCCATCTTTAAATACTGTTGTAAGAAGATTATCTTCTGGAATGGTTTCGGATGTGTAACCATCATGACAAACAAATTTATCATCTTCTTTTGTTACACAACATAAACCTTTATGCGATTTTTTTAGATGATTCTGATCAGTTTTAGGATTTTTTTGGATAGTATGTTCACGATCATCTATTACACAATCTGTACTTTTCATTGCGAAACCAAATGTATCTCTTGTGAGACAAACCATACCATCATCTGGAGTACACATAGCTGTAAATGAGAATGCACCAACACCAAAAAGAATTGTATTTGCAGCAAAACCTAAACTTTCAAGCTTTGTCCAAATTTCTTTAATTTTCTCATATTGACAACCATCACCATAAATGATGCCAACTTTAGGATCTAATTCTTTATAACCTTTTAGATTGACTGTTCCACCAAAAATTTTCCATAATCTCTGTACTGTTTTAACAGAAATATCTACAATATCACCGCTATCTGGACGAACAAGGAATTTACCATTATGTTCTTCAATTTCTTTTCGAAGTTTAGGGAGAGTATCATTGATAAGAGACCAGTAATCGAATGTATCAGAAACGTAACTAAACGAAGTATCTTTATAAACTGTTGTAAGTAATCTTCTTAATAGATTTTCTTCTGTTTCACATACAGCAAGATTAGCACAAACTGTTGCATGTTCAAGACTTACAGCACCAATACCAATATGATTTTTAGCGCATTCTGCAGAATACATTTTATCAATATACTGCATTGCCGGGATTGTAGAAGTTTTGTTAAATGACAGCAACCATGAACTACTAGCTCTAATACCATTATCTACACCAAGTCCTCTAAATCCAAAATCGGCCATTGCCATTGCAGGATTAGAGTCTGTTGTTTTGTTGTAGAATACATTTGCTAATTTACGATACTCATGAGCCATAGTAGCCCAATTACATGTACCAAAAGTTTCTGACTGACATATACATTCGATCCATTGCACAACCCAAGCAAAATCTGGATGAGTATTTGTAAGTTCGATACATGGAACACCCATTGATACTAATGAACCTTCTGGCAGCGCCTTCATCTCAATTGGTAGATATCCCAAATCATATAAATCTGCGATTCGTTGGATATCATAACTATGAGAACCAATCTGTGCATCAAGGTATGTTTTATATTCATTAAGAACTTCTTTTCTATCTCTATTAAAGAAAGAATCATTCACCAAATCAATCAAGAATTCTTTAATAAATCCCTGTAAACCAAAGAAAACTACTTTATCAATATTTTTAAACATAGATTTTCTCGGTGTAATATATGATGTTAATTTTGTTAATCCTTGAGGCATTGCATCTGGATTTGTATTTTTATATGTATCTGCCATCAACATAAATGAGATATTATTCATTTTAAACCTCCATAACACTGATTTTGTTATGCTTACCAGTAAATAAACTATTGGTTGTAAATAGACATTCTACTGTACCATCTTCTAATGATTTAATAAGTGTACCTTTCTCATGGTCAAGAACTGAATTTTCAGTATGTGTTGCATAAGCATAAATTTTATTAACACCAAGTTCTTTTAATGTTTTAGCACTATAAAATATTGAACCACCGTAGCTGCAAATATCATCAATAATCAGAATATCTTTTCCTTTAAGCTTAATACCATTAGTTCTGACGTTAAGTCCAAGGATTTTACCTGTTTTCCAATCTCTATTCTTCTCACCATAGCAATAAGGAATCTCTGGGAATAATCCAGAGTAGCGTTTAGCTGCACCAGCATCAGGGAAATATAGAATTATATCATTATTTGCGATTATAGTAAGCGCATTATTGATATAAGTCTTTGGATTTTCATTGAAGCAGTTATTAATTAATGCTACTGAAACATCACTATGAGCATCTAATACATAAACAACAGAAAATTTTAACCAATTGATAAAGTCACAGAAATACTTTAATGTAAAGACTTCATCATTTGATTTAGTTCTATCCATCCTCGCATTTGGTATATATGAAAGATATAAATAGTAATCAACATTAGTAAAAAATCTTTCAAGGTGTTTCTTAACTAATAACAGATAGAACATCTCAGCATCATTTTCATACAACCATGTGATTATAATAAATCCGCAACCAACATTATACTTTTCTAAAATATCGTTCGTATCAATATTAATTCTAGGTGTACCATCTGGAAACTTTTCAATCTGTACAATCTCGTCATCAATTTTTATCATGTTTACTCTCCAATCATTCTGTATTCTGTATATATTTTGTTCTCACAGTAATATAAATTGTAATCACATTGTTCTATGTACCACCAATCCTTTTGATGGCCAGCTCGTAAATAATCTCTGTAATAATCTGTGTTCTGATAGTTATCATCAACCATTTGTCTAAAACTGAGTTCATCAATTTGTTTAGATTCTTTACAAAATGCTGCTATTTTGTCGATTAATTCTTCTGTAAAGTCTTCTGTGACTACGAATACAACTCTAACTATTTCATCATTCAAACGATAAATTAATGATAATTGTTCAAAATTATGTAAATGGTAAACTATTCTTTTAAATAATGCAATGTAAGAAGGCGGATTAATAATACTTGTATGCAGTTCAATATTAACATCCAATCCAGTAATAATCGCAGCAAATTTATAATACCAAAATCTATTTCGTTCGAAATTCCACAGTGGATCACCGCCACCAGAGATAGATACCCAATTACAATTATTTTTCTTTATTTCTTCCTCTAAGTTATCTAAGCCTTCGATTGTTGTTTTTGGGATATGAAGATTGTTGTTCTTTACAATGCAATATGGGCAAGTATAATGGCAGCCAAAATTTGTTATAACGCTTAAATATTTATCCATTTACTCTCCAATCACATCTATTTGACAACTCTTCATAACTTCTAATGCAGCTTTATGTTTTTCTGGTGTAGAACCGGCACAGCAAGACGCATCAACAACAATATTTGTTTCTGGATATGCAGCCTTGATAATAATAGCATTTGATATTACACAGATATCTGTATCAAGACCGATTAATTCTATTATCAAATCTTCATCATCTATAAAATATGTATTAATAAATTTATTCAGAAATGACTTCCAATCGTAATATCCAACTGATAATTTATTAATAATTTCATACGATCCAGGTGTTGTTTTAATACCAATTTGCCATCCATGAGTATCTTTAATACAATGGTGTATAGGAAGTTTTTTACCTTCCTGAGTTTTAGAATAATTTAAGAAATGTGTATCTCTTGTAAAAATAATTGGATTACCATTGGTGATATACTCATCAATCTTTTTCTCAACATTAGGAATAATAGCTTGTGCTTCTGGTGTTCCTAGTGACCCATCAATGAAATCATTTTGGACATCAATTACACAAAGAATCCGTTTTTTCATTTTAGTCCTCCTATATTCTTTTGAGTTTTAATTAACTATGTAATATTATATTGATTAGTTTAATTGTATAACTGAAATTTTTTACCTATTTTATCTATTATTTCTGAATCCATTGGCCGGAATCCAATACATGTCAACGTTCTTCCGACTCCATTTTCATCATATTCTTCTGGTTTAAGTTCTGTAAGACAATTATCTTTTATAAGAAAGAAATCTACTCCTTCATTCATTCCCATATCTTCTGCCATTTTAACAGCTTTGAGTAATTGATTTTTGTTTTTTTGATTCTAATACTACTTTTGTAAAAGACCCGTTGATCCATTTATGGTATATACATTCATTTATATATCCATCAACATGACCATCTAAGTCGGTATTATTTCGAATAAACGTTGTTAAAAACGCCATAGAGCCGTGTGATACTTGACTGCAAATTTTCCCAATTGACATGTTCAAGTCTTTTCTAACTATAATAATCTGTTTATACATTTCTCACCCCAAAAAAATATGATGATATAGCATATCTTACTTGTATAATAAAAATTAAATTGATTAGTTTAATTTTTGTTATACTCCACTTGAATCTGTATATACTATATCATCATATTTGTATTTTGTCAATATGCTTTAATTAAATTGATTAGTTTAATTATCTGATTCTCAAGCTTTCACCCTGTGGTTCCAAATGACACCACTCACAGTTAATAGATCCATCTTTTCCTTCGAGTCCATTTTCTTTTAAATATTCTCTCAATTTTTCACCATCTACAGCATCTGGTTGTTTTATTCTGTATTCTTCTGGAATGTTTTTAATATCAACATCTATCGTAAGTTTTCTTTTTCCACCGTTTTTCTGAATATTAAATGAAAATAGATTTGTCGTAAATTTCTTCTTTCCTATCGCTCTCATACACAGTTCAAGATTTTGTTTTAACCATTTAATTCTGTTTTCATACGTCTTTTTACGAGAAGTAAGTCGTTCAATTTCTTTCTGAAAACCATTTATATCAGATTCAAGTGATTTTATGATCTTAGCGTATCCATCTGCTTTATCTTCAATTTCACATTCAACTGATTCCAAAGTATCCATAATCACTTGTTCATCTACTTCTTCATCTTCTAACATATCCAAAAGCTGAAGAAATTCACCTGTTAAATCATATATATTAGCCATTTAATTATTCTCCTTTTCTTTTAATTTATATGCATTTTCAAGTAACATTTTCTTTAAAAATGTTTGTTTAGTATTTGCTTCTTTTGTTTGAATTGCTTTTCTAATAGCATGATTATCACCAACTAAAACACAATATTTTTTAGCTCTTGTGATAGCTGTATAAAGTAATTCAGAATTATTCATTATATAACTACTAGAATCCATTCCTACAATTGTTACAGTAAATCCAGATCCTTGGAGACGATGTGTGGTACAAGCATATGCTAATTCAAGATTATTTGTATCACTTTTACTAAATAATACTTCTCCAATTCCCACAAAATCAATTAAGCAATATCCATCATCTTCAATCTTTTTTACGATTCCAATATTACCATTAAATACAGGAGTTACTTCACCATTAGAATTAAAACATTTGTAATTATTTTTGGTGTTGATTACTTTGTCATTTTCTCTAATTACATATTTTTTAAATTCGTCATTTTTCTTATCTAAAATAATTTCTATTTCGTTACAGTCATTTAATTTTGGATTGTATATATTCTGAATTTTAGTATTAAGATTATAACAAGATAAATCTCCTCTTAGCTTCATTGGAACGCATATTTGTACTTCCATCACATCGTTAAATTTATTCATTTCAGTTTGAAAATGTTTGATGATACAATCTTGAATTGTTTCTTTTGGATTTGAAATATCTAATTCCATATCTTTTAATTCCCCAAGAATAGTATTTCCAACGAAGCTGCCACTAAAAATTTGTTCTTGATTTGCTATTTTTATAGATGTTGGAATTATACCACTTTTAAGAGCTTGTCTATGAGGTTTTGTAAGTCTAGCGACTGGTAATACATCACTATCGAGAATATCTGCAAATACCTGGCAATTACCAATTGGAGTAAGCTGTTGTACGTCACCCATAATGATCACCTTTGCTCCTGTTGGAATAGATTCTAATAACGCCAAAAACAAACTACCATTTATCATCGTTGCTTCATCGATAAGAACAATATCCACACATAATTTATTGTATTTATTTCTAGAAAAAGCACCATTCTGATATTCTAATGCTTTATGAATTGTAGATGCTGGTAATCCAGTTGCTTCTGTAATTCTTACACTTGCTTTACCAGATAACGCACAAGCCAGAATATTATAATCATCATATAGTGAACAAATACCATTTGCTGTACTAGTTTTACCACAGCCAGCAGATCCTGTTATTTCAATTACATTATTGTCAAGACTTAATTTAATAGCAGCTCTCTGTTCATCTGTGAAAGTAAAACCTTGATTTTCTTCTACTCTTTTTATCGTTGATTCCCAATCATAGATATTAAATGATTTTGGAATATATTCGCAAGAATCACTTTCATTGTCGTGATTATTTTCTATTACTTTTACTCTTCCAATTTGAAGACGTACAAGTTCTCTCATTATGTTATTTTCCAGATTATAAAATTTTTTTAAGGCGATTTTTGATCCATTGTCAAGTACTATCACATCTGTGTTTTCGATCATTTGTTTAGCTGTACTATTAACAATATTCTCTGGAATATATCCAAGTGTATCGTAGAGTGCCTTCATTAATTCTTGGTAATTTAAAAAACTTTTACCGGCTTCACCTTGTTCATTCAAATGATACATCAAAAAACCTTTAACTCGTGTAATGTCGTATTGTCCTATTCCAACTTTACATGCAATTTCATCCGCTCTTTTAAATCCTATTCCATCTATACGTATTAAATCATATGGATTGTTTCTTATGACATCAATAACTGTATCTGGAGAATTATAAAAATCTACTAATTTTTTTATGAATGTGTGAGTTAAACCCAATTTACCAAGTTCCATATAAATAGAACTATAGTCTTTAGATTCTTCGTATTCATCAATTATTCTTAAAGCTACTTGATTACCAATACCTTTTACTTCCATAAGAGATTTCACATCTCTATTTTCTAAAAGTTGTATAACATCGTCATATTTCTCAAATAATCTCTCTACCGTAATTTCCGGCAATATACTTTTTAAAAATTCTTTTTGCTTATCTTTACTTGAAATATCAATACATTTGCTAATATATATAAGTTGATATGTATCTCCAAACTTTTCATGTGTGTCAGCTAATTTGCAGAATACTTTATATGTAGTTCCATACTCTAGACAAGGAGATATACCTTTTAATTTAATTAAATCTAAATTTTCTACTTTATTATCTAACCATTTCGTAATAGCAGCATTAAATATGGCGAACTCACCAGAATTTACTTTTTTAGAATATTTTGGATAGAAAATTCTATCCAAAACGCATTCAAATTTTAAAATATTTTCTTCTTTTAAAATATTTTCTTCCATCAACATTCCTCACGATCTATTAAAAGACTATGCTTTTTATTATATTTTCTATAAACAATTTCATATTGTGTGATCACATCATATTCTTTATCAATGTTAGCAGCTAAAATATTTTTTCCTTCATCGTCTTTGCCAATAATTTTCATATCAAATTGTTTTTCACAATTCTTAACATCAATGATATCTCCGTCCTGCAATGGAAGAATTTTAAATATTTCTTTTTTTATTTTTCTATATTCTATTTCGCCTGTTCCAATATTATAAAGAGTTAAATTCGGAGCAATAACATTTCTTGTGTTTAATACAAAGTACCTGTTATCCATCAATGAATCTTTATATCGAACTGTTCCGAACTTGTTAATTTGCATCTCCATTATGTCGTATATATCTATATGTTCATCTGGGATAATATCGAAAATTTCTAATAGACATTTTTTAGAATCAAGATTTGTATAAGACTTTCCGGTTTTTGATAATTCTGAATTTAATAAAATGATAGATTTGATTTTATCATCAGAGAATTTTTTGTTCAATGTAGTTAAGTTAATTTTATCTTTTTTATATAATAAAAGAAAATAATCTCTAAATAATAACAATTTTTTGGTTTTACCATAATTAGAACAACAGTCCGCTATTAAATATTGTTCTAAAATTTTCTTTGTTATCTTATTTTCCGAACACTTCTCTAAAAAATCATAAAATGTAGGACTTTCAGACATACATTTAAATAATATAACTGGATTTTTATCAACTTTTTCTTTATCTTTAGTCAAAAACATATCTATTCGCTTTTTTGCTTCATTGACATAATATTCTTTATCCAAGTATTCAGGGATGTTTTTATTATGAATATCTTCATTATCTATAAACAAATGAGCAGGTGTATTTGCAAACTGTTCATATGATTTAACACCTTTTTCAATCTTCAATTTGTAAATTGACCCATCCGATGGACGTTTACTAGCAAATACTCTATGTACTTTACCCTTTAATAATTCTCCATTTATTGAAGTAATCTTTCCATCTTTTGCAGCTACACCATTGCCATACCAAATTTCTTTATATTTAGCCGATAATTTTATTACTTTTTGGAATTTAATATAATCTGTACAATTATTAATTGTTTCTTCAACAGGAATTCCCTCAGCAAGATAATTTCTAACAGCATCATTGAGAATAGGTAAATCATTGTCAATTGGTTTATTAAATTTAACCATTGCACCTTTACATTCCAATTTACCATTTTTCATAACAGCGATATAATTGTTTACATCCTTTTGAATTAATTTTGTGTATTCATCTATTTCAAACTCCATCCTGAGTCGTTTTCCTACTTCGTTTGTAATTTCAATGACTTTGTTTTTCATTTCTTCATTTTTACAAAGAACAAAAATACCATCTGTATTAGTTTGTAATAATCTACAATAAGGCTCTAGCTTATCAATTAAATCCAAAATAAACATCTGACCAAATACACAAGTTAAATTAGCCATAAGTGGATCATAACATGGATTATTTCTATCTTTTGAAGCCCCGTATACACCGTTTATCATAGGTTTCAATGCTTTATTTTTAGAATCACCATCTGCTTTAAGTTTCAATCTGAAATCTCGCATTTGTCTAAAATCATCAGGATTCTTAAATTTCCTACTTAATAATCCATATTCGATATCAGTTGTTGGATACATCGAAGAAACATCTGCGTGGAGGATTATACCTTCAAATACAGCTTGTTTATCATCTGCTCCATGACATCCTCCCCATGCAAACACATGAGGAATACCGGCAACAATACAACATAATTGATTATTATGTTGATCATCTTCTGAATGTAAATATTCTTTATATCTCCAATTCTTAGGATTAAGATACCATTCTGAAATAAATTTATATTTATCTGATAATTTAATTGTATCAGGAATTCGAATTTCAAATTCATCATCAAGAGTATGTTGACTTACAGCGTTTAGAATTTTAGAAGCTAATTGAACTTTTGTTTTTGTGAAATATGACATGTCTAGACCATATAATTCAATGATATCTAATTGACCTTCAAAATCATCCCAACAATAATCTAAGACTCTTAATACCTCAATTACATCATGATGATTATAATACAATGTTTGTTGTATTTCTACATCTGTTAGCGGTCTGGAAATATTAAAGTCTACTTCTGTCTCGCGAATGTCGTCACCCATAAAAGCTTCTAATTGTTTAAGTGACTTATCTTTAAGAATTGTATCATAGTCATTAAATGGATATTTTTTTGCATTTTTAACAACTTGGAACGGTTTCTTACCTTCTTTGATCAATTTATCATTTACGTATCCAACATTCATTCCATCAAGTATTCCTTTGAGAATACCCGTATCATACTGTCTACCATTATATGAAATAAAAATATCATCTTTGTGATTATTATAAAATTGAATCAATTCAGCTCTATTATTTACAATTACGATCTCATTTGTTCTATCTTCATAATTAATAAATGTCACACAAAACCATCCGCCACCTGGAATAGCCGAATATACTTCGAAATCGTATCCCCAAATTTTACTTTTGTTTATTATTTTAATTCACCGCCTTAACCAAAAAATCCTTGCGCTTTATCACTTTTGTAAAACATCCAATCTTCAATTAATACTTGTGCTGTTTTTCCAGATTTGTAATCGATTGAAAATCTACCAATGATATCAAATTCAACATTTTCTCCAATCGATACAATCTCTTTGTATAAAGAAGCCAATGAACTACCTTTTGTTTGTTTTACAAATTTTATATTATGATATGTAAATTCAATTTTATTTTGTTTAGAACCAAGAAGATACAAATTATATTTATTACAAGGTACACTTTTAATTAAGAAAATAGGTTCACTTACAGAATTACCCCATATACAATCCCATTTAGCTACATTTTTAATAATTTGATCGTAAATCTTATCAGCTTCATAAACGTTATATACATGATAAGTTGGTTCATCAATTTTTCTCATTGTAGATAACAAATATAATAATTTATTAGTATTCTCATAAGTAATTTCACATCCAAATGCTTCTGGATGCCCTTTCACTTTGTTAAATAATTCTGTATCTTTACACCATTGATTAAAATTTAATATTTCGCATTTATCACTACCTCTACCACTACCTTTGCAAATATCTCCCACCCGTCTCATTAATAAGCATGGTCTTCTGTATTGATCAGCCAATCTATTTGCAATAAGTCCTGTTGAATTACTATCAACATCATCTCTTGCATTACATACAAGAATAGGTAATTTGTCCATATTAAACTTCTTAATTTCCTCAGATAAAACAGCAGCACTTTCCTCTGTTATTTTTTTCTGTTTTCTATTTGATGATTGACAAGCTTTTAGAACATATTCTTGAATAGTCATATTGACTACACCTTTTCCTCGTACTTTTCTGTCAAGCATTCTATCAGAGTTACATAATGCTTCAAACATATAACACTTATCTTCATATTCTCCCAATCGAATCATTGAGTTCATAAGAGGACATACATAAAATCCAATTCCATTTATTGTGATTTTATTATTCATTGAATACATTTGAGCATCTACTAGAACAGATATAAGTTTATTTTTATTAACTTTATTTTGTATCTGTTCCAATCCTTTTAATATAAGATATCTTGTTTGAAGATTAAATGTATCAGCCCTATCTCCAATCATCCCCAACGCAACTAAGTCCAAATAATCATCTGCATAATTCACACCATAATACTTATCCAATAGCTTTGTGAATTTATATGTAATTCCAACACCAGTCATAGCTTTGTCTGTTATTCTATCCGAAAGTTGGTTATTTACAACTATTGCAGGATTATCACTTGCATCAATACTATGATGATCTAAAATAATTACATCTTTTCCATGTGTTATAAGTTTTTCACATTCCTTAAAATTTCCTGAACCTGCATCTGGAACAATAACAAGATTTGAATCGTCTTCACACATACTATCCACAAATTCGGATAATCCATGAGTTTTACCTTTGTGAATAAAACATCTAACTTCAATGTCAGGACTTAATCTTTTTATATACTGATAAATATTGGATGCTGATGTAAATCCATCAACATCACAATCTACCAGTAAATCTATAACATCTTTATTGCTTATATGCTTTATAAACAAATCTCTTGCTTTTTCTATATTATCAAAAAGTAATTCACTCTCTGTATTTTTGATAGTAGGATTCAGAAAGGAGTCTATATCTTTGATACCTTTTAATTTCAAAATATCTTCTAACTCATTTCCGAATCTAACCTTACCTAATACGTCATATTTGAAACTCAAATTTACACTCCTTCCTTATTGATTAGTTCCTACATATATTTTATTATCCATCAATTGAAGTAAAGTTTCTTTACCTCTATCTGTCGGACTATCTTTATATTTAAGTAAATCATTTGTATCCCATAATACAGATACAACAAAAAATGGACTTAATTTATCAATAATCTTATCCTTTATATGTTTTGCCCATTTTTTACATTCTTCTGAATCTAATGTTTGATATTGTTTATCTAATGCTATGATCACTTCTCTTACACCGAGCATTAAAATTATCCCCTTTTGATAATCTGTTAAGTTACTTCCACACAAAGCGACTGTAAAGTTATCTTCACCGAACATCGTATCTGTTTGAAGCACAGATTTCTCGGCTTCAACGAGCATTATTTTTCTTTTCTTTTGAATAGCGTTTATGTTATAATTTAATCCAAATAAATTCATACCAAGAGAATGATTATAAAATTTATTTCCCACTTTAAATGGAGAATATTTACCATAAATTTCAATATCTTCGTCTAACATTGACCTTGCACGAACTCCAACTAATCTATTATTCATATCATAATGAGGTATAATTATTTTTTGCTGCCAAGTAGAATATAAAATATTGTATTTTTTCATACTCTTAATCGAAATTCCTTCATCAATCCATTGTTTCGAATAGAATTTTTGGAAAATATTCAAAATGCTCTTATTATATGGAATTAATGATTTTTCTTTTGTTTCCTTTTTATTTCTTTTATATTTCCTAATAAATTCCCAATCTGAAATCTGTTCCTGTTTACCAAAGCCATATTCACAATTATCAATATTTAATTTTTTACATATCCAATTGATAGCTTTTTGAAAATCTTCTTGAGCATAATCTTTGTATCCCATTACTACACCGATAATGTCCATTTGCCCACATTCTGTATAACAATGAAATGACATGGAATCTTTATAGAAATATAATTTCGGTTTAGTTCCATGATGACATATGGTATCTGTTATCCATATGTCATCATCTTCATAATAGAAAGTTGCTCCCATTTCTATCAACAACTTTCGAATATCATCTTCTTTTAGTCGTTTTTTCAATTCCTGGGCGGTCATTATATACCTCCCTACTAAAACGTTTTTGATAATTGTGTTGCTAAGTCAGATCCTAAAACATCTACATCTGATTCAATAATTCCGACATCACCAACATCTTCAAGTTTAAAATCAATAAGTGTTTGTTCAATATTTGTTATAATTTCATAATTATAATCCGTTACAAAACAATCTACTTCTCTCATTGTTCCCATATTTAGCTTTGTCCAAATAATAATTGATTTCCACTTACCACCACGATTTTTGAAAATATAATACGACATATTCGGAACAAGTTTTCCAAAACTACCATCACTTTCAAGTATTGGTTTAAGTCTTTTTAAATCTTTGTGAGTAACAGGTAATGCCAAAATACCACCATCAGCTTTTTCGATGATTGCTTTAGATCCTTTTAATGCACCTGCATCTTTATTATTATCTTCTTTATAATTATCATTCAACTGAGTAGCTGAACCAAGATATATACCAAATTTATTGCAAACAGACTTTAAAGCTGCACTAAACAAAAATAAAATCTGATCTGTTCTAAGTCGTGTATGTGTTTTATTGTAATAATATTCATATAATGAGGGGGAATCATTTATATAGTCAAAGAAACAGGCGACTATTTTATAATTTAAGATATATTTTTCAATTGTCTGAGAAATGAGATCGATTGTAAAATCTGGCATATATTCGACATAATATTCATATGATTCAATATATTTTGTGGATTTATTTAAAATATCTTCTTCTTCAGAGGTAATATTATCCCAAGTTTCAATCCTGTCTTGCTCAATTCCACTCACATGAGCAAGTATGATATCTTGTATTTCTTCTTTTTCCAATTCTGTAGAAATAAATAATACTGGCTTACTTTCACCTGTTGATATCCATTCTTTTTTGTTCCAATCATATATTCGATCAGAAACCATATTACATCCATCTGCAAGAGAACTTCTTGATTTGCCACCGCCAGATACAGAACTTCTTAATATGTATTTTTTTGGTCTCATACCTCTATATACTGTTGTTAAATATCCAGATTGGAAAGGATAGCCATATACATTCTGCTGCTCTTTATGTTCTAATAATCTACATTCAATACCATCTCCTACTTTAAATGAATAATTATCCCCAAACATATTTTTCCACATTGATTTAAAATCAATAAATTTATTATTTATTTCATTTAAAACATCTGTGCTAGTCATTTTATTAAAATTTTCTAGCTTTTCGTCATCATTTTCATCATATAAAAAAGTAATATCCATTTTTAGATATTCTATAGCGTTCCGTACAATTGAATATTTACGAACATCATCATGATATTTTGCAATATTCATTGTATTATCAGATGTCATTTCGATGGCTGATTCAATATAATCCCAACCATTATTATTTTTCCACAATGAAACTGCTGCTTCAAACTGAGCAATGTCGTTTTCAATATCAATAGGTGTAATTTTTTCGACGTTGCCTTTTTTGGCAATATTAACAATTGACCCAAATATCATTTTATGAAAATTTTCAGGATAATCATTTATATTTGTTGAATAACGCTCATCTAATACATATCTTGGATTCAAACAATAACATCCAAAAAGTAAGAATATTGCTTTTTTATCCACTTGTTGTTCAAAATTAATTTGAGTCACCACCTTTTAGTAATTCATCTAAATTTATCAAAGATGATCGATTATCAGAATTCATCGAAATATGTTTTACGATTTTAGTTTTAATCTTTGCATCTGACAATTTATCAATTTGTTTCTTTAATTTTTCCTGTTGTGCATAATAATTTTTAGCATCTTCGTAATAATATTTAATAAGTGATACACCATATTTTTCTTTTAAAGGTTTATTTAAGACTTCTTTGCAATACCAAAGTGTATACTCCATTGCTGCATAATTGTATCCACAGTCATTTTTTAATTCTTTAATTTGTTTCAGAATGAACCCTGTTGGTTTATCTAGTTCATAATTATTACATATAAATTCAATCAATCGCTTATATTCAGTAGATTCTCTTTCAACTTTTTTAAAGCATTCCTCACAATATGGTTTTGATGAATGCATAAATTTTTCTTCTTTTTTTAATTTCTTTCCACAGCCTCTACATGTTGATAATCTACCCATGCATACCCACCTTGTAAATAACCGGAGGGAAAATCCCTCCGTTATGTTACGCTTTAATTTTGTATTTCTGAACCAATTCTTCAAGTTCCATAACAATGACTTTTGTAAGATCTAATTGTGTATCTCTAAGAGAATCGAACATTTTAACATTGCCATTATCATCCAAACCAAGATTACGCTGAAGAACAGCTGTTGCTTCAGGAAGATGACCATTCGAAGCAAGCAGACTGCCTAATTCGACACCTCTTGCTTTAATTGAATCAAAATCTTCTGTTTGAATAGTTTTATCAATAGTCTTTTCTTTTGTGATAAATTCTCCGCCTAAACTTTCGACAGATTTTGTCCAAACATTTTTTAAATCTTTAACATTGATTTTTTCTGGAAGTCCAAACGTATCTTTTAAATCTGGGTATTTTTCACATTTCTTGAAAGTAATATATCGTTCATCTTTTTCTTTATACATATATCCAACTAAAAATGCTGCTTCTCTACAATAGGAAAAAGTATTTTTATTGAGCTTGAGAGCATCACTTTCTTTTTTTGTCTCAAAATCTTTACTGTGAGTTGATTGAGCAATAAAATGAACAGTGTAACCAAGACTCTGAATAATTCCAATATTTCTTAAAGCACTTTTAAAACGAAGAGATCCTTCGCCAAATGCACCTACATCTTTGAGGATTTCAGCATCTCTATTTTCAAGTACATATCTCTCACAACTTTCTTCAAATTTATCTAATGTATCAATTACAATACATGAAAATTTTTGCTTTAATGCTGGATTTCTTAACTGTGCAATAATTGATTTGAAATCCGACATGCTATTGACTTTCTGAGCCATAATACCAGGAATATTCTGATATCTATCTTCAAACTCTAAAAAAAATGGATCTTTATCTGGAACAAGTTCTTTTAAAAATTTCATAAGTGTTGTTGTTTTACCAACGCCAGTATCACCCATCCATACTGTAGAATATTGAGTTAAGTCCACTGACACTTTATTTGGTTGTAAATCTAATAAATTTCCTACCATATTTTATATTATCTCCTTTTATAATTTTCGTTTTTTTTAACTATATTATTTTACTGTGCAAATGGATTATATGTAGTCTGGGGAGCTGGTGTACTAGTATTTTTCTGGAATCCTTCAGCAATCTGACTAGATGATTCACCGGCTTTAACTTCAGCTAATTTAGCTTTTCTCTTAGCCTGTAATGTATCAATGATATCTTGTGTAAGTTCATGTTCAAAAATTGTAGATGGGGCAAGACCAGACTTCACATCATTTTTTCTAATTGTTCTCTTCACTGTCTTGACAATATCTGGGCCAAATGCTGCTTTTTCGGTCACTTTTTCAATTTCAACATTGTTGACAATTACACCTGTAAGTTTTGTGAAACAACCATCATAATAGCCAGCGCTCTTGAAATCATTTGCCATAGATTTATCAACTGTCATTCTGATTGGAATAAGAGAATCAACTTCATAATTTGCATCTTTCCCAAATTTATCTGCTCTCTGATTAATAGCATTCATCTGGATTATAAGATTTCCGGTAGAAATATCATTTCGCACTTCATCTGTAATTGATTCGATAATTCCCTCAACTTCAAATTTTGCATCTAATATTGTGTTTTCGTAATCCTTTGGTTCAACTCGGTTAATAAATCTTGCTGAAATCTTGTTAGTTGAAACAACATTACCATCGCTGCCTTTAAAATCATTTGCTATGAACATACCATCATCAATAGAAATAATATCTGGCATTTCACCATCTGCACAATGTTCAATATCTTTAAGATTCATAGCATCGATATACTTTTTGTAAAAATAACTTTCTTCGGATGTAAAATTTTTATTTTCATCTTTTTTATATTTAAAAGCAAAGAAATTAACTTCATGTTCACTGTCATCGGCTGTTCTTAGTGTTAAACTTCCGCCAATTGCATCTTCGCCCTTCTTTGTAGTAAATTCTTCAATTGTATTTTTTACTAACTTTCCTTTGATTGATACTAAATTTTTAAGTTCTTTCATTAAAATTTCTCCTTTTAAATTTGAATAATATAGTTCTATTAAAATGTTTTATATTTTGTAATTTTTTAATAATCGGGAGTTAACACGAGATATTTTCAGATATTCTATAAGTTTTAGACATGAAATTTATTCGTAAAATCTTTCGTCAAAATTGACATCAAATCCGTAATCTTCAATATGTTTTAAAATTATAAATTTTCCACATTTTGGACAATTGCAATATTTTGTACTGTATCCATATCCACGTTCATCAAAATGTATTTCTTCATCTGAAATATAAAATGTACCGCACATATTGCATTTAATTTCATGATTTTGATATATTTTTTTATGTTGTTCTGGATTTTTCACGGTCAACCTCCTTTCCGAAGGCAAACCAAGGTGCGTCACGCACACTTACTATTCTGTTACCCTTTCTAATATATTTATTTTTCATACGTCACCTAAACTAGTAAAATTTTTGAGAATTTTTTAAAGATTTTTTAATTATTTCTTAATGGGATTTTTGATTTAGATGTAATAGAATTATTAGATGTTTTTGTAGAATTGGTTTTGAAATTTTTCATGAGTTGAAGATTATCATTTAACATCAATGCAAGTGCTTGATCTTCTGTAAAACCAACATTGAGATAGGCTTCGTATGTATTTCTTTTTACTTTTGCTACTGTTTCTTGATATTCGGTGTAATTTGAATAGTCTTTACAAACTTCAACAACTTCTTTTAATAAACCATATACTAAAGGTTTGTATTTATTAATATACTCTCTAACTACCGGTAAAACAATTGTAGGGTCTTCATCAATTGATGATAATAATGTTTCTAAAACTTCTGTGCTAATAATTATCTCTTCCTTTCTACTTTACAATTTTTACTTTGCAGCCAAACTTTTCTTCAAGCTCAGCCATAGTAACTTCTTTAATTTGTTCTTCCCAGATCAAATACTTATCATCAATAGCAGCCTGAGTTGTCATATCATGCGGATCTGTAATTCTATATACTTTGATGATTCTATTATCTGAATCATATTTGAAAGACAAGTCATCATTTAACATGTCAAATGATCGAAATTTATGAATAACTTCATCTTTCTTGTTTCTAAACCATTTGATCAAATCACCTTTTGATGTGTTTTTAAGTACAATACCATAGCTGCCCTTTGAGCTAAGAACAACATCGGCTGTTAATAATTCATTTTTTTTCATTAAAGCATCCTTTCTTTCAATGTTGTAAAATTATATTGATTAGTTTCCGTTGTTTTATTTAACAGCTTTATGCTGTTATAGTTATTATAACATTTACATAATAGTTTGTCAACAAGTTGTCGCACAATTTCTGTAAAATTTTCATTCTTTTTTGAATTGTATTGGAACCCAACCGCCAATTGAAATAATATCATTTTTAAGAGACTGAAGTGAAGAATTGTCGTTACAATTTGCTTGAATTTTTACAATATTTCCTACAAGAGAGGTTACGGCAAGAATGCTACAAGCATCAATAACATACCTACCATATATCACATCCATGTCCATCTGATCTTTATACTTTTCGCACATTGATACAAGTTTACTAGCTGTTTCAAGACAGTCTAAATTAATCATAATCATATTATCACACTTTCTAAAAATCTTCATATTTAAAAGATGCGTTAGCTTCATAGTAATCTTTTGTTATCATAATAGTATACTCTTCATCGTCTTCATATCTGAATATAATTAGAAATAAATCGCCAAATTGCGTATAGTAATAAAATTCATTTTTGTTATTTCTAAGATACTCTATCCCTTTTTGAATATTTTTATTTATCTCATCTTCTTTTATATCGACAGTACCACGATTAGTTTTTACAACTCTTCGAAAATGTGTAGGAAATTTAATATTATCTTTTGTGATATTGGTTTCTTCTAATTCTTCAACGCAGCTTTCTTTGCCACAACATGGACAAGTAATATATTTCAATCCTAACCATCCAACATGTGCGTCTTTTTCTGTAATCTCTAACTCAGAATCACAATTCTCACAGAGTGTACGAATTCTTTTCGGTAATTCTAATACTCCGCTTAAATTTGATTTATTATAGTTGTTTTTTATAATTTTAATTCCATTTGAACAACAATAAGAATTTGCTTGATGTGTACTTCCTGTATCGTAGTTAATATAACATTCTGTCTCTATTTTAATCACCTCTTATTTTTAATATTTAAATTAGCCTTCTTCTCTTGTTTATTTCTTATGCTCTACAATGGTTACAGTTCCTTCAAACACACCGAGATCTTTTGACTGCTGAAATGTATGTGTTTCTGCATTGTCATCTGATGTCATTGGTCTTGTAAGATACCATAAATCATCATCTTTCCATGTGATCTCTTCTAGTTTCTGATTTGGATCAAGATCAATTGTTATAGAGCCACCAAAGTTTTTAGCTGCCGTTTGACAACCAGTTAATCCAATCGAAAGTACTAAAAATGTACCAAGCAAAAATTTCTTCATTGTTCGTCTCCTTTAAATTCTTCACTTTGATTATTCTGTATGATATACTAATACCAAGCTGATCGTATAGAAGCTATCGTATCTTTTATAAGTTGCACGCCAGAATGCCCGATATTGTATATCATACGAAGTACCAGTTTGTAGTATGGTACGCTTTGGAAATTAAATATCTTTGCCCTATTCTGGGCGTACAATTCCCCAACTTTTATGAAATACTATAAAGAAGGGAGGGTAGAGTTGTTAGAAACACTAACACAAATTATTAAAATCTTTGAACCTGTTAGTATTTGTTATTTAGGATATTTAGGATTGAAAATGTTCACAATAATCCACATCTGTAAACATCCTGAACTTTCTGATGAGAAAGTCAAATACATAACTACCATGGTTTCTAAAGATAAACACAATTCTAAATGATTCTATTCTATATATTGTCATATTTAGTTTCCTTTTTTCTCAATAACCACACTCTAAAATATGAGTGTGGTTTTCTAATTTCCAAAACTCTATTCCAATCCTCCATTATAGTTTTAATTAAGAATACATTCATTTTCTGTATTCTATGAGAGCATCATTATCCTTCATCATTATATGTTAAGGTCGAGGGTTGTTCCTGGATATTATATTCTCATCAGAGTTTCAATCCATACGCTCATCAGTTGACTAGATCTTTACATCTAGCCTTCACCTTCATCTTTTCAGCATCGCAGCTTTTCGATTCTTTTTACCTCATATATGTTTTACTCGTTACCTAAAAGACATACAAAACAATTGCAATCTAAACATTCACCACAACCAAACTCACTGCAACGTTCAGCCGTTTTACATATTTTCTTCGGCTTCTTTATTACAAAATATCCATTAGATTTTAATAGATCGATTGCCTCCAGAATATTTTTATTCTTTTCTCTCATTGTTTAATTTCCTTCCGCAATATGGACAATACGAAATATTTATTTTTATATGTAAGAATTCATCATCATAATCATCCCATTGCATTGTCTCAACATCTAAATAGTATTCTCCTAATATGTCATTATAAAATACTTCACAACTACTTGATTCATCATTACATAACTCACACATATTTACTCCTTCAAGCTTTATCATGCATTATTTTATTATATTCTGCTTCTGAAATAACTTGAGAATAAGGATAACTTTTTGTATAATGTTCAACGCAGCCGCAATTAGTACATTTATGTGTATATTGTGCTGGATACGTTGTTAATGTAATATACGGATTTGTACGTTCCATATCACCTTTTTTGCATTTATCACAACGTTGTCTTATTGTAATAAATACTGGCACATCTTTAATAATTATTTCCATACTTATATTCCCATTTCTTTCTTATATAATTTAATTTGTTCATCAGTTGCTATCAAACATTTATCAAGCAAATATTCGCCACACCATGAATCTTTATATCCAGAGACCATTACAATATAAATATCTTCTTTTTTTGTTACACATTGATAAGCAGCTATTGTACCTACTTTGCCAAGCAATTCTTTAGGATTTCTCAAATCAATATTTTCGTAATCTACAATTACAAATGTTCCAGTATCAACTGGAAAGTTTTTAGTAAAACTCATATTTTATCACATCCTCTTAATTCCATTTATTTTTAATGGCATAGCAATCTTGTTTATTATCATGAAACTCGATTACATTATCCATATGTACGAATCGATAACAACTATTCTTGCATTTAACTTTGAATATAGCATCATCTTTTCCAATTTCATCTATAACTCTCCCATGTAATACCGGTAACATTCCTGGTTTCAAAAAAGATACCCATTTGCCAATAAATGAAGAGAAGTCTTGCCTCACAATATAGCCATGTGTTGTGAGTAGTTCTATTGCTTCATTTATACGTTGTTGTTTAGTAAAACCCATAACAAATTGTCTCCTTATTTTTGATGACTTCTTTCATAGGCAGCTTTGGCCTGTTCATATAGATTAGTATTTGATAAAGAAAAGCTGCTAATAACATAGCCAGAATCAGAGTTAGAATTGAGATTACTGTAGAGAGAGATAACATTTTTAGCGTATGAAATATCACTTTCATCGTACCCACTTATGTCCATGCTACCCGCCAAATAGTAGCCACATTCGCATTTATAGTGCCGTATTGGCCGTCCATAGCCGTCTCTGATATTTATTATCGTTTCTTCCCTCTTATATGGATTGGACGTTAATTTCTGCTCTCGCTGGCATCTAGGACAATAAAAAAGTCGCATATAGTCTACCTCATTTCTTTTCAAATTTATCATATTCTATTCCATTTTCTGAGCGATTACATAAAATATAATCATATTCTTCTCCACACATATCATCATATTTACAGTATTTACAAGTTCGTTTACTCTGTAATATTACATCCTTCGGTATTTCTGGCAATCCCTCCCACTCTGATTGATGGGCGTATCTTTTTATCATTTTATATGATTGAAGGCACATTATGTCAGATGCTTCGTCTACACTACAAATATATTTATCACCAGTCTTATCCTGGAATATAGATCGTTTTTTATAATGATATTTGAAATAGTTTCGTATTTTACAGATAGTTCTGCAAATAAAATATAATATTGTTCCAACAACTCCTAAACCAAAGAATGTAATAATTTTCTCATTCTCTTTCGACAGAATAAAAACCAATGTTGAAATTGTAGAGTATATAATCAGTGTTAAAAGAACAATTTTTAATATAAACATTATTTCATCTTTCTATAACATTCAATTCATTGTCAAAACATATTGTAATGTTATCGTTTTTATCCTTATATTTTGGTAAATCATTTGCGGATATGTTTATTTTGTATCCTTCTATAACAACCTGATATATAATTGTGTATGCACTCGGTATTCCTTTGACAATTATTTTATAGCCCATGCTCTTATTATCAAAAGATATATCAAAACACATCAGACCAATAATGTTAAAATCAACATTTTTATATACTTTAATAGAATTCAGAACAATGTCTTCATCTTCCAAAATATAAGAATCTCCAACAAATTCTTTTGCTTTCCATACTTTTATTAATTCTTTCTTCATCTACTATTCTCCCGTTACTATTTCTTTAGGACAATATATAATTTGTTTTCCAGCTTTTTGTACTTTTCGAATTGTAGACCAAACACCACCAGATTTATTACCATCCCAAATAGCCAATAATACATCACAGTGATCAACCATGTACTGATCTCTCACATTATCACAACCTTTATAGAACTCTTCTGACAGTTCTATCCATTCGTCTGCAAGAAGCTTAATATCGTTATAATATTTGTGTGAAGAATTGTAATTTTTACATGGAAGCACACAATGTAACTTCAGAGGAACAATATCTATTTTTAGAAAAACAGAACTCATTCCAAATAAGATGTCGCTTCCAGTAGCCATTCCGCAATATACATCTAATGAATCATCTTCTAGCAGTGTTGTCTGAAACATTTGTATAAGATTATTTACAATCCAATCTCTTATTTTATTCCATTTATCATCTAATTCATTATCAGGCATCCCCAATCTTTCTGGTCTATGACCAGTTAATGCAACCTTCATATTATTCCTTTCTTTACCATTTCTTATATTGTAATTTTGAAATTCTATTGAATAATATATTATTCAAATGTTATACTATCAATGTAACATATTCTCCAAAAGGCGACTGGTTCAAAAGCTCTTTACAGTCGCCTTTTAAATTAAATTTTTTGTATATCTTTTCTAGTATCACATGCTTTATCTAAAATAATTTACCCTGATCATCCAGGATACCTTCCTTACCACACCATTTACATTTACAATAATAATTTTTACCGTCATAATCCAGAAAAATATAATCATCATAATAACAGTGCCAACCAATTTTACAATAAAATTTCTGTAAATGCTTATTGTGTGCTGCAACAACGTATAAACATTTTAAAATAAAATAAATCATTACCACTACAAAAATTATGTAATATAAAACGTTCATCACCTCAAAACTTTATTTTCTTACACGTAATATCTACAATATCTAACAGCTGAGAGAAAGAATTGTTTCCTTCTAGTGCCTTTTTCATAATATAACGAGCATTTTTGAATTGTTCTTTGTATTTACACACATCAGATTTTATGCATCTTAAACAGCAATCATCTCTATATTCTAAAGGTATTGCGCTTGGTTTCTTAGGTAAACTTACCAATATGTTTCACCTCTATACTTTTGTAGCATTCACAATCATATCTAAAAATAATAACTCGTCTTTCTTCAACGTAATATCATAATTTTTCCACTTCTCCATAAGCTCTCTTGTATCGAAACCATAAGGAACTACAATTGCGTAACCATGTGGTGTTTTATGTAATTCATGACTTTCTATTTCAGAATAAAAGTAAATATCGTCAACAAAATCATCTACTTTTTCTTCATCGTCCACATCAAAATCAAATAACCATTTACTTTCGTCTCGGTTATAGACTTGCTGTGCAACAGAAGCTAACGTTTTATTTAATTTTGTCATACTTGGTTTGTCTCTCAGCAATTTAATAATAAGTTCTTCTCTTATCTTTTCTTCGTTTCTAGAATTTACAGAACGATACAATCTTGCTCTTTCACCTGGAACTCCATCTGCTGCAAACTTATGAAATTCTTTGATTACTCTATCTTCGTTTTCTTTATATTCTAAAATAGTTTTTGCGCGTTCTTTGAAATTAGGAATATCTTTGTTATCTTTGTTTCTTGAAAGAATTAGATATACATATAAATCAGACATTATTTTTCACCTTTCAAACATGAATTGTCAGCAAAATTATTCTCATCCATAACTTCACAAACATTATTAATCATATCCATTACTTCACTATAATCACCGCCAAATGAATTTCCTGTGGTTTTGATCTCATAGATATAATTCTCTGGTTTAGTTGTAGGTTCTACTGGATAACCATGATACAGAACTGTACCTTTAGGAATTGTTACTGTTGCATATGTGTCAAGATAATCTTTTTTCAACTCTTTCAGACAAGACTGACATCCTTTATTGTATGTTTTACAATTGTCTCTTCCAGTGTTATTGACTTCTACAATACGTTTAGTTTTCTTAGAATAATCTTTATACAAAAACTTGTTCACAATAAGTAATACACCATCTGTGATTCTATAAACATCTTGATATTTCGTATTTGCCAATACCTCCATCTATTCATCACCTTCTTTCAATGCAGAACTCATATATAATAACGTATCATATGTCACAATATACTTCTCAGGTATATTCGCAAATGCTTCTATAATTTTATCGGACTCTTCCTTGTCAACTATGAAATCATCATAAACTTTTAATTCTGCTCTAAGTCCTCTCGAATTTTTCTTAATATTATTCATACTCTCTCTATGCGTCTGAATATGACGCTACATGAAAAAATAATTTTAACAATTCATACAATGATTACACATTTTGTTCGGATTTATATCACATCTTCTATAAGGCATTGGATTGCCAAATACATCCAGATATTTCTTAGACAAATCTTGTTTAATCTCTTTCCATTCACAATATAGATCTTTTCTTTCTGCTTTTTCCAATTCATACTCAACAGTGGAAGAAAAATCATGAGGGACACCAATCATAAATTGATAATTACCACGTTCCTCAGCCTCATCTATTTGTTTTGGAATATTTTTATAATATGTAAACTTAATATTAGGAATAAGTTTTAAATAACTCATTCTCATGTCAAATGAATTATAACAAAATGTAACAACGTAATATTTTCTATTTCTCCAATCCATTTAATACTCCTTAATCCATCTGTTGCAATTTTACTCAGATACAATTTTTTGAAACATATCGTCAACTGAATCCAATAAATTGTATCTCTTATCAAATGCAGCCGTTGAACTTTTCGCAAATTTACGTTCTACCATATCAATGTAGTAAGTCATTGTGCCATCATCTCCCATATAAAACTCGTTCCACTCTTCATCAGTCATTAATCTTTTGACATTTAACTGGTCAATTGCAAGATTATCAAAACTAACGACCTTGAACTTATCAATAATATTAACAAGATTTTCATATAACCAGTTCTGTTTAGTTACAATATTGTCGTGATCTTCTGTATAAAAGTCACCACCACGCCTGAGATGTTTGTATCCAAGAATCAGCATCTTCAGATTATTATTCTCCAAAGCTTCTACATCTGATAGCTTTAATACACCATTGATTACATGGATAACTGCATTTGGATATTGTTTAATGAGTTTAATAAAATTTTCTGTGGGATTTACAAGAGATACACCAAGACCATAGATAAGTTTTTCATTAACAAGTTTTCTAATAAGTTCCTGTTTCTTCTCAAAATGGATCTGATTAACAGTCATGTTTACAATAACTTTTCTATCTTTGAGTTTCTGTAAAAATGGAATTAAATCAGGATGACTTGTAGCATCACCACCACCAAGAGCAACTTCTTGATACAGATGAAGTGTATCAATGAATTTCTCATTCAGAATATCCCCAAACTTTCCATATGTTGTACTACCTTCATGACAGAATGGGCATCCAATATCACAAAAATTTGTTATTTTTATATCCATATTTTCTGCAAAAGTTGGAATAAATTCATCCTCGTCTGTCTCTCTGATCTTTGTTCCATTACTCAAGATGGTAGTCGTAAAATTACCATTCTTATATCTCCCTAATAATTCCATTCTCAAAATCTTCCTAATCTAAATTAACCATCGTATCCATATTTACCAAATGCAACGATTTTATCACCACTTTTACTTGTATATTTACTTACAAAAATTTCAAGGTAATCATCGTGCCTCCATTCTTCATAAGTTTCATCATCCTCATTTGCAATGTAATTCTCTTTTGCATATTTTGTATAATATTTTTCTTTTTCTGACTGAGATAAATCCGACCAATCTTTGTAAAATTCATCTTTATTATCTTCATAATGCTGAGCGGCACATTTCTTATCATAATCCGATAATTTATTTGCTTTTACAAAATGCGTATTATTATATTCATTAAAAAGGAGTTTTCCTTCTTTCCACTGTTCAAATTCTTCTTCGGTGCAGATTGTAAGTGAATGAGTACTTGATGAATTTGTTTCAAATACTCCGCGTCTAATTTGTCTTTTCATAAATTAATCCTCCTGTTGAAATTTAGTTTTATCTACTTAAATCAGCTTCCTCATATCATAATTTTCTCTGACGTAATCACATAATCCGTTCAAAGTTTTTATAATGTGTTCATCATTTTTTAAACATGGATGGGTATGACACATACAAGAACCTCTGGAGCCATTCGTTTTGAATAGCTGCCAGTTGAATGTAACCCAAAACAGAGGAAGTTTTGTGAAATTCTTCGTAAATAATCTTGTTAGAATTTTCATATAGTTACCTCTTTATCATTTAGCTGTTCGAATTCGAAGTTACTAAGTAAACGTCCAAGCTCATTAAAAGATTTATACCCTATTTCTGATGTTCTTTCATTTTCGATACAAACATACGCTGCATATGTTCCATTGTTACTTCTTCCAGTGGCAGCAAGTTCAGCTGAAAAGTAAACAACATCTCCAACTTTTAAAGTGGAGAATCCCTGAGCCTTAGATTCTTTATGAATCGCTGTACATTTGGCAACACAAATCATTTCCATAATTTTTCTCCATTTGTATTTATTTAATATATTTTTCTAAAACTTCAAAATTTTCTTTGACATGTTTAATCACACTCTCTGTGATATAATCCTCAAATTCTTCGCAATCATCGAAATCATCACATACTCTTCCTACTATATCGCTGACATATTCTGATGTCCTTCTAAGAATAGTATTTATCATCTCAAGTCTATGTAGTTTTTCATAATTTTCTGTGATTTCTTTTAATGTACCTACCATATATTTACCTCGTTTACTCTACTAAAACTCATTTTGCATAACACTTAAATCAATATCTAAATCATAGATATCAATTGATAGTATGCCATTTTCATCAACATCATAATTCAAATTTGAAATGAATTTATCTCTTGCATTCAGTGAATCAATATCCACGGAAGTCATCATCTTATGAAATTCTTTTGCGGCAGATCCTCTTAATTTAATTTCTGTATCAATCATTATTATTACCTTGATTTATTAAAGTTTTAACGAATTTATTTAATTTATCGACTTTGCTGGATAGGATAAAAACTTCTATGGTTTTCCAAACATCAATACCATCAAAATATTCTTTGATTTCTTGTTGCTCCGCTTCCCAGTCAAGACCATTTTCTTCGTATAAATTGATCAAAGAATCTTTAAGGTAATCACCGTCATTTTCATGGTCTGACAGGCTTTTCGCATATTCTTCATCTGTGTGCCAATAATTTTGAATTTTAATATTACCTTCTACTTCACTATATTTCCCATCTAAATCACCGATGTAAATTTCAGTTGGAAAATTATCTGTTAATTTTTCATATGAAGATTTTTTGATCCAAATATTATCTTCATATATACTTCCTGAATAAAATCCTTCAGCGAATAAATTTATATTAACTAATTCCATATTCATTAACCCTCTAATTTTACTTGAAATCTTGTTTCCCAATCTTTTCGCTCTGATAAAATGTCAATAATTCCATTAATCATGAATGGCACATCTGTTGTCTGAAAACCTAAATATTTTTCACACTTACATTTTGGACAAACAACATTGTATTCTGGAATCTTTTTGAAACCATAATCTGCTAGAGTTGAAATTTGATTTATTTTCCAATCATCTTTTGATTCAACTTCATACATACATGCACAATGATCGCATGTAAATGTTATGTTTTCTCCAAAATAACCATCTGATTTAATTTTCATAATAAACTCCTAATATCCATACAATTCTTCGTATCTTGGATCAACAAATAACTCTTCTTTTAGTCTTGGATTTTTTAAATTATTATCACTGATATTTAACTCACTACCGTAATAACCTGACCAAGAACCACAACCAAATAATCTCAATTTTCCTTTATGAGTGATAGAAACTATTCTGTAAGCTGGTTTTTCACAACATTGCCAATAACTAATAACGAAACAATTATCTTTTGTCACATTCTTTAAATAATCAGGTATTTCAGACCACAAATGGCATTCTGTATTTATCTCTTCAAGCGTATTACCGGCATCAAGCATCTCATTGGCTTTTTCTGATTTCCCGTGTGACTCTTCATGTTCCAAACACCGATCTTCTGAGCTAAACAATTCACCGCAGTAATCGCACATATATCTAATTATTTTCTCCATACTTTATTTCACCACTGCTACATTCCCACATTTCGGACATACTAAAAGTTTTCCGATAATACCAACACCATCAGGTGTAAAAATATTATTTTCCAATCTTTCAACTCCATCTTGTTTTCCAACCTTGTAAGCTGCTGATTTCATGATTGTCCTACAAACTGGACATAATCTTGTTGCTTCTGCCATTGTTAGTTCCCTCCTTAAATATTATCTAAATACACAATATATCCATATTGCATGACATCATAATAATACCAAGCATAAGGACTAATTCCTTCATTCATAATTTCTGCCAGTTCATCTGCTTTTTCTTGATGCCTATGCGTTTCATTTATCATTGCTGTTTTCTGTGAATCAAAATGAAACTTATCAACTCTATTCATGTATCCATTATATAACTCAGACTCTTTTATATATTCTCTAATTACTTTTAGCATCTTTGGAATGTTGTCTTTAATAATCTGTTCATTTGCTAATTCTGATGGATATAAGATATACAAATCTTTTTCACATGGAGAAAAAAGAATTTTTTCATATGCTATATCTGATCGTAGACAACATTCATGTATTTTTTCTTCAAACGTCAATTCGCTTCACTCCTACTCACTTGTGAACCACTACATGTCTTAATAAGTTCATAGATCATATCCTTTACTGTTCTATTATCCCTATCTCGCCTTGTCACATTCATTAAAATCTAAAAGCATTTGATATTTATAATTACCAAATATCTTTTTCCACTTTTTCTTTGACTTATCGCTTTCCCAACTAAATGGCATCATATGATAGTTGATAAGAAAACATGTATCTAATACAGGATTCCCTATTGGATACATACTAGTAAAATACAAATATGAACCGACCGCATGATGCTGGTAGTAATGAGCTATACCGTTTTCATCAAATGTTTGTGTGTACAGCTTACCAATATCATGATATAAAGCACCAATTATAAATTCTGGCGAATATTTGTGTTTTTCGATAAACATGTCTGTTGCATGTGTACAATGCTCAAGTAAATCCATAGTATGATGCGGGTTCTTCTGATCAAAACTTTCCATATCTAAGAAACGAATCTCATTTGGTTCATATCCATCTTTTTGTAAATAATGGATTTTAATTTCATTCCACCCTTCTTCTTTAAATGGTACTTGAAATCTTCTGAGCTGTTTATTTAATACATCTTCTGGTACAGGATGCTCTCTATGTAAATTATCTTCTTTACACTTTTCAAATGGTTTTGGAATAATAACACATATTTTCTCAATATCTAATCCATTCACTTTATTCAAAATTGATCTACGGGATTTTATTGTAAGATTTGTAGCATCGGCTACGACGTTCTGTTTATTTTCAAGATTCTTGAGAATTCTATCATGAAAAATATTAAATACTTCTGCGTTATGTTCCTGGTCTTCATAATCACCGGTTATTTCTTCACGAATATTATCTGACGATATTATTAGTGTATTAGGATTATCAGCAGCAATTTTTTTAGCAATCGTTGACTTACCGCTTCCCGAAAGTCCTACCATAACCCAAAGTATAGGTTTACTCATTTTCTTCCTCCTGTGTGAATAATGTAGAGTAATCATTTACTCCCATTTGATTTAATTTTAAATATTTTGGATCTCCAGATTGATTGAATTTAATTACATTAATTTCGTTTCCAAAATACAATTCCCTACAAAATCCACGGAACTTTTTAGGAACATTTCTATCAATCCAGATCATGAATTCTTTTTGACTAGTTTTTGGAGCTTGCTGAAAATATTCGTTAGAAGTTCGTTCTGTATCTTTTATATATCTGAATACGATAGCAGCTACTTTTTTTACACTATCATGATAAGCTGCTGGAAGTTTAGATAAGAGATCATCGTACTGATCATCTGCAATAGAACGAATAATAAGATTTATTGAAGAGAGTTTAGACAGTGCTTTATGAATATGTACATAATCATTATATTTCACTTTAACTTTATATTCATCAATGTTAATAACAAAGCCTTCTGCTTCTTCTGAACTTTTGTTATCTAATTCATTTAAGATTTGTCCAAGTGTTTTATCAAATAATACCGTTGTTGGAATATTAAAATGATTAGCAATATCTATCACCTTACGATAACTAAGTTCATGTCCTGTTAAATTATCTCTAATACCAATAAGATATAGACCTTCTTGCTCTTTTTTATATTTTACTACATGAGCATCGGCCAAAGAGATATATTCAAATATAAATGTAAAGTTAGGATGCATTTTAAGCATTTGCTCATATCCAGGCAACGCTTGAATCATTCTGTATCCATCCTGTAATCTCCACGATTTTTCTGGATTTATTGCTTGACTTCCAGCCATAATAATTTTACCATCGTACCATGTAGCTGTTTGCATCGATCCATCTAATTTATTTGAAAATTCTATAAGTGATGCGTTCTCAATTCTTTTATTAATGTTTTCTTCACTAGTTTCTTCTAACTCATTTAGATTAAAAAATTTGCGAAATGGGCAAAGTACAATACAATCATTTTTTACATCAATTACTATACTTCTACATTCTCTGTAAAAACCCTCATATCTATCCCAAAAATCCTCACCAGACTTTTCAATTTCACCATCATAAATGTTACTATATCTTCCATATCTTAAAAGAAGAAAATCTCCATATTGATTTAATTCAAGACATGAAAGCAAATCTGCATACTCTTGATATTGATTAAACGGCTTAATACCATTTAAATATTCTACCCATCTTTCTAAACAAGTTTGAGATTCGTTTGTGTAACCTTCAGTATAATAGTAAGTTATATATCCAAGTTTCTTTTTGAATTCATTTTTAATTTCTACAAACTTGCTTAATACCGGGTTCCAGTTCATAGCCTCCATTTTAATTTACCACCATTCTTTCACACATCCCATGAAAGATTTCTTTCAACTGTTATCACAGCTTTTATATTTCTTCTCTATTCCACATTTTTTACAACGATAAGTTTTCATACGATATAATGGATATTTATAAGGTGTTCCATCTAAATGTTCTCCATATGCATAAGTATCAAAAATTAATTCCCAGTCATGTTTGCAAAAGCAACTTCGTATATAATTAATTAACCTTTTCATTTGAAATCAACCTTTCATTGGTTTTCATCAACTATAAGTTGAAAAATATTTTTATCATTACCTTCATTCTCTTCCATCCAACGTACTCTAAATCCTTGATTTTCCAGGCTTTTATAATCATCATTTGTCGTATACATAGGATTTAAAGCAATTTCAATGATTTTTCGTCCATTTATAACTTTTTCCATAAAAATGCACCAGTTGAAACAACGCTTTCATCTAAAATATTATCCATTACATGTAAATTCAATATCAGACCTTTTACCAAGAGCATCACTATTGATTTTTAATTTATTATTTGTTGTGGTATAAGTATATTTAGAAATCGGATATCCTCTCATCCCATCTTCACATCCAGCCTGATATACTTCATCTAAAATTTCCTCTAATCTACATTTTTTGATTATTACGCTATCTTTATCACTACATTCTTCAAAATCGAAATAAATTAATGGCTTCATTATTTTCATCCTTTCCAACTAATCGTATAATATGATTCGTTATATTGATTCCCAATTGTAATATTATAACCGAGATCTTCTAATCTTCTTTTTACTTCTAGATCCAAAATACCATCGTTTGTAATGTCATATTTTCCTTTATGAATTGCTGTATTTATTTTAAATGATAATTCTTCTAATTGTTTGGTGATAGAATTCTCTATAGCCAACTCAGTTACATTTTTTGCTTCAGCAGCTGTTGGAATAGAATTTTTTGGTGGCTTTACATTATCTGGCATTGGAATGTTGAATGTTGAACTTGAACAAGAATCTGCTTCTTTACATCCAATACAAAACATATAACTTCTACTATTTTCTGGATACTTACAACTCAAATTCTCACCTCAATTCAACCTCGCCATATCCTAACGTGTTATCCTGATATACTTTATGTCCTGTGAATTTTCCTACAAAACAATTAGATTCCTTAAAGGTACAAAGTTCACTTCCACTTCCAATAATAGAATCTAATTCTTTTATTGTTTCGTGATTTACAAAAATATATGGTTTGAAATCATTATATTTTTCAAAATTCTGTATTTGAGTATTAAATTCTTGAATATTTATTTTCTTGACTTGTACTGAAAATTTCTCTGGCATATTATTTTACCTCTTTCCAACTAATCGTATAATATGATTTGTTCACTTTTTTGATTTCTAAATCCCTTATTTTCTAATGGTTTTAGGAGATACCAATTTTATAAAATTTCATCTATTCCTTTGTATGACAAGTATTCGTCAGCTTCTTGTACACATCTTCATACAGCTCCTGTTTGTCACCATTGTATGTATATTCAGCATAGATTCCATCTCCACTGACGGTAGTTGATGCAAGGCACTTGTAATTCTGCAAAGTCTTACATGACCAAACAATAAATACATTACTTAAATCAATCTGTGGTATCTGGGGAGCATCTACTCGTCTATTATTGTTGCGCCATTTAACACTATTGTTGTACCACTCAACAAGTTTCTTTTTACATACACTCTGAAAGTGATCCATTCCTGTAATAATCATAATTAATCCTCCTCATAAATAATATCCAAATCATAAGCAACCGCAGCATCATGCTCAATTTTACATCCTCTTTGGTAAAATTTTCTTCTGCTACAATTTCAACATTTTCTATCCTCTACTGGAATAACCATGTCTATATTCTTTAGAATTTGCATGATGTTCCAAGGTTCTCCATTAAATTCCTTATCTACATCAACAAATCTTTCTACCAAATCTCTAATTGGAACTGTTTTATTTTCATCAAGCATTTTCTTTTCATAGAACATATCACCTTCAGTGTTTTCGTATAATCCAGTCGATACCAAATAATCAATAATTTCTTTATTTGTCATGGGATGTTCATAGATAGAATCAATCCCCTCATCAAGAGCATCTACAAAACGCTCTAATCGTTCAATAATCGTTTCGTAATTATCACTATCTCTACATTCAACTAATTCGAAATGTTCCCTCTTCCAATCAAGAACAAGATTCAAACTAAAAGAACTGTAACCGATATAATAAGAATCATCTCCCAATTTTTTGTATTTAATTTCATAATATGGTTTATCTCCATACATAGTTACTATAATATCGAGACTTGTTACTTTTGTTTTTTTATTTGATTGCTCGTTTTTTGATTTTAAATTCATTTTTCTCCACCTCCAATTGAAATCGGAATTTCAATAGCTTTTTATATCTATATATAGTCTGTATATATCATATGTACACTATATATAGTTGTTATGATTTTCGATTTTGTTTAATACAGATCATATCCTTTTAAAACTTCTATTAAATGATTAACTATATCATATACGCGGTTATTCGATTTGTCTTTTATATAGTCTTCCGCTGCATCGACATTTACTTCAATATCAATCACATCATTACAATAAGGTTCACCTGTGAGGTCTTCTCCACAAGAAATTTCTTCAAATGGAATATCATAATATTCTCCAGAATCGCCATCTATACAACTAAACGTCAATTCAGTATTTTCATCATAACCAATTTCGTTTAGTCTATTGATTAATTCAATTACTTTCATATCAATCTTTTAACTCCACTAAATCTTTAAACATTGAAAAACTACCTAATGCAGCATTAAATGAATCCATTCCATCATTATAACTACCATTTTTGAATTTTATTCTTACCATTGATCATACCTTAATGACGATTCGATCACATCTACTTGTTATCATAGATGCAATAGTCATTCCATAAATCATAGCTTGTTTGCACACATCGGACTCTGGAAGATTTTTAAAATAGGTTACTCCAAAAAATTTATCAATTTCTCCAGAGCCTATACAATCCAAAACTTTTTGTTGATACTCTATACTATCTATCAATAACTTTTCCATTATTAATTACCTATTGTCCATTAGAAAGTACAACTTTATAGTCATCCTTTAATATAATTGTAACTTCTCTACGAAATTTACCATCATCATCAAAGAATGATAAGTAATATTTGTTTCCACGATGATCCAAGATAAGATTATTATTTTCGAATAACTGCACTCGTTTTTCTTTCCTTGGCCTTGGACTTTCATCACACGCTTCTGACCTTTCTGCATTCAGCATTAAAGGTGGAATATCTATAGATGCTGTCTCGATATTTTCAAGAATGTATCTAATATCCTTATCAATTTTTCCATCATTCGTATGTTCATTTATCACTTTTATTACATCACTTTCTCGTAACAATCTATCCATAATTTAAACTTCCTCCTGTTTGTAATTCCAAACAAAATCTTTATCTCCTAAAGTGATATCATTTATTTCAACAAAATAGTTTAATGATTCTAAAATTTCATTTTTAATACACTCATCCATTACATCTGTAATAAAATCGAAAATACAATCATTTATTCTAAACGATTGAAATTTTTTTGAACGAAATTTATTTGCATTTCCCCTTAATGTACAGAGACCATACATTCTTCGCTTATTATTACTCCAATGATATGGATTTATTGTAAAATTTTGTTTTTCTTGAATATATGCATCATATTCATTTTTTAATAGTCTTCTGATCTCATGTTCTAAATCTCTATATTTTCCAGATATAGTTCCAATTTCTCTTAATCTATCCATAATCTTATTTTCCAATGTAAATCCATTTTAAATGATCACTTCTTACACAATCATCATCGATTATTCCAAAATATATTACGCACGGGAACTTATCAGGAATGTTTGTAAAATCGCCACCTCTATCGTAATATTCTCTAGTTGTCTCAAGAATGCTGCCATCTCCTTCTTCGTCCCAGATTCGTTCAAAACCATAATAGCTTTCATAATCCTCTGGACATCCAAAGAAATTCTCTGTCTTTTCAATAAACTGAACCATTTCTTCTTTAGATTTTATAATGGTAAGCTCCTGAATCGGTTCATAGGCATCACACTTGTTTATGGTATTACAATATCTAAAATGATTTGGTGGTAGTTTTTCTAATTGATTTCTGATTAAACAAGAATCCAGTGAAGTATGATGGATACATATATCGCAATTGTGCTTTGAATAGTCCATTAAAGAAGCATCACCTATCGCAATAATTTCTTCATTATCTAATTCTTTGTAACACTTCTGAAGAATATATCCATTGTCGGTTTTTATAATATTTTTCAAATTGTGTAAGAAAAAATCTCTATTTGGATTATTTTTATCTATTTTCAAAATTCAATCTCCTAATTCATCAATCTAATTTCTTTGGTTTCATGATTTACTTTCATTCCATTGATGAAGGAAATAGTCGTTCCTGCTTCAACATCGTACTTTGTGGTGATTTCCATGATAACTTCATAATCATCTGGATACCTACTGAGGATATATTTTAATTCGCCAGCAGAAATGCTACTCATAGTGAAACCTCCTTGTTTTATAAAACCTCGTCTACAATTCCAAAATTGATTGCTTTGTCAGAATGAATATAGAAATCTTTTTTCTTTTCACGAATATCCTTAATATCACATTCAGTAAGATTAGTTCTATTAATTACATACTCTTCGATTTTTTTATTTAACCAATCCATTTCTTCTCTGTTTTCTACTAAATCCTGATATTTGCCACTTCGCCAACAATTCATCTGATGATACATAAATGTTGAATGTTTATAACAATATCTTTTATGTCCTGCTAAGAAAATTTTAAAGGCTCCACTCATGGCATATCCAGTGCAGTATGTGTAAATTGGTGTTTTACTATTAAGAATAATATCAATCAGTCCCCACATATCATAGACATTTCCGCCATAGGAATTAATATATAACCTAATTGGATCACGTTTATATTCTTTTTCCTTTTCGTCTTTTTCATCATCTTTTCGAATCTGATATAAAATATTCCATACTAATTTACCAACAGATTCATTATCAACATCATCTGATAAATAAAATGTTCTTTCATCTGTGTCAGTATATGTATTATCTTTTGTTGAACTCATTTATTCATTTGTCTCCATTCTTTTCTTCTTCGATAACCTTTATATTCGTAAGCTGTCTATCATATACAATACCTGCACCTTTCATTAAGTCTGGTATATTAACAGAAATAGTCAAACTTTTTGATATCAGTACTTTTGCAATGACACATCCATTTGGGCGTTCAACAGGTAAGTATTCTGCGTTTGTTTCCATACTAATTGCAGCTAACATCTCATCAAATTTTTTTGCTTTTTCTTTCATTGTCAAATATTCTGAATTTGACAACTTAGATCGTTCTAAAAATATATATAACTTTTCTTTAAATTTCATTTATATACCTGCGCAAACTGTTTCTTTAAACTTACATGAGGCCGAATCTGTTTTTATTTTTAAATTACTAAGGACTTGTGATTCATCTATTTTAAAATCATTTGATGTTTTCCCATTATCTGAAAATCTAATTGTGCAATTAGAAAGCTGTTCCATATGTAACGTTATTGGATATAAATTTTCATTGTCTGGAGTATATATACAATTTATATCTATCGACAACACCCTATCAATTTTATTACTCATGCTTTCTCCATGTTTTTCTTCTCTCGACTTCTTTGTCATTTTCTTCATCATTAAAATACTTATATGCCAGCTTCATTGGATAATATGAATCTTTAGCTCTGTCCCACATAAGATATTCTGTCCAATTAGGTTCTTCGGTTTTATTACACCAACTTGGATCCTCAAACAAACTATCGAATACACTCTTCCAGGAATACGCTTTATTTTGAATATTTCTATCTTTGATTACTGTTGACTTGTTATAACCCTTTATCTCAACAAGGACATCTTCACACATCACTCGTTTGCAGAGCCTTACAAGCCACTTTATGAATTCTCTATACGTCTGACCAAATTCTCTGTCTCGTAATGCAGCATTGACGACTAAGATATATTCATCCTGAACTCTCATCCACCCTCTATCAAAAGATTTATTGCCATATCTATCTACTAAATTATTGGTTCTTTCTCCAAACTCATCGTGCGATAATGAACTGTTATAACCATTTTTTTGAATGATATATACATCCATATTTCCTTCAGATCCTGTGACAATGGGTAAATGATTTAAAACTGTTTCGAGAATATATCTTTTTTCAGCTTGCGTTCGTCCTAATGGTTCTGCTGTAATAGTACCGTTTATGTAAGTCCAGCTACTCATCTCTAATCTCCTTTATAAGGTTCCGGCATATACATCCAAGCAATTGGTAAATTAGCTTTTCCACTCCAATGCCACATACCTGAATATTTATCGTATATTCGTTGCACTTTTCTTACTCTTTTGTATTTAGTAGTAACTAATACATCTATTGCTTTCCTATTTGTAAATCTTTCGTCATTTTCTGGAAGTTTATCGCTACATTTAATCCAATCCATTTTTTCCTCCTACTTTAACAACATCTAAATTTCCAATGGATAATAGATGTAATCCAAAATTGAAAATCTTCATTTAATTATTATTCCTCTACTGTTGCTTTATTATAATTTAATATATCTAAACACTGTTCAAATATAGATTCAAATATTGGAACCACTATGCTATTACCAGCTTGTCGATACAAAGTTCTATTCACAATCGCATTCTTACGTTTTGGATTAGCAGCTTCCGCAGCATAATAGTCATCATCTGAATATCCAAATAATCTCCAACATTCTAATTCTGTTAAAAATCTATACTTGCCATTTCCAACATCAATAATTTGTGCCGGGCATCTATCTTGACGTTCTGTAATTGTATATACATAATCTTTAATTACGGTTGCTCTCTTGATCGTTTTTGTATTGCCGATGGTAGAAAGAATACTTGGCTGCGTTACTAAATATCTTTCAGAAACATTATCTTCTAAAAAATTCTGTAAAGGTCTCATTTTAGTATGTTTCAAAGTTTTAAAATTAAATTTTGTGCCATTTAAACAGGAAATTGTAAATACCCTTTCTCTCGCTTGTGGTATTCCAAAATCTCTTGCATCTAGACATTCATATGAATTTGTATATCCCATTTCTTCCATTACGTTAAGATACTTAACAAAATTATGTATCATATATTTGCTTGTTATATTCTTTACATTTTCCCAAATGACAATTTTAGGTTTCCATTCACCCATTTGTTTTATAATATTAACTGTTTCCCACATAAGAGATGACTGCGAACCAGATCCTTCATCAGCCCCGGCACCTCTATTTATACGACCGTTTTCTTTTGTTAATCCACCTTGATGACCAGCTATACTGAAGGTCTGACATGGACTCCCATGTATAAGGATATCTGGTTGTAAATTATAACCAATAACTGATTGTGTTTTATAAGGAAGTTCCGATGCGAACATTGCATTATAACTTCTTACAGCCTTTGCATCAATTTCAACATAGTCAATGGCTTTTACTGGAATACCTAAATTGCGAAGTGCTACTCTTGGACTTCCAATACCACCAAACAATTCTAAAATTTGTAACATGTGCATCTACTCAATCTCATTAATATAATTTTTTAATATCTTGAAATCTGACTTTCTCATAATAATATCTGAATAATAGTAATCTTTATTGCGAATAATACTCCAGATTTTCTTAAGTTTTCTTCCAATTGTTCTATGAATCTTATCTCCTTGATCTCTACTCCAATTACCATTCATATAAGTAACCAAACAATAATAGTCTGGACTTTCTTTATCTATTTTCACATGAATTGAATCCTGGCATCCACATTTACATGTCACAATTAATTCTTTTCTATCATCACTACAAAAAACCATTTACTTCTCCTATTTGTAAAATGCGTCAGCAACTTTACTGACGCATAACTTTTAACGTTTCTATTTTTTATCTAGATACAAATATTTGAAAAAGGATGTGAACCTAAACCAAACTTCTTAATTGCTGTGCGTATCTATTCTTTTTAAGCAACTAAATCCTTGATTGCATCTTCTACCGGCTGATATCTTTCTGAATTCAACTGTTCAAGTAAACATTCAAGTGGATCTGTACTATTACTAAGTACCATCTTAACAACTGCCGGACTGAAACCACTTACAAGTGCTACACCTAAATCATTTTCTTTTACAGGAATTGTACCAGTTCTACTACAAATATTCCAAAATACTAATCTTGGAAGTTTATAGCCATGTTCAGCATATCTTTCTTCAAATACTTTAAATAATCTTTTGGTAGGTCTATTGAGATTACATCTGCTACTTCTATTGTATTCAACACAACTATCGAACTCCATGTCCGATAAAATCAATATATTCTGCGGTAATTCATCCTGTTTCATATTTTTTCTAATTGCTGTTTTAAGAATCAAATCAAATACGGCTTCAATATTCGTATTAGCACATTCGGTGTGTTTTAAAGCAATTTCTATTTTCTCTTTTAAAGATTTAGCTCTACTAAAACTAACAAGTTTCGGATTCATACTAAAGGTTATATAATTATCCTTAAACTGTCCAGAGCATCTTTCGGAAAAATAAATTGCTAAAGCATTTGCTACTTCAATCGCCATTACATTTGTGCCACCTACTCTTGTGTACATACTTCCAGACCCATCAGCAACACAAATTGTATTACCAGCACCATTCACATAATCTGGTAATGCCTTCCACATTTCTTCAAGTGCTGTATCATAATTTTTAATATTGATACGCCAATAATCTAAGTTATAATACTTATGTACAATATCATGTGGAAATAATACACCGGCATTAATCTTTGTTTCGCCTTTTTGCAAGCTTTCAAGGTATTTACGTCTACGTTCTTCATCATGTCTCAGAAAAGCGTTATTATAAATTAAATTAGCTCTTGAGGAAACTTTTGAATAATCAATCTGATCCCATTGTCCTGCAGCCATTTTAACTTCTACAACGTCAAGATATTTTCTGATGGCAGAAAGCATCTTTCTATACTTCCTTTCAGAAATACCAAGCTTTTCCGCAATCTCTACACCCAGTTTTCTAGTTTTTCTAGATGATGCATTGCAGCTAGGCATCCATTTACCTAATAATGAAATAGGTTTATTTGATTTCAAGTTTTTCATATCTTCAGTAAGCTGATCACCAAATAATTTAATAACATTGTCAGCTAATTCTGTATCAAGTAAAGATAATAAGTCATCCCAACGACCATATTCAGCTGTCAAAGGGATCATGGCTTTTGCAATGTCTGTATGATTCTTTGCAAGATATTCCATACAAACTCTGAACAATCTTCTCTCGCCAACTCCCTCACGAGCATCCCTTACGTAATACAACCATTTAATTGCATACATTTTATTTTCATAGAAAGCTTTTACAAATTTATCAATAATTTGTTTATCACTCATTTTTCTCATCGAAGATACCATAAAGTTCATATCCAACAGTTCTTTTCCTGTTGTTCTATAACCATTGGCATTATTTTCGGTGATAGATTCATTAAAATCTTCATTTAACGTTTCTTTTAAATCGTTCATAAACATAAATTTATTCTCCTTTGAACCAAAATTGTTGTAAAGTTACTTTGATTCCAAGACAGTTTTGTTTTAAATTTTAAGTCTTTTATATAATAGTGTTGCTGTAACTGTCTTATAATCGCTAGATGATTTTATAACTTTTATACTTGTTTAATAAATGTGTTTATATTTTCGTGAATTGCTGTTATCATCTAAAACAAGTGGGGCAGGACTCGAACCTACGACATCGTGCTTAAAATGCAAAAAAGAAAAATTGCTGTAAGTGTCACTAAAGTACTCGACACATTATCTTATTATCGTGCTCTACCACTGAGCTACCCACTTGACAAACTAGGTGCAGTTTTTGCTATTATAATCCCAAATTATACGCTTTTCTTTTTGCTGTAATTGCACCTAATGAGGAATAGTTGGATTCGAACCAACGACAGTCAGAGTTTTATAATTTGCTGTTCAAGTCTATAACTAGACTCTTTTTTGTATTGTCCGATGCTCTACCAACTGAGCTATATTCCTCATATACTAGACGGCTTGGTATTAAGATTAAAAGTCTTATCCATTAAATTGCTGTATCCGTCTAAATCGCCAGAATAGGATTCGAACCTATAGTTCTGCCAGGCCCATCATAAGAATATTGCTGTTAGTGATTAATTAACTAATCACATTTGATTTAAGCAGTGTTTTACCAATTGAAACTATCTGACGAGGTTTGGAAGACGGTGAGATTCGAACTCACGAAAACTTGCCTGTTTTACAATTAACTTTGCTGTAAGCGATTAAGTAGCTAACCACTATTCTTTGTTGGGTTTGGCCACTTCCCTACGTCTTCCATATTCTAGACACCATAAATATTTTTAATACCATATGTAAAAATTGCTGTTAGTGTCTATCTGTTGTATTGGAGGGTATATAAAAGAATTACAGTAATAAATACTGCTGGCTTCATCTGGATTCGAACCAGATCCTCATTACTAGATTATTGCGCTAACCTTTACGCCATGAAGCCATTACTAGACGATATAATTTTATCGATTAGATTTTAAGTCTAATTATAACTTTATAATTTCTTTGAATTGCAGAAATCGCCTAAATACAAAATAGAATTTAATGAACCAAAAAGATTGTATGTAAAAACAGGAGTGAATGACATATGAATATTTTATATGGTTCATTTATACTTATTTTATATTGAATAGGAAATCTGGGACTTGAACCCAGCACACACGGCTTATAAGGCCGCCGCTCTCACCAACTGAGCTAATTTCCTAAGTGTGGATTTTCAGCATATTTGTACAAGCAATCCATAAGCTTACTATTTCTTATATTTTGGATAGCGTCCTCACATCTCATTTCTACTTATGAGATAATTGTTCATTCTGGAGTCGAACCAGAACCATCATTTCTGATATGCACCTTTACACCAATGAACAAACCTGAATCATGATTCTAAGCAAATGATCCGCATTAATTTTATACATTTCATAATAATTAATATTCTCTGTCAGATGTCGTGAACGCCTTTTATTGACTAGATATCTGATAATCTCTGATCTACGAGATTATTTGCAGGATTTTTAATAGTTTACTCTATAATCTTTTTACAAGAATCACTTGGCAACAAGTTTATGCTTATCATTTGTGTTAAGCCTAATGCTGATTATTCACTTCTCTGAAATAAAGAATTTAATTGCACTGAAAGGAATCGAACCTTTCTGCATGGCCAATGACTACTTAGCAGCTAATCCATTAGCAGTGCAACTTGAGTGGTAGACATCCACTCCAGAGTGCCGAACTCCGGTAAGTTTTCTAGATATTAACGTAACCTAAAGACTGTTTCTTACAAACTCCAAACCGAGATTTAAATATAAAGAAATAAAACAGCGTATTTTTGATGTTTTAATTGTTTTATGGATCCATTCTGAACTACTATCCTTGTACTTCGGAGTTTGTTCATAGCGGGAGTGGTGGGACTCGAACCCACACGTCTTGCGACACCAGAATCAAAATCTGGGGTGTCTATCCAATTTCACCACACTCCTATATTACTTACTTTTTTATAGATGAGTAAGTGAACATCTTCCAATGTATTCTTCAAAACTGGATCAGAGCTTATAAAGAAGATATGGAATGAAAAGTATGAGATTGGCTTCAGCAAGCCAAAGAAGAATCAATAAGAATTGAACTTATTTCTTACAAATTATTTTATAATTAAATAAAACAATTTATCGTGCTCCGTACACCAGATTCTTTCAACAAATGGAAATTTTAAACCATTTGGAAATTATATTGATTAGTTTAATTTTACAAAAACTATCCTTGCTGACATGATTATAATATCATATATATTATTTTCTGTCAATATTTTTTGTTAAATTGATTAGTTTATTTTTTCTTAGCATCTTTTAGTTGTTTAAGCTTTCTATTAACTTCGTCATCTTTCATTTTCTTATCAAGACGTTTCTGTTGAACATCCATTGAATTTTCATAAGCGATACTAACGCCATCTGCTTCTTTCTTAGCTTTCTTTACTCCATCGCGTACTTTTTCAAGCATTTTATCTTCTTCTTGCGAATAAACACCAGGAGCGGATTTTAATGATTTTGTTATCTCAGCTGCTTCAAGAGTCAAAACTGAAGTTTCCTTTTCGGACTTTAAATTATTAATATTTTCATATAATGTATCTAAATTTTCCTTTTGAAGCTCAGAATTTCTTCGTAATTCAACTAAAGTATTTTTGATAATATCAATCTTATCATTTACTTCTTGTTGACGACCTAAATATACTTTAGCACCATTATCATCGTTTTTCTCAACACAATTATTAATATTAAGGTTTAACTGCATATTTTCTTTTTGCAATGAACGCAATTGTGTTTCATAGAATTTAATGTTTCCAAGCGTTTCAGTATAAAATTTGTTTACGTTCTGATATTCTTCTTCTTTTTTTGAAATAACGGCATTATAGTGTGCTTTAGCTCCATTTGGTGTTGCAGCATCTTTTGTTATCATTTCTTCTGCTGTGCCTGACGCTCTAAGTCTCAATCTTTTGCCTGTCTTTGTGAAAAATAATACACCAACTATAATAATGGTAATAACAATTATAATTGCAGCCACCTATCAATCCCTACCTTCATCAATATCTAATCCAAAGTTTTTGAACAGCTCTGTCATTCCACCGACATATCCTGATCCAAGTGCTTGAAATTTAAATCCGTTACCGTAACGATAAAGTCTTCCTATTTCTACAGCATTTAAATTTTCAAATTTTTCATCTTCAGAAAGGTTAAACTCCCATTTTTTATCACTTGGATCATCATAATCACAAATCATCATTGAAGCATTGCTTATCATACCAAAATTCTGCAATCTTTGAACCGCTCTATAAATTGTTAAGCAAATAGTAAAATCTGTTCTATCATTTGGAAATAAATCAGCGTGTACAATAAAATACTCATCATAATGCTTTCCATCAAATGTAATACCTATAGAATTATCACCTGTTAAATTATCACCGGAATATTCAACCCATGGATAATCGTTGCTATTATATGTATTATAATTAACAATATCTTTTGGGTATATTACTTTTCTGTCAGAATTTGTTAAGAAACCATTGATATCAAAATCAATATCTGCTTCTCCAGCATATCTATTTTGATCCCAATTTACACCAATGAAGAAATTCTTAATTGCCTCACCATTATCTTTAGTCATATTAATTTTCTGATTCTTACTCATATTAATTACATTACTCATATTTATTTACTCCTTTACTACGTTCATACCAAGCACTATACTGTCTAAGTATTTCTGTGTACAACTCTTCGTCTGTCATTTTGTTCATATCCTCTACAGCTGTAAACCCTGTATTATCATGTTTTCTACCTTTCATGTTATCTAAGGATTTAAGGTATTTAAAATCTTCATTACCAATACCAATAAATTGAATAAAAATATTATAGTTTGATAACTCTTTTATAATTCTATTCGTTTCATCGGTGTCGAAATTTTCTCCGTCTGTAATAAAAATGATAAATGCTGGAACAGTGCTTGGTTCAATATCTTTATAATACATCACCATATCTTCCAATACAGGCGCATAATTTGTACCGCCCATTCTCATTCCTGACTTCATCATTACTTTTTTTACATAGTTTTTATAATTTTCAGTTGTTACTGCAGCAAGTCTTTCTTTACCATTAGAAAACAACCAAGCTTCAAGTTCACCATTATCATCGAATTTCAATGCGATAGGAAGAAGTCTTGTGATAACATTCTGTACAGATCCATTGTCATACAAATTATACATACTGCCAGAATAATCCATAGCAAGTGCAACTCGTGCAACATGTTTTGTCATATCAATTTTTCCGGTTTTAGACATATTGATCAGAACTTTATTTAAGTTTTCTGATGACTTAGACATGTCAATCACGTTTTGACTAACTGTGCTATTTTTTAGTATAGCTTCATTTTCTTTCGTATCAACTTTGTTCCCTTTGAATAATTTACCAAATAATCCCATTTTATGCCTCCTTAGTTTTACGGTCGATTACCTTTCTGATAAGATCAACTGGAATAACAATAAATGATAATGCAATAATTGTTAACCAATGTATTGAATCCAACTGAGTCACTTTAATGAATGATCCTACAACATTACATAAAACAATCGTCATTACAAAAATTCCAATTGCAATATATAAAAACAACTTATTCTTTCCGATTCCTTTAAATAAATTCATATGTTCTGTACGGATATTAAACCCATTGAACACAGCCATAAAACAAAGTAATGCAAATCTTGCGGTCATAGCTTCTGTTTCTGACGAAAACATATTCTTAATTGGAGTAAATGTAATAATCGCATATAAAACAATAAACGTGATCGTACTAACAGCAATTCGTTTCTTTGCTCCTCTAATAAAAAGTCCAGATCCTTTTTTAATAGGTTTCTCTAGCATATATTCTTCTTTCGGTGGCTCACCACCAAATGATAATGAATTCAAAGAATCCATGATAATATTAATTATCAGAATTTGAACAGAAGCAAGTAATGCACCTGTCGCAATGATAGGATAAATTACGCTCAAAATTAAAAGTGAAATATTAATAGGGAGCTGAAACTCAAGGAACATCATAATATTGTGCATGAATGTTCTGCCAAGTTCGACTGCTTTTACAACACTTGCAAAATTATCATCTGTCAATATAATGTCTGATGCTTCTTTTGCTACATCAGATCCGCTTTGCATTCCAAAACCAACGTCTGCTTTCTTTAATGCTGGTGAATCATTAACTCCATCACCTGTCATGGCAACTGATTTTCCTACTTCTTGAGCAATAGTTACAAGTCTTAATTTTGTATTTGGTGAACATCTTGAAATAACTCTCAATCTAGGAATGATTAATTTAACTTCATCATCAGACATTTTTTCAAACTCATCATTTGTAATGGCAAGATCACCGTTTTTGTAAATTCCACATTCCGCAGCAACTGCTTTCGCTGTTTCAAGACAATCACCTGTAATTTCAATTACCTGTATACCCGCTTCATGAGCTGTTTTAACAGCATCAGGTACTTCATCTCTTACAGGATCTACTACTCCAATAACACCAAGAAACGTCATATTATTTGGAAGCTGATTTTCAACCAAATCTTCATTACTCATTGTTAAAGCAATACATCTCATTGACTTTTCTGTCATTTCCTTAATATGTTCATATAATTTCTTTTTGTTGTTATCAGAAAATATTTCTACTCCAGAATTTAAAACTGATGTACATGAGTCAATAAGTTTTTCTGGAGCACCTTTATAATATGTAACTCCATCAGAACATGTAAATGCAGAATACTTATTTTCACTACTAAATACCTGTTTTAATTTAACAGAATATCTGTTAATGATTTCATTATATTGTTCCGAAGAAACCAGTCCAAGAAGTGCTCTGTCAATTGAATTCCCGCCTGTAATATTATCATCTGAATCAAACGCAGCACTATTATTTAAACAAATATTATCTTTAATATTACTCCAAAGAATTGATTTCTGATCAACTTCATTTCCATATCCATCAATGATTTTCTTTGGTGTCATAATTCCTGTTGTTAATGTACCAGTTTTATCTGTGCAAATGATATCAACATAAGCAAGTTCTGGAATCTTTCCAGGATTTTTTGCAAGAATATTAAATTTTTCCATTGTATTAACATTCTGTTTTGTAACAAGCTTGACAATCATTGGAAGACCCTCTGGTACAGCAGCTACAATAATTGTTACTGCTACAGAAAAATTCAATGCAATTTTATGAATAATATCAAGAATATCACCACTAAAATATTCCACAAAACCAACTTGCATGACACTAGTTATCATGAGAATAACAAATGCTACAAATGCTGCAATTGTACCCCATTTTGAGATAAAATCACATAAATTATCAAGTGCAATATCAAGAGCTGTTTTAGGTGCTTCAAGAGTCTGCATTTTAACAAGTGTATCACCATTTATAGTATTAACACCAACATCTGTAACAATCATTTTACCTTCACCGGCCATAACTGTAGTTCCTGCGAATAAACAGTTTTGATTTGTATAAGCATCTGTAGATGTTGTTTTTATATGTTTGTATCCTTCAATTGGTGTTTTCTTACATTCTTTTGTTTCACCATTAATAGCAGCGTTATTTACTGAAATTTTACCTTCAATCAAATAACCATCTGCAAATATTTCTTGTCCCATTCTCACACATACAAGATCACCAACTACTAGTTCATCTTTATTTATTGTTTGAAGTTCTCCATTACGAATTACATCACAATATCTGGTTGCTGTTCTCGCTCGTAATTCGGCAGCTGATCTTTGTACTCCAAGATTTGTTTTTATACCAAGTATTGTTACGATTGCAAGTACGATAATAATCATAATTGGAGTTGAAATTTCCGAAACTCCAATTATTCCAAGAACTAACTGTAAAACTGCAATTGCGATTAAAATTAATGTAATTTTTTCTGTTAATGCTTGTATAGCAAAATCATACCATTTCTTCATTTTAGGTTCTGGAAGCTTATTACTTCCATAAGTTCTTCTACTTTCAAGAACCTCATTTTTGTTTAATCCATTCATTTATATTTCCTCAAACTGTAAAATTAAATTGATTAGTTTCTGCGTTATTTACTCTTTTTCTTTTCAGCTTTCTCTAAGTCATACTCTTTCATTGCTTTAAGATAAGCTTCTTTCTGCATTTCAATCTGACGAGCTTCTTCTTTCTGTTTACGACGTTCTTTATAAGCATATCTTTTAGCTCGTCTTCTAGCAATACGCTCCTTTTCTTCCTGCTCTTGTTGTTTCTTCTTCTGTACAACCAATTCACCTTTGATATGTTTTTTGATTACATTGTCTACCATCTTAACATATTTTTTCATATACATCATTTCATTTGCTTTATACTCAATTCCTTCGAATGTATATTCTTGTTTGTACATATGTTTTGCTAATGCAATGAATAAGCATCTTCTGATATCAAAATCATCCTTTTCCTGGCATACCATTTTCTCAGTTTTACTATCTTCGAATAATACTTCAACAACTTTATTTGGTACAATAATCACATAATCTTTAATTTTTACAAATAGTGAGACACATTCTTCTAATTTATGAAATTTCTCAGTTTCTCCTTTGATATTACTATAATGCATTTCAACATTCTCCTTTGTTTTATTTTCTGCAAATCCTTCAATCATTTCTTCTGGAAAACTTAAAAGACTATCCTTGATTTCATAAGTATTAGAATTAGTATAACAAAAATCAATTATGCTAATTCTACCACGATATCTTGCAAAAACTTCTGTTAGAATTTTACCTCCATACTTCTTACCAACTATCAAATCTTCTCTAATCTTAACTCTATCTCCAACTTTATACTTCATACAACTCACCTATTGTAATTTAAGTAGATTTAACATCTCATTTACAGTATCCTGAAAATCATATGTTGTTTTTATACTTGAATTATTTGTGTCTTTTTTACTTTTTGGAACAGTTTTTGCAATATCATCACAACAATTACAAAAACAACCAGAGTCATTTCTAAAATTCAATTCATATTCTTTTGGATACTTTTCTTTAAATTCTTTCAATTTCTGATCATAATACGCCTTCGCTTGCTTAACACCATTGATAGCTGCATTGATTTCCGCCAATCTTTGTTCGCTTTCTTCTTTTTCTTTTCTCTTTACATCCGCAGCACAATTTGTAACGCATTTAAGAAAATCATTAACATTATCATATTCTCTACCGCAAATACTACATTTGAATAATTTACTCATGCTTTATTCTCCTTTCAAAAAAGTAAAATTATATTGAATAGTTTAAAGATATCACAATTATATATATCTGTCAATATTAATAATTAAATTGACTAGTTTAAAATTCTTTTTTGTTAATAAGTGTATTTACAATGTCAGCAACTTCTCTATCTGCCTGTTTTATTTTAACAGTGTTATTATCAATGATAGTTTGATATCCAATACACATTGATTCGAGATTTTTAACCATACTCTTATATTCGTTGATTTGGGATTGTGCATCAGAAATTAAATTTTTATATTCTTCAGATTCTTTAGCGACATTAAATTTTGTTTCCGCTAATAATTTCTTTTTCTCATTCAACTTGTTTAACATTTTCGAAACATATATCTGATTGAATTCATCTCCACATCCAAGATCAATCTTGTAAAGTGTCACAACAATATGTGTTTGTATATTCACTAAAACAACCCAACAATCCTTTAGGAAAACATTTATTACTTTTCCTTTGTTATCTTTCTGAGATTGAATACCGGCGTAAATCATTTCTCCATACTGAATCATTTTATTAATATCAGTTTTAATTTTGTCTTTATTTTCAGTTACAAAACGATTTATTTCAACCTGATTATCTTTTCCAATGATACGTTCAGCATATCTTTTCTGAGCATGATCACTAATTTTATATTCTAATATTGTTTCTTCCGTCATTCCACCTATTCTCCAATAAATATCAATAAATCTTCTTCGCTCCAAACATTTACTCCAATGTCTTTTGCTTTCTTAGATTTGCCGCTATTACTATCCTTGTCATTACAAATAAGTGCAAATGTATTTTTACTTACAGAACCAGAAACTTTCGCACCCATGTTTTCTAACTTATCTTTTAAAGCATCTCTATTAATAAAATGATTTAGAGATCCAGTAATAACAAATGTCTTACCTGTTAAATCAATTCCATCCGATGTCGATAAAGAAGCATCTTCTGGTTTCTCAACATCTAATTCTTTCAATAATTCATAAAATAAATCTGCGTTTTCACTCCACCAATCATCTAATGATTTTGTAGCGGCCACACCAACCCCATCAATTGCAGCTAATTCAAGAGATGTGTTATTCATAATAAATACAAATTTATCAACATCATCATGACAATATTTTGCAATATCTTTCGCTGTTGATTTTCCAATAAGTGGTATAGATAAAGCTGTAATCAAATGAGTTAAATCTGTTTTTCTGCTATCTTCAATTGCATTTAATAATTTTGATACTGACTTAGCACCCATCTTAGGAATTGTAGATAATTCTTTTTTATATTCTAACAAGTGATAAATATCTGTAAATGTATTCACGTATCCCTTATTAACTATTTGTTCAATCGTTTGTCCGCTTAATCCAACAATATTCATTCCATTTCTGCTTACAAAATTTTCGAGTTTAGAAGTAAATTTTGCTGAACAATCTGGATTTATACAATATAAAATCTTAGAATTATTTTCATTCTTTACAATTGCGTGACCGCCACAACAAGGACATCTGCTTGGAATAATATATGTATTACTTCTGGTTAAGTTGTCATGTACTTTAGGGATAACCTTATTTGAACGGTACACTTGAATAATATCACCAATCCCTAATTTTAACGACTCAATGATAGATACATTATGAAGCGTTGCTCTAGTTGTTAAAGCACCATCCAAGTCAATCTCATCAAATATGGCTACAGGATTAATAACACCTGTACGAGTTGTATTCCATTCAATATCTCTTAAAACAGTTTCGTACAACTCGTCTTCCCACTTAAGAGCTATCATATTCAGAGGAAACTTAGAGGTTGTTCCAAGTTGCTTTCCGTATACGTAGTCATCATATGTAAAAATCAATCCATCCACAGGATATGCATATTGATCTGGGTCAAACTTTTCGATCATTGTGTCTACAGTATCTCTTGTGACAATATTGTGTTCAACTACATCAAAGCCACATTCAGATAAGAAATTAAATGATTCACCAATATCATATATTTTCTCAGCGACTTTTGGATGATTATAATTATCATCCTGCACAAGCTCGAAAGCTTTAAATATAATCTTTCTATCTTTAACAATGTTAGAATCGAGCTGTCTAACAGTACCTGCAGCTAAATTGCGAGGATGTTTATATTTATCAATAAGTTTATCATTTATTCTTGTAAACTCGTTCCATGAGATAACACATTCACCACGTACAGTCATATCAATTGGATATGGGATAGTCAAAGGAATATTTTCGCACATTCTCATTGTATGGGTTACATCCTCACCAATCTCTCCAGTACCTCTGGTAACAGCCTGTATAAACTTTCCTGCTTTATACGTTAATACAATTGTCAGACCATCCATCTTCCAACTAACAATTCCCCTTTTATTACTAAGGAACTTTTTAATATCATTTACATCTTTAGACTTGTTTGCAGAAAGCATAGGTCGCATATGCTTAACTTTTTTCAAATCCTTCAATAAGAAACCCTGCACAGTTTGAGTTGGTGAACTGGCTAATATAATTCCTGTTTCTTTTTCAAGCTGCACAAGTTGATCATACCACTCATCATACCGTTTATCACTTATAATTGGGTCATCTTTTTGATAGTAATAGTAAGCGGCTTCGTTTAATTTTGCAATAAGTGTTTTTATTTCATCTAATTTACTCAATTTTGTTCCTCCTACAAACTATACTTAATGTTTTCCCATTTTTTATATGCATCGAAATACAATTCTTTTTTATCTCCGTTATAAGTCAGCTCATAATACATACCATCAGTCACCGTTGTACTAAGCAGCGCCTTATTGTTCTGTAATGTTTTACATGACCATACTTTGAACCTCACACCACTAAAGTGGCATGATTCTTGGGAACTTCTTACCATTGCAAGAATATCTACCAAGCTATCCCGCCTGTTCCAACCGTTCTTAAATGATTATGCTGCCAAAACTCTTAATCCTTCATTTAAGATATTTATAGCAGCATTTATATCTCGATCATGATGTGTCCCGCATTGCGGGCAATCCCATTCACGAATACCAAGATTCTTTGTTTCTTTATTAACATACCCACAAACACTGCAAGTCTGTGAGCTTGCAAAGAACTTATCTACTTTTACAATCTGTTTACCATACCAATTAGCTTTGTACTCTAACTGTCTAACGAACTCAGACCATGATACATCTGCAATACTTCTTGCAAGTTTATGATTTTTAATCATGTTTTTAACTTGTAAATCTTCAATACAAATAATGTCGTTGTATTTAATAATTTTAGTAGATAATTTCTGCAAAAAATCTTTTCTCTGATTTGTAATTTTCTCGTGTTGTCTTGCAACCTTAATTCTTGCTTTATTACAATTTGAACCACCTTTTGATTTTCGAGACAACTCTCTTTGTAACTTTGCAAGTTTGTCTAAAGACTTCTTGAGATATTTTGGATTTTCTATCATTTCACCATCTGATGTAATACAAAATTCTTTAATTCCTAAATCAATTCCAATTGAATTTCCAGTCTTTTCCAATGGTTTTATATCTACATCAGTACAGCAGAGTGATACATAATATTTACCACTAGATTCTTGTGACACAGTTGCATTAAGTATTCTTCCTTGTGGTATTAATTTGTTTCTTGTTTTTACCATTCCAAGCTTAGGTAATTTTATATGCTTGTCACAATACTGGATATTTTCATTAGTACATTTTGACTTGTAAGAATATTTATGTGTTTTCTTTGATTTAAACTTTGGATAACCAGCATGCTCTTTAAAAAATTTTTGATAAGCAACATCTAAATCTTTAAGGGATGATTGAAGAGCAGTAGAATCAACTTCTTTAAGTCATCCTAATTCAGTTTTAAGATTTTTCATATCATTTGCACATTGTATATAAGTAAATGTGATTTTATCTTTTTCATATTTCTCAATTCTTTTTGCAAGATATGTATTATATACGAATCTAGTACATCCAAAAGTTTTATGAATAAGTTCTTTTTGCTTTTTATTTGGATATATTCTATATTTATATGCCTTTTCCACCGTCTTCACCTCACTTTCGTTTTTGATTTTTAATATAGCTTTAACACACCAAACAATATGATATTGAATTGAATACACATATCCATGACCATGCGTTACTTTCATGATTATCACCTCATATGTATATTCTCTCTTTGTCGGCGATTCATCTCACCACTAAAGTGGCGAGTGTTCTCGCCTTCTTTATAAACACATCTTCATTTGTAATTTCTATCATGTCTGTCTTATCCAAATGTTTATTTGTATAACTCTTTACCTTTTCTACACATAATTCTAAAAATTCCTGATTTGTCATTTGATTATTTTTCCTTCTAAGTAATCTTAATATTTTGTATCAAAGTTATCTTCATTGTTAATATTATTAATAATGCGTGTCATCTTTTTTATTTTTATTTTCTTCATTGAATTTTTCATCCATCCAATCATCTGCATCTGAACCAACTTTACAACATGCAAATAAATACAAGAACATAACAATTCCAATGACAATCCACACAATTGCATTTATCATTAATCTTCCTTTCGATTTATTTTATGTCCGTAGCTGCATTTGAGCAGCTACGTCAAATAAAAAATAAAATATATCAACTATCATATACATATATGTATATGTATCATCAATCAATAAATATTATATTGATTAGTCTATATATTTTCGATGGACTTCCAATATTAGAAGACCATGCTGATTTCTGTATTATATTTAACTAACGAAAAAATAAATAATTCTCCTTCATAATTATTTTCCTCCGCTGCTAAATATTTTATATCAGTTTCGTTTAAATTAATATGTAACTCATAAGATCCATATGATAAATGAAAATCTTTTTCGTCTAATTCAAAATCATTTGCATCAACATTATTTCTGCATTCAAAGTTATCGTTAGAAATATATATCATAAATGTATCAGCAGCATTTTTTGCAGCATTCAATATATATTCTAACTTTTCTATAATTGCAGATCTATCAACTCTATTATTTACATTTGAAAAAGTGTGTTCCTTCATTATCGCGTTTCCTCCTGTTTAAAATTACATTTAATTAAATGGTGTACATATGTTCTGGTAATAGTATATCATACTATTCGTCTGAGAACAAGTGTTCTTTTTGAAATTTTGTACATATCGCAATCATAAATCCTCACCTCCTATTAATATAGAATAATTAAACTGATTAGTTTAAATTTTATAAAATTACCTAGCCGGTTAGGCCAGGTAATCTTCATATTGTAAAATAAATGTACGCGCATTTATTTCAATATTAGAATCATATTGATTATTTATTTCTTTTATATGATCGCTATTTATTACATCTCTACCAGAAATATTTAATTCTTTCGCTTTTTGATTGATCGAATATATTTTGCCAGAATTTACCAATGCCACTCCGTTCATCCATTTTTCAACACCAAGATATTTAAAACTTCTTGTAAGACTTTGATAAATGTTTCTTCCTTTGCATAATCGGTTGATTTAATTTCCTCGTTTGGATACTTTTTAACAATGTGTCCATCGTAAATTAACGGCATTCTCTTTAAGAATGAACCAGAAACTGAAAAGTAGTAATTTGTACTCATGCAATCTTTTATTATCTCTACTAATTTTTCTGAAATTTTTACTGTTCTATTTTCCAGTTTCAATGTACAATTTCGTAAATCTACATCTTCAGGTTTAGCATTTGCAATATCATAGTAATTTCTTCTCTTTCCAAATTCGAATACACCAAGCATAATAAATTGATCTTTCGGATTCGGCAATTCATCTATCCATGTTAAAACTTGTTCTCGATCCACGCATTTTTTATCCAATATTAATTTATTGATACATTTGATTAATATTTCTCTTTTAACTTCTGTATAATGATTCTGGCTGTCTTTTACAATATTGTTCATCAAACAAAATTGTGTATACTGTGAAAATATTGCATTTATAATGATTAATGGTTGTATTGAAGAACAATTAAGTAATTTATAATACTCCATTATTTCGTAATAATTCCAATCACATAAATCTTTATTCAATTCCGTTTCTATCTTTGCAACTTTCTTGAACATATAATACATGGATGTTACGCTTATAATTTCTTCTGATTTATCATTAATAAATCTATTTTTTAACTCCTCATTATAAAAACAACTTGTATCATGCATATTATTTTCCCTCCATCTCATTTAAAACTTCTAATAATTCCTGTTCAACTAACCTCATCTTTTTAGGAGTAGATCTTTTATCACGAAGTGTTGGATTTTTTGTATTTCTTATTCTATCTGCAAGCCGAATGATTATTTCATTTATATTTGGTTTGTTTGTATCTTTGTAGTAATTGAAACAAAACATCATAGATAATATTGTACTATAATCTATTTCTTTTTCAAGATATTCAGGATAACATTCTGTAAATTCATTGATTTTATCTGTCAATTCCTTAACTGTTTGTATCATTGTTATCCTGGATTTACTTTTAGGGGTATTTTTAAAATAAAAATACTCAACTAAATCAGCAAGAATTGGAAAATTTACGATTCCTCTATTTCGAGATATCAATCCTTTTAAATTAAAATTCACATTGTCATTCAATCTCTCTACGGTAATATTCGCCATATTATTCATATCCATTGATTTGCTATCTAGTTTTTTCATATGGTTTTTATGTTCTTCCTGGGATATAAACCTTTTAGCTTTATCGTCCGTAAAATTAATGATTCTTAATTCCATCGGATAATCGAAATCAGGAATTTTATCACTCGTTTCTGCTTCTGCTAAGTATCTGTGATACCCATCTGTTATATTAAAGTGCTCAAGTTTATTTATAATAAGTGTACATGTTTCTTCGTCATAATAAAAGTCTGCGTCACTATCTGTAGGAATATTTAATGTAATGGTATTCGGAATAAACGTATTGTTCTCATATTCTCTAGCAATTTCGTTTACAGATTTTTTATTGGTTGTTATCTTCCATTCAACTTTTTCATTACGAACAATCCTCGTCATTACACGTTGAGTATTTGCATCGTAATTGATAAGCTGCGCTTTACGAAATTTCATTAAAGTTTTAACATTAATTTTTCCGATCCATTGATCATTTGTTATTTGTATAGCTTTAAATTCCAATGGAAATTTTATATTTTCGTTTTGAAATTTTTCTGTGGAATAAAAATTTAACTCCTTTTCTGTAAAATATGTCGTAAGTTTACTTTCATTTTTTGTGAATTTGAGAATTGAATCTAATAATATAAACAATTCAAATTCAGATGCTTCAGCCAAAGACTTTCTTTGAGTCATATAATCTAAAACTAAAGACTTTGGAATATTATAAATTAGATTTGCATAATCGTATATTTCTTTACATTTCTCATTATCTATGGCTATATCAAAATTACAATTTTCTAAATATAATTCAAGTGTCCTCCTATCTTTTAACATATTTCCCTCCTTAAAAATCCAAACAATGAATTATATAGATATTTACCTTTATAATACACTATATTTGGGATTTTATCAAGTTTCAAATGTTAAAATGATTAGTTTAGTGTTATATACTTCATGATGTCAGAAGCTTTGCCAGTTTGATTGCTATTATCATTTCCTCTGATGTATAATTCGGATGTTTTTGGACTATTATGTTTTAAGCACTGCTGCACAAAATAAATATCTTTTGTGGCGTTGTATAACTGTGTACCATATGTTGCTCTTAATTTATGCGGTGTTATATGTTTGCCTTTTATGTCGGATGCATATTTTTGGACAACATAAGAAATTGCGTTTTGTGTCATACGTGTTCTTCGATTAGAAATAAACAAAGCATCATTTTCTGTGCCAAAAAGTAATAAACGCCTCTTATCTAGCCAATCTTTAATGATATTTAATATCTCATCAGATAAATTATATACGTTATATTTTGACTCTTTGTCAATAACAGATAATGTCTTCTGTTGAAAATTTATATCTTTCACATCAAGCTTCATTAGGGCTGAACATCTTATACCAGTGTTTAAGAAAATCATTATAATCGCCATATCTCTTTCTTTCCATTCCATTTGCATTGCTATACTTTTATCATTGCCACTCCCATGTTTAACTGCGGATATATAAGACTTAATTTCACCTGTTGTCAAATATCCATTTTCTCGTTTTGAAATAGTTTCTTGACTCTCTGTTGCCTTTGGTCGATCTACAAAGTCCATAGGATTACTTTCTAACTGATGTGATCCTACTAAGTATTTTCCGTATTTTTTTAAGGCTGAATACACAGTAATTTTATACGATGATGTAACTTTCTCTCCGTTATCTTTCCTCTGGATTTTAATCATGTATCCGGTAAAATCATCAATCGTCAATTCGTTTAAAGGTTTTCCATCAAGATACAACAAGAATCTTTCGATATGTCTTAAATAGTTATATGCAGAAGAAATTGAAATATTCGTCATAAACCCATAAAATCCATATAAATTTTTGTTTTCTTCAAGAATTTTATTTATTTTTCGTTGAAACGTCATCTCATATTCTGTAATTCCATTCATATTTTACCCTCCGCTTTTTTATAATCCTCTAAATTATATTGATTAGTTTATGGAATTCCATATAAATCGCACCGCACTTCCTGCTGATAAAAATGATTCATTGTATTTGGAGCATTATATAACGCTGTGATCATATATGCTTTTATGTTTTTTATCTTTGCATTCACATTCTTCATGCGATCAATCACATACTCCAAATGACTACCGTTCAGTTTCAAAAATCTTGACTTCACAAGCTCATACGGATAATCTTCCCCTGCAATTCTCACGGTTTTATGATTTACACATACAACCTCACAGATCAATTCAAATAATTCGTCATACAGTTCCCTGTCATTTATTTCATCATATTTCATGTGATGATCGTACTCAATATTTTCTTTGATAATCTCTATGTATGCATCTGCTCCATCCATCCTATCATCGGTCTGCTTTCCTTCACCAGATGGATAGATTGGATTGGTATAACTCATATCAGTATAATTTATATCAGTCTTATTATAGTTAGTATAAATAGGGGCTAAATCCTGAACTTCTGCAAGTTCAGTTTCTGAACCTCTTGAAGTCTGCTTTTTATACTTCTGGTAGTTCAGCTTCTGTACCTTCTGAAGTTCAATTTCTGAACTTCTTGAAGTATCAATATTAGACTTCTTGAAGTTCAAATTCTGAACTTCTGTGGATTTATCAGCATTATCGGTCTTTTCCTCTGTCTTTGCATCAGTAATTGTAGAAAAATTCTTCACATAAATTATGTCCGGCTTTCCAAGTCCACGGCGTTTCTTTTCAATCAGACCGATTCCGTTTTCGGTATCAAGCTCTTTCATAATCTTAACGCAGGTTGCCTTTGCACATCCCAAATCTTCCATAATAGCATCCACCGTATAAATAATGTACGCCCTGCTTTCATCATCCAGCCAGCCGTTTTTCATGGATAATGACATCCTGTCAAGCATCAGCCCATAGAGGAGCTTAGCATCACTGCTAAGCCCCTTAAATCTCTCGTCTTTAATCAAAAGTCGGGGAACACGATAAAAAGAGAACTGCTCTGCTTCAATTCCGTAGTAATAATCAAAGTTTATTGTATCGCCCACTTTACCGTGCCTCCTTTACTGCTTACTTTGCCATTCTTCCAATAGCTGATAGATAATATTTTCTATATCTTCACTGGAATAATCCTCCGTAAAATATCTGCTGATTTTATCAGCCTTAATTGTAACTTTTCTTTCCTTTGGCTTTTCCTCCGTCAATATCAGTCTTACCATTGGCAGAGTCAACTCGCCGTTTTTCCCATATTCCTTTAACTTTGATGATTGGGTAGTCGAGATAGCTGCACCCGTTTCTTCAAGAATGAACTGCACCCATTCCTGTGCCTGCTCTGTCA